ATGAATGCTGCTTCATTTTTAACAACAAACAACTCAAATATACTTGTTTCTGCATACTTAAATCCAGCAATTCCTCAGGCAAATGGTGCAGGTAATAATGGACGTAATTTAATAATTACCTCTATGACAGTAGCTGCTCAAACAGTTACAACTGTTGTAGCTGGACAGACTGGTGGTATGGGCGGTCAGTGGTTTATGGCTGTTGGTCAAACTGCTGTATCATTGGCAACGACTGATGCTGATGGTACTACAGCTTTAGCACAAAAAGCCCCACGTTTAATTGTTCACCCAAGAGCATTTACATTTGCTGCTAATGCTGCTGCAGGTACAATAGAAACGGGCTCAGGAGATTTTACTTTACAGTTTACTACACCGATTGTAGTACATCCTGGAGAATACGTTGCAACAGGAATTAGGGAAACCCTAAATCCGTCAGTTGCTGCTACTTCTGGAGTGATTCAAGGTGGTGTTTATTTAAATGGATATTGGGAATAAAAATGTAAAATATGTCTAATATAGAAGCAACCACAGAAAGTGAAAAAATTATACAGTTAGATGGAAAGATAGACAAGCTAGATAATAAAATAGATGAAGTTTGTAGATCTATAGATAGAGCCGTAGAAGCTATTGAGAAGCTAGAAAGTACTCGTGTAAATGATCAAGAGGATAGAATAAATGCTTTAGAAACATGGAAACATGAATGGAGTGGGGTATACAAATTTCTAACAATTATAGGATTATTACTTGGTATTATATCAGTTATATTAACCATATATCTTAAACTTAAATAATGGAATATATAGCATTATATATTGAAACTGGACTATTATTGTTCTGTTCCTTAATAGTAATATGGACTAGCTTATCTATTACTAAATTTAAGCGTTTCATGAATAAGAGAGACGAGATATATCTAAATAGAATTTTAAGTATAGAGACATTAGTAAAGAAGGAATTTAAAGATCTTCTTCATATATTAAAGAAACATCAAGATGACAGTAAGACAGTGGATTAGTAAGAATTTTGTGGGATTATTAGCAATAATTATATTTCTAATATTTTTTCTATCTACTTGTGGAAAGGGTGGATATTTTTGGGGTAAGCAAGTACCAGATACAGTATCAGTAAAAACTAATACAATATATGTTCCACAACCCCCTGTTTATATACCTCAATATATACCACAACAAACATCATCACAGGCCCCAATAATAATTCCTCCTCAATATCAACCTTCTGCAGATCAGAGTGAATTAATTAAACAGTATCAGGAGTTAGTTAACAAATTTCTTGCTCAAAATAGATATAAAGACAGTATAATTCTAAAAGATTCTACAGGAAAGCAGGTAGGTAAGGTGGATTTAGATGACATAGTTAGTGAGAATAAAATAAAGAGTAGATCACCATCCTATCAATTAACATTCCCTCACACAACAACAACTATTACCATTAAAGAACCATACAAACCAAAGTTGCAGGGGTATTTAGGGGCGGGATTAAGTGGAAATCAAACATCTCTAGTAAATGGTGTAGATATTTATGCTTTTTTAAAAACTAAGAGAGATAAAGTATATGGAATAAAAGCTAAAGTTGGATTTAATGGAAAAATTGACTATGGTATATATGCAGCATTTAAATTAAAACTATAAATTATGAAAAAGGCATTTAGATATATTGAGCATATCTGGTTAGGAACTGATAACAAACCTTCTCTTAAGGCTGTGTTAGCTATAGCATTTTCAGTAAACTTTATGTATAATTTATCTCATGCTATATACAAATGGGATGCCGGTCACTCTATGGAAGGATTATCTTTAGTTCTTGGTATAGAGGCTGGCCTTATTTTAGGTATGCTAGGTATTACAGCAATGGCAAATGTAGCTGCCCAAAAGATTGAAAGTCAAGCAGTTAATCCACCATCTTCTTCTATAAATATAGCCAGAGTAGGAACAGTATCTACAGGAACTACCAAAGCTAATGTTGTTAATGCTGAGCAGGTAGATACAGTTAACTCACAACAAACAAATATTAGTAAACAACAAATAGATAATCCAGATGCTTAATCAAGATACAATTAATTTGGTAAAATCCTTTGAGGGATTACGTTTAAATGCATATCCAGATCCCGCTACAGGAAATGAACCTTGGACTATAGGATATGGAACGACTGTATATAATGGTATACAAAAGGTAAAATCGGGAGATAAAATTACCCAGAAGCAAGCTGAAGAACTTCTATCTTATGACTTGAATACATTTAGTGAAAAAGTACGATCCTTAATAAAAAGAAATCTAACCGAAAATCAATTTGGTAGTCTCGTTTCTTTTTCGTATAATGTAGGTATAGGAAACTTTTCATCCTCTACACTCTTAAAGAAGGTAAATTTAAATCCCGGAGATCCCTCTATTCCTTCAGAGTTTCTAAAATGGAATAAAGCCAATGGTAAGATAATGGCAGGTTTAACTAAAAGAAGAATAGCTGAAGCTGCTCTCTATACAAAAATATAACGTTTCTTGGGTTGACGATACAAATCCATGCTAAATTATGAGAGATAATGGAATTAACAAAGGTCTAGTCCAGTTATTTGAAACTAGTGACAGACGTAACAAGCACGCTTTTTATGGTTTCAGAAAGATGTTCTGGAGCTATTTAAACAAAATGAATGTACCCTTTTATGATTCTTGCTGTTTAGAGGCAGGTGATCCTAACGGAGATGATATTTCTCCTGTACGTACATTTGGAGGAGCTCTACAAACATTAGTTGGTGGAGTTTGGACTAATTTTGACACAACTCCACCCAGTATATCAACTGATAGTATCAGTGAACAAACTGCTGGTAATGGTGTAAATATTGATGGGGCACTAATTAAGGACGGTGGTATTTCTGCAAACTCTATGTTTGCCGGGTTCTTTCCAACAACAGCTGCTCAAGCTCTTTCAGGAGCCGGTGCTGTTAATGTAACCTCATATCTTACCAAATATACCTCTACAGGTGGAGCTCAAGCTTTAACTTTAGCTGCAGGTACTCAAATTGGTCAGAGAAAGAAAGTTTCTCATGTAGTTGATGGTGGATCTGGTGTTCTTACTGCAACTTTTGTAGGTGGAACAACTATCACTTTTACTACAGTAGGTGAGTTTGCTGATCTGTTATGGAATGGAACAGCATGGGCGGTACTAGAATTAGGTAACACAGCGACTCCTGGTACACCTCCTGTATTAGCTTAATTACTTAACCCTTTAAAAATTAATTATGTCAGTTTCACAATTTACCACCTCAGGTGGTTTACTATTGGATGGTGTTAATATATCTAGTGGTACAGTAGATTTAAATGGGACAGCAAATGCACTTATTTTAGATGCAGATGGTGATACTCATATATCTGCTCCAACCAATAATCAAATAGATATTTCTATTAATGGTGCAGATGATTTTACTATTACTAGTAACTCATTTAATGTATTAACCGGATCTACTATAGCTGGACCATCATCAACATTTGGTACGTTTATTCCTATTACTGCTCAGCAAACATTGTCAGGTGCAGGAGCAATAAATATTACCTCCTATTATACTGCTTGGACAACTACTGGTGCAAATGCTGCAACTTTAGCTGATGGAGTAGTAAAAGGCCAATTAAAGAAAATCCAGATGGTTGGTGATGGAGGAGATGGTACACTTACTCCTTCTAATTTATCAGGAGCAACAACAATTACCTTTGCTGATGCAGGTGATTATGTTATCTTATACTTTAATGGTACAGCCTGGATTATTATTGAGTCAGGAAATCATGCAGATGGTATAAGTATGCCTGTAGCAGCCTAGCACCAGCTAAATGAAAAAAATAAAAGAGGACCAGCTAAAACAGCTGGCCCCTTTTTGTTTCTTCCCATTTGTATGATAATCCATATAACATGTCAATCTCATCAAATTTATTCTCTATATTATTCTCTTTTAGTCTATTTTTAGCCCACTCTTTCCATTTAAGATATTCATTCTCTGTCTCAAATTTATAGTAATCATACCACATAACCTTTTTCTTCTTTACTTTAATTCCTTCTTTAGGTATATCCTTAAATAATACCTTTACTCCAATTATCTTAAACTGTTCGTTAATTATTTCGTCAATTAATTCTTCCATAAAAAGAAGGAAGCCCCTCAATAAGGGGCTTCCTTTTTTGATATATTATTCAACCATTTCTCTATTTTTTCCTTTTCTTCTTCTTCCCATTCTATTTCTCTTATTCTTTCTTCAATCTCCCATAATGGAGTCTCTCTAATTACTTGCTCCTCTAATTTGATAAATAGTTCCTTCATCTTTCCCATACTAATCAGTTGAAAGTGTTTCAGAAGACTCTTTATAGAGAGAGCCGATCTCACCAATCTTCTTCAAATCATCGATATTTAGTTCATACTCATCTGCAATGTACTCAATAGGAGACTTTCCCCCTAATAGCTCCATCTTCATATTTGGATGTAATGCAGCATAAATATGTGCTGGAACTTTATCTTTATTAAAAAGATGATATCTTTCAATTAGATTCTTGGCCTCTTTTGAGAATTTAGAATATTTTCCAGTGAGAAACATTTCTATATCTTTAGCCCATTCAGACATATCTAATATAAAAATACTTCTATTTCCAATATCATAATTCTCTAATAAGTAACCTCTTCGATCTAAAATAGGAAAAACGTTTCTTCTACAATACTGTTGAAAATCATCATAATTTTCATAAGTAAAAGACATTATTAACTTATAATCATTTATACTATATCCATTCCAAAATAGATGGCTTCTTAATCCCCATTCACTGTCCTTTTTAATTCCAGTTAGCGGGAGTAAAAAAGCATCACTCCAATTCTCTCTCTTAAGTAACTGTATCATGTCCTAGTCTTTTAATTCGTCTTTCTCATGTAGAGATAATAAGTAATCTCTATATGCTTTTACTTTTGGACACTTTTCTATATCGTTAGTTTTTTTCTGATGAATATCCGGATGCAAGATAACTATATTTTTCTTAACCATTGCATATTCTGGATATGCCCTTTTATTCTTCTCAAGTACATGATCGTAACAGCATGAGTTTCCTCTAAAGATATACCCAGGTAGAGCTCTGCCACTTTCAAAACAGTAGCAGGTACCTGTTTCATCCTCTCTTTCATCCCATATCTCTCTAAAAAGCTGATGTAATTTTTTAGTTGTTTCCGCTTTTTCTTTATTTTTAATCTGTTGTTCTTCACTTACTTTTCTTATCATATTTTCTGCATTGCCGATGTCAATGTACAGGAAGTAGATGTTCCTAATGAACGGTAATTGACATTAGTATTTTCATATATTCCTCTACCTCTTTTATTCCATGACGTCTCACTAGTCATCGGTTTGTCTGTGAGACAACTTAAAAAGGGCGGATTATAATTTCAACGTCATCAGGATAGACGGCAAACTCATCTGGAATAAGACGTGTTACCTTAAAGGCCACTTCCTTTTCGTCTTTAGCTAAAATCACAGTTGGATCCAAAATTAATTTGGCATCTTTATAAATTCTTCCTGCTACTGGTTCTCCTTCTTTTGCAGGTTGGTACTCATGCAGTATGACTGCGTACTGAAATAATTGTTTCTTCATATTCTTCTATTTTATCTGTTATCACCTGAACCACTAAGAACATTTCTGTCTTGACGATCCTTTAATTTAGCTAAGTTTCTCTTAGCTACTTCTGTTAAATCAAAATTTAAATCTTTTGCTAGTGCAGCTAGAGCCCACATTACATCTCCCATCTCATCCATGATAGGTTTAAGTAATTCTTCAGAAAACTCTCCATTCTCATCTCTTAAGATCTTTCCTATCTTTCCTGCTACTTCTCCTGCTTCACTTGCTAATAGGAGTGATGTATATATAATTTTGGCTTGCTCTGGATATATGGCTGTTTTCATAGCCATTTCTTGATATGTACTAATTTCCATCTTCTGTTTTTACTTTTTCTAATTCTTCCTCACTTAATGTCAAAGGTACATAAGTTTGTTTAATTTTCTCTTTTATTTCTGCAAATATTTCAGGATTATCTTTTAAATAAGATATAGCCTCTACTTTTCCCTGACCAATACTTACATTATTATAATAGAAATAACTACCTGATTTTGTAATTATATCATAATCTGTAGCCATTCTTAGTAACTCATCTTCAGCATATATACCCTCACCATACTTTATATTGAACTCGCATTTCTTAAATGGAGGAGCTAGCTTATTTTTCTTTACAGTTACTGTAGTTTGATTACCTACCTTTTCACCATCTTGCATTACACTATTATCAACTGTTAATGATCTTCTAATATCTAATCTTATAGATGCATAGAATTTCAGCGCATTACCACCGGTGGTGGTTTCGGGGTTACCGAACATTACACCGATCTTCTCACGCAGCTGGTTGATGAAAATTACAATAGTGTTTGTACGACTTATCGAAGCACATATTTTTCTCATTGCTTGACTCATTAGACGAGCCTGACTAGCCATTACAGCACTTCCTGATTGACCTTCTAATTCAGCTTTAGGTACAATTGCTGCTACACTATCTATTACAACTACATCATAATCACCACTTTCTATTACAGCCTGTGTAATATCTAAAGCCTGTTCACCCCAGTCAGGTTGACTAATATCTAATCTATCTAGATCTACTCCTAGTTTTTCAGCATAATCTGTAGCTATAGCGTGTTCTATATCAATAAAGGCACATAAAGAATCTTTATTTAAATGAGCTTTTGCTATTACTTCTAAGGCTAGAGTAGTTTTACCAGAACTTTCTGGACCGTACATCTCTACTATTCTTCCTCTTGGAAGACCTCCGATACCTAAAGCCATATCTAGTCCAATCGAACCTGTTTCAATGACATCACAGTATTTAGCCTTCTCATTAGCACCCATGATAGAACCTTTACCAAAATCCTTCTCCATCTTCTTATGAAGAGCTATTCTTCTTTCTTCCTTTATCTCTGATTTAGCCTCGACTTTCTTCTCTTTTTTTGCCATATTTTCTTCTGTTTTGTCCATCAAAGATACGAATTATTTTTCTAATAATCTATATCAATTAATATTTCTTCCCCTTCTTTTACTTCTGGATAAGTTTTCAGGATCCAATCATCAAATTCCCATTTATCGGCATATTTTTCTCTTTCTCTGAAAGGAGTTATTTTCCAAGGAATATAGCAATCAGGATGAGTTTCATCAAATCTACTAACCCGCCCTGATATTTCCTCAGGAATTTCACAATAACTAATTACTTTTTTGTTATTTCTCTTATCATTCTATTAATTTATTAATACAACCACTTATTAAGTAATATTCATTTAGACACTTATATATTGTTTCTAACTCTATCCAAGCTGCTCTATAGTCATCATAATCACCATAATAACCACGATAACTACCTGCATCTTCTTCAATCACCATAGTTTGTATATGATTAATAATTGATTCATCGGTAATTTCATAATGAGATAGTACTAAACTTAAAGCTTCAAATGGTGGCTTATCGTAAATATATTCCTCATTTATAGTATCTTCATCATCCCAACAACTTCCACCTCTTCCTGCAGAATTCCACCTCATAAAACATACTTCTCCTTTAATAGAAGTAGGTATATAAGTCGGTTGTACAAAGATACCTTAATCCCATGAACTTGACACTTTTTTATTTATACTCTCTATATCTTTTTTGGTTAACTTTTTCATTTCTTTTTGACTTTTCTCTTTATTAACATTTGCTATTTCCACAATCTGAACATACAAGACAACCTTCTTGCATCTTTAGATTAGTTGATCCACATGAATTACACTTATTTCTACTTACCATTTCTTCCTCTGAGCAATATTTCTTAAGTATGCGTGAAACAGCTTTACCAAATGAAACAACTTCTAACTCACATTTATCTATCTGCTCCATAACAAATTGGGGTTTTGCACCGTGTCTTAAGAGAGATGAAATAAGACGTGTTAGCACTAGCTCGTCACTTTTAATAGCCATTTGTTGAATATCCTGTATTTCTCCACTATCACATTTAAAAGAATATGAACCTTTCTTAATTTTAATAATCTTTCCCTCACATGGCTTGGCATTATATTTGTCAGGATCACTAAAGGCAAAAACTTCATATGGTTTTCCATCAACCTTTCCAATAATTACAGCATACTTATTACCTTTTACTGAGGTAGTAAATAGTTCAGCATCTAATTCTTTAGGACGTTTAGCAGCATCTCTATATTCGAAAGAATTTTCCCTCTTTTCTTTAATCATTACACCCGTTCTGCAGCCATCTCTATATACAGTAACTCCTTTTAATCCTTTTTCCCATGCATATTTATAAATATCTCCAACTACCTCTTTTTTTACATCATTAGGTAGATTAAGAGTACTACTAATAGCATTGGTTGTGTATTTCTGTACAATTGATTGAATTTCAATACGTTTTTCCCAATTAATATCATTTGCTGTAGATAAATAATAAGGAGACTGTTTGAATAATTCTTCAATAGTTTCCTTGGGTAGATTTTCTATTCCAATAAATGAAGCCTTATCATGAGTTTCTTCAATCCATTCTTTAAATCCGCCCATTACAACAGGATAGGTCATCCAAGAATCTCCATTCTGATCAGTAAAATCTACCCTAGCATTCTTATCTGAAGGATTAACTTTCTTATTACGAAAGTGATAGCAAGAGAATACAGGTTCTATCCCTGCCGAAGTATTAGCCCATTTCTTTAAAAGTGCTACGATTGACACCGTTCCTGTAGGAGCTACAGTACTCCAACTAACATTTCTTCTACCATACTTGAACATTCTTTTTGCTTGCTTAGGGAATTCATTTACTAACATCTGATAAAAAGAGTTTTTACCCTCTAATAAACCTTGTTTGTTAATAAAGAATTCCAAATCTTTATCCCATCCTTCAAATGGACCTCTTTGAATAGCCATATCAATAGTACAATCTAATTCAGCACGCATTTTTGTATGCATTACCTTTTCAATGACTTTAATAGCCTCATCACTATCATACTTTAATCCTAGAGCTGCCAGCATATCAGCCATAGCTGTAAATCCACAACCGGTTCTTCTGCTTTTACTAGCCACTTCTCTTATATTTTTCCACAGATTTAATTCTGTAGCCTTAATTAGCTCTTCTTCATCATCTGCCTCTATTTTTTCAATTATTTTATCTACAGCTTCAATTTCAAGATCTACGATATCATCAGCAAAACGTTGCTGAATATAAAATACCTCATATACTTTATCATAATCAATTTTGGCTGTCTTTTTCCAGTGATTAATCACTACACTAAAAAGATTACCTGCTAATAGTCTACAGGCATCATAGGCCTGCATCCACTGTTCACCGCATGGATTACTAGCTATTGGTTTCATGTCCTCATAGACACCCTCTGGACAATAGTTTAGAACTCTATCTATAAATGCCACTCCCGGTTCACCATTTTTCCAAGCCATTTCTATTATCAGATCATATAACTCTTTAGCATGAATTCTTAGTACTTGAATTAGCTTAGTTCCTTTCAAGAAACTGCTAGTAATATTAACTATTTTATTGTAAGGTAGAGGAGGAATAGTGAGTGGATCACATTTAATATTAACTGGGAATGTACAATAGAAATCTTCATCAGCCATTGCAGCTTTCATAAACTCATCTGTTAACATTGAAGATACATTTGCTCCAGTAACTTTGGTTAAATCCGCCTTCTTACTAACAAATTTAAAAATATCAGGGTGCTTACAAGACATTAATAGCATTAGAGCTCCCCTCCTGCCATTCTGGGCAACTTCTCTGGTAGTATTACTATATCTCTCCATAAAAGAGTGAGCCCCTGTAGAGGTTCCTGCTGCATTTTTAACAGGTACTCCTTCTGGACGTAATGTATTTAGGTTAGTACCTACTCCACCTCTTCTTTTTTCTAATTGGGCCATTTCCTGATCTGTCTTAAAAATACCCCCATAACTATCTCTTGGAGGAGGAATAACAAAGCAATTACTTAATGATCCAATAGTATAACTATTTCCAAGCATAGTCATAATAGAACCTTGAGGAATTATATACTTATATCTATTTAAGTACTTAAATATCCAATCCTCTATATCACCTACATTCCCATCTAATTTAGATAATTCTTCAAACAATTCTTTCCCAAATGGAGATAATTCAGTAGATAGCTTATCAGTTACCCACTTTTGACTCTCAATTTTAGCAAATTCATATGCCATTCTCCAATGCATATGCTCAGGTGTACTTTCTAGTACATTACCAGACCTATCTTTTAACGCATATTTACCCTGCCACACTCCTGCAGCAAATTCATCTCCATTGTAATAATTCAATAATTCATTTTCCATACTTATTTATTTATCTTCTGTTGTGCTACTATCATCATTGCATTACATGCTAAAGCATATAAATGTCCCATTTCCTGTTCATCACTGATATTTCCTTTCATTACTTCCATAAAATGTCTTGCTAAAGCGTTCTTTAGTTTTTCTATATCTATTCCTTTTCTCCAGTTATAAGGGGGATATTTTCCTTTATTTAGAGACATTCTTTTGGCCATTCCTTCAATAAATTCCCAATCCAGCTCATACTCTAATTTTCCATTCTCTTCTTTTATTCCTTCCATAACTATTAATAAAAAAGAGGGATTTATCTCCCTCTTTGGTATACGAATATACCATTTTTTCTTCTTTTCTAAAAATAATATTTATTGTTTATGAACATAATTATTTCTTATATTAATTAAATCATTTGGTGTAATTTTTTCACCAATCTTTAACACAAGGTTAACATCTAGAAAACATTTTGGTATTGTAAAGGAAAATTTATTACCTGACTCATCTATTCATTCTAAAAATTCATACACGATTAATGAGTCTGCTTTTCTTTTATTTACATAACCTATCTTCTGAAATTCCATGATAATAATTATTTCTTATTTCTATTAATTCAGCTACTATATAATTTTCAAAAATACATCTATTATTCTTATCAAAATAATATCCTGTTATTTCAGTATGATAATCTCCAGATTCGGACTGCCAATTTAGAAATGTATATGAATTCCTATCATTAATCTTCTTAATAAGAATATAACCCGGCTTACTGATTTTCATATCTTAAGTTTAACTTAGTTCTTCCGCTATTTAGAAAGATATCTTTACTTACATTCCATATATTGTTTTCTTCAGCCCAATCTATTTCCTCCATTATTTGATGGACACCTTTATAAGTAGTATATCCTAACTTAAATCCATTTAGAGAGGCTTGCAAGTCTTCTTCTGTAGTTTGATAACGTACTGGCCTTCTGTTGTTTGAGGAAGTATCCCCAACAATAAATTCCATTCTTTCTATAGAGTAGGAGGACATTCCTTCCTCATCTGCCCAATATCTTACTGCTAAGTAATAGAATGCTGCTTGTAAATCATATCTGAACTTAAGATATTGATATTCAAATACTTCATTATCATAGATTGTTTTTAAATCTTTTAAATAGATACATTTCTTTACATGATCAATTTTTAATATATCTATTTCACTTTTACAGGAGATTTTTTTTCCTGATTTGGTTGTATATATCCATTCTATAGGAAATTTTGGAAAATATTCCTCACTATCATTTTCTACAAAAACTTCTTTAGTAAAAGGGTCATTTAATAATGAAATAGCTACCCTCTTTGATTTATCAAGAAGGGATACATCTATTACTGTTTTTCCAGCATTATTTATCTTATAATTAAAGTAATCATATGCATTATTTTCAAAATCCTCTAATGCTTGCTCTTCAGTTTTTCCAGAATATCTTCCGATCTCCTTTATTTTATTAAAAGCTTCTGTAAAACGACTCTCAAATGAGGTAGTTACCACTCCTTCAATATCAGTATATTTCTGTGTTATGTCAAATAATATATCTGCTAACTGAAATACCTGACCTTTCCCTTTATTTTCCTCATACAAAGCAAATTTCTCTTCAAATCTATTATTAAATTCATCTTCATTTGCTCTACAATCTAATAGATAGAAATCTACTAAATCTCCTATACTAAATGATATAGTCTTTCCATTATCTTTAGGACGTCTTCCTAATTTAAATTGTTCAAAAAATTTGACAGGATCACTATCAAATAATTTTATCATAGAACAATTTAAAGAAGATAGTTGTCTATAATTTATATCTTTTCTCGTTATTTGGGGCTTTTCTCCCATTGAATTTCCTTTAATCATATCTTCTGTTTTCACAAAGATACAATTATTTTTTTAACTTTAAATATTCTTGTAGACTTTTTGGCTTAAATTTTAATAATCGTGGGGTTCCTCTTTCTGTTAGAAGATATTTTGTTGGTACAAATAATCCTTCAAATATTCTATTTGGTCTAAATAGATTAACATATATATTATGCTTCTGCATTAACCATTTCATTGATTGTACACTCTTTGGTGTAGTGGATGCACGAGAGAAATCTGGTTTTACCTCACAGCAAGCTTTATAAAGATTACCTGTATTCTGAGCTACTAATAGATTCTTTTCCCATTTAACACAACTTCCATATACCCAGCAAAATATACCAATAGCCTTTTCAGTAAAGTATATATCAAAATCTGGTGTATATGTAACCCCTTGACTGATAGTTTGTGTTACTTGCTTACTTCCTCTCTTAAGTTTTTCAGCATAACTATGTTGAACAGGATTACATAGAGAATAGGATGGACTTCTTTCTACTCTTTCTACATATCCTAATTTTATTAACTCTTCTGCAAAATATAAACAAGACAGCTCACAAAAACTTTCATATTCCAATCCCAAGTAAGTTCCTACTTTACCTTCTTTCAGTTTTTTAGTTCTTGGCCGAGCTGTCTTCCTTGCTGTCTTTGTTCTTTTCTTTTTCATTCTCAAATGTACGATTATTTTTCCGTTCCTGCAAAATTTCTGCCAATTGCATTTCCACTCCAACTCTGGCAATTTCCTTTAATGTTCTTTCTTTAGTCCAATACTTATCTGTATCATTCATATGCATAGTATCAAATCCATATACCCAATAATCCTCATTTTTGTATTTTTCATCTAATTCCTCCCATCTTATTACACTAGCATTGCAACCAAATGTAAATCCACCATGTACATCTATATCAATATCATTATATGCCTTTCCAAAATAGGGATTATTTTTACTAACCACTACATATCCATTATATTTTCCCCCAAGACTTAATCGTATTCGGCAAGGAAGGGCTTTATAAGTTGCATTATAGTTCTTTTTAACAAACCAGTCTACTTTATTTACCATATAAATACCTTTTTATATTTTCCTTCCCAACAGGATTCATACTATGAACAAAATAAGGAGGGTGTAATAATTCTCTATCATGACAATATTTAGCTAGCCATTTAGCACAATCTAATCCTGTTTCTTCTACACCCAACTGTTCACTCGTTATATCTAACCAATCCTGAAATTCTACCGTATAGTGAGAACTTGCTATATCATGATCATAACTAACCACTTCGGGTATTCCTTTTTCTTTAACAATTTTAACAAATTCCGTATAATTTCTAGCTATCATCCACTCCTCATTATATATTAAATTATTCATATATGTAACACAGTCTACAGGACTCCTTTTATCATCTAAAAATAACTTATACTTCTGTGTCATAACTTTCTTCCCACTCCACTTCAGGGAATCCTAACTCTCTTAATAATTGTAATATATCTTCTTCTGTATAAACTATCTTATTTGGATTTTCCTCATTCTCTATTTCTGCATGAGAATGAATAGCAAATAATTTTCTTCCTAATTCTTCTCCTGTCATATCTTTACTATTTTATATCGTTTATTTTTATCTACTGACCTTTCACCTGTATAAGTTTTCTGTAAAAAAGTATTAAATCCTTCTTGAACAATTTTACAATCAGGATATTCTTCCTGAAGTTGTACCCAGAATCCAAGACCTTTACTCGCAAAGTCAGGATAAAATTCTCTCAAATTATCTATAAAGAACCGCCCATCCTTATTACGAAATGTAGGAACGCTATCCATAATACACGCTATCTTATGAGCATTTCTTTTAATATCTATATTTAGTAACAATCTCAATGCTAAAATACTCATATCCTTTTCCTTACTATTCATCATTCTATGAAGCCTTATCCCCATTTCTTCAGTTATATCCTCTTTACCAAAAGATAAATTGATGGGATCATATAAAGGTTTTTCTCCTAAAAGTGATAAATTTCGTGGTGCATCTGGATTACGCCAACTATCTTTTATATATACCTCTATTATTCTTCCTCCACTTATTATTCTTTTATGAGAACTATCATCTGTCCAATATCCTTTATCACACTCATATAGTTCTTCAGAATATCCACTTCCTACTAAACTTTCTACGTTTGATTTTCTAACTACTACATAATCACAATCCTTAATGTTAGATACCTTAGTAAATCCTACCTTATTTAGGTTTCTTATTGGAATATTATCATCCATAATAAATAGCTTACTACTTACAGGAATTTCGTCAACGAATTTAAGATTATTTACTAATCTATCCACATCTTCTTTCAAATATACAGTTGCTGTAGAACGTGTCTGTTTTCCATACCAATCTGTTCCAAGTATCTTAATCTTTCTCTCTTTCATTAATAATATGTTTTTACTTTTTCAAACTCTTCCTTTAAATCTAGATACATTTGCAGTTTTTCTTCGTGAGAAGGATTATCTTTTTCTATTAAACGTTTTCTTAACTCTTTCATTTCACATTTCATTGCTGCATATTTCTCTTTTATATCACTATAACTATCTGATAGTAATTTCTGCCATTCGTCTAGATCTACAGTATCCTCTACAGCTTGAAAATATCCAGATATATATCCTTCTCTGGCAACATGAAAACAACCCTTTTTCCAAGTAGCTCCGGCATAATCCTCAGCAAACTTTTCTATACGTGTTAATTCTTTCATTATCTTAGATTTACATATTTTTGTTTTAGTGTCTTTACTATACTTTTATAGGTACGAGATTTCTTTATCAAATAAGGTGATTTAATCTGAGCTAATAATAATACATATTCTTTCTCGTTTATTTGGCTATCAAAGCCAAGTAATATTTCCATTCCTAAATTTAACATCTCTTTGTCTGGAGAAGTAAGCATTCCTGCTATTCTATCATATTCTGAATTATCCATTTTCCTTGGAATTTCTCCCTTATAAAGAATATCAGTATCCTTTATGATTGGTTTTCCTGACATTACAGCCTCATGACACTTTATTACTTCATTTATATGTTTCAATTTAGTAATTGTATCTATTTCACCAATTTCTCTAGAGTGCCAATTACCACCAAAAAGATTATATGGTGTTGATATATATCTTACCTTCTGTGGAAGTAACATAACATCAGCTTCTGCTACATTATATACTATCTTATTATTTGGAAAACTTTTTTTAAATTTAGTACGAGGAATATCAGAGAAGGAATCAATATATACCTTTTCACCATCATTTAATTTTCTCTGTAAAAATTTAATATTGTTATGTATATCCGAGTGAATCTTATCATAATCTATCTTCTTTATCTTATCTCCTATCTTATATTTCATATTATGTTCTTTAACTTCCTGTAATAAATGAATTAAAACCCTCTTCCTTTATCTCCTTCTCTACCTCTATCCCACACGTTTCCATTAAATCTTTAGTATGTTTCTTATTTCCACCAACTGCATATCTACATTTTGCTTCCCATATTACTTCTAGTGGAGCTACTCTATAGATAAAGTCTTCATATTCAATATGTTGATATCTTCTTCTTGGATCTATTTTAACATCCACATGTACATCTCCTATAGATAAGAGACAATCAAATTCTTTTCCGACACTGGCTGTTTTCTCTGCTATCATTTCTGCTTTATCAAATAGTATATAGTATGGAACAACTATATCCAAATCTGATTTACTTGTCTTCCATCTATCTAGTCTTATTCCGTAAAGAAATAATGCAAGACTGCCACCTATAACTACTTCTGGATGCTTTTCAAGCAAGCTTTTAGCCGTATCAAGATTAAGATTCTTTTTAATGTCTTCTTCTTCTTTAAGACGAGTAGCTAATGCTTTCATCTCATCATCTCCTGCAAACATTTTCTTTATTTTATCTAACATTCTTTTAGTATTAATTGTTTATCAGTTTTAATATGTGTACGTATCCAGTCGTTAAATGCTGCAATTACAATTACATCATTTGGGCTATCTAATATTAGAGTAAACCAAAAAGATGGTGAATGCTTAAGTTCAGTTATATTTCTAAAATCCACCTGTATCTTTCTTAGAATAGTTTTTAATTCTATATTAGTCTTTCTCTTTGGAGATCTTATCCAGTTTTCCCAATACAGAGCTATCAGTAAACGAATATGACTCTTACATTTATCATAATCGTATCCTGTTAAAATATTCATTCCCATCTGAATTATTTCAGGATCTGAAGCACCTAACATTTGACCTATACTTTTATAACTTTCCTCAGTAATTACATTATCTGAAGATAAATTAATATCCGTAATGTCTATTAAACGCTTATCTAATATTTTATCTATTTCTACTGTTCGTTCTACTTCTTTTTCATAATAAGGTTGAGAAAGTATATGACCAAGATTGCTGTAATCGATTGTATATACATTAGAAGTTGGATCAATACGATAGTTGCCAAACTGTATTTTCCTTTTTAGGAATTCATCTAAAGACATTTTGTCTATTATAATTACATCAGCTTTATCTATATCATGTACTATCTTATTCTCTGGAAAACTTTCTTTAAACTTCTTCTTCGGAAAAAGAACATTCGACATAAAATAAACTTTATCCCCTTTCATAAGTTCTCTTTCTGTAGTATAACTCTTACTCTTGCTAGTAAAAACTTCATATTCATCTTTTGTAACTACTAGTAGATCCCTTACTACATCCTGTCCTTTACCTATTCCATTCTTATAAGAATATTCTATCGTTTTATACTTTATTGTCTGTGTTATCATATTATATTATCTGTTATATTTGTTCTGTTTAAACGTATATATTCTCTTACTATTTCTCCGACTTCATATGCATTATCTTCCTTAATCAATTCTAATAGTCTTGAAGTATATTTAGTATAATTTTGTAGAATACTATATCCTAATAATATCATCTCTCTATCTTCACTATCAATCATTTCCTGAATTTTATTAAGATCAAGAGAAGGATTTCTTCTTCTAACAACATCAATCTCTCTATTTATTATTGAGTGTGCCATAAAGTAAACACTTTCATTACTAAGTCCTACTCTAGTCTCAGATGCATACATTTCTGTAGTTAAAAATGGACCCATACTTGATACAATTCTTATATTATCTGTTATAGGCATATTATTAATTTAAAAAAGGAGGAAGATTTCTCTTCCCCCTTATTAATTAAGCTGTAATCATCTTCAGCAAAGCTGGACGTATAGCAAATTCTTTAAATTTTGGTAATACGCACAATTTCTTTAATGAGATAATACACAAATCTGTAGAAAGCATTCCACTTTCTAAGATCTCTGCATAATTAGTAACCATTTTCTTGGTATAATCCTTCTCATTAACTAATGCATAATTAAGAAGACGTTTAGTCATAATAGCAGCAATATCCTGCCTTTTATCTTTACCTTCTTTAATTACACTTTTCAGTTCTTTCTTACTCCACTCAATATCATTAGTAAGTAACTGATGAGGACTAGCTAACTTATCCAAACCATTCTTAATAAAGGTAGTGAACAATACAATATGTTCATTTGGAAGTGATCCCATACCTAAATTCATGATCAGATCCAGATCTTTATTAAAGTCAGGAATACCACTAATACTATCAAAGTATTTAGTCCAAATCCTCAAATTACCTTTAGCTAAGGTATTACCCTCTTTATCTTTTTCTACAGCTCCCTCGATTACCTCAGGGTGCTTGAGCATAAAATTAATCAATTCATATTCTCATCAAGCTCTTTATCTTGATCTCTATACCTTTATATATTCGTATAGTTTAGACTATATCATCACCTATTTCATTATAGGTGTTGGGCGCTCGTGGATGGATTATATTCTCTTTCGAGTTTCACCATCTAGTCGTTGAACCGGCCATAGCCATTTAAGCTATGGATAGGCTGCTGATTACCTGTTTCACTACAGGCTTTCCAGCAATTCACCCAATTAAGATGCATTAACAAAAAACTAAAGTTTTACCACGAAACTTCTTACCAACCTTTATGGCATAGGCTATATTCTGGTAAGTTTTTCTATCTCCATTGGTATATTCAACATATTCTGTGATAGAGTCAAATATTCTCTTGTCTTCCACTACTAAAATTTTCTTACAAGTACCACTAGTTTGCTTATATTTAGGTATTTTCTTAACCTTCTTATAGCTCCATTGAAATCCTCCACTAGATTTATTCTTTAATCCATTTTGGACTTGAATACCTAATTGTCTTAGTACTTCTCTACCACTTGACCATTCTTTCAAGAAATTTCCATCTTTGTCATATTGAAAAACCTTTCTTGATGTAGAAGGGTTGTTCATTTGAGTCGTTGGAGTAAGAACTGTATTATATACAGGATTTAAAGACTGTATAAAACATTCCTCTTCTCTTATTAAATTTTTATGGTTACTTGAATTTAGATGGAATCTTTCATTATGTAATGATAGTATCTCAAATTTGAAATCATCTTCACCATATTTGTTGAATATTCTTTGTAATCTACTTACATGACAGTTATTTCTTTTTAGGTTATTTCTATGATCCTTGCACCTTTTTGAAAGGGAAAGAGCACTACCTATATAGAACAAACCATTATGTAATGTGGTAATCTTATATATCCCAGATTTATCAGGAATATTTTGATAATCTTTAAACATTGTATATAATTTATACCAAATATAATACAATAAATCTAGACTATCAAATAATTTTGTATATTTTTTCACATCTGCCATCAACACCGTATCCTTCAGCAAATTCGGAAGCCCAGATATTAACATCTGCCTTCATATTTATTTGTAAACGCCTGGTTTTCTGAGCACTATCTTCACTCTGAACCATAAAATCCTGATCACTTGGATTACAAGTTAATACAATTGTTGAACCTTCTGGTAAAGCCCAAGAGGTATATCTTTGTTCATCAATTAAAGTCATAGTGGCATTAGCCATCATTGGAGTACACCTGTTAAAATCATCCAATACCAATAATACTGGTTTATCCTCCTTACCTTGGATCCAACTAGGTTTAGCATATGAAGTTCTGCTCTCATTTAATGCTGTATAGCCCATTGTAATATAGTGAGATAATACTTTATCTGCAACCCATAAACATTCCTCATTAGCAGTACCATGACCTTTACAGATCTTATACTCATAAAGTGGTAATCCAATCAAGTCGCATACCTCAATCTCTGACACGTTTAACCTAACATAATTAAAATCCAATTCCTGACTTAACTGTTTAACTACAGAAGTTTTAGCTGTTCCTGGCATACCCTCAATTTCAATAGCAATAGGTACCTTCCCCGCTTTAGATAATTTTACGTTATTATCAACGAAATAATGTAATAAATTTTTAACTTGTAATGAGTTTAACTCGTTTTTGTGTGCCATTTTCTCTGTTTTAATTGTTTTTTCTGTTCTTGTTTATTTGTTATTACACATGATCTTTCTATAACCTTATGTCTGCCAACTCTTGTAGATGATTCTTCTTTATAACAATCTCTCTTTTCTGATAGAAAGGGTTCTATTGTTTTCCTATCTATTGTGTTAAATATTCTGTTAAATATTCCTTGCTCTCTTGATGCAAGAATTATTGCTGAAGGATCAAAAAATGTTCGTAATTCCCAATAATCCTCATACTTATTAGTATTATCACAGAATATAGTTACTGCTAGTTCATTCATTTCCTCATCAGAACTTCTTATCATATCTACAAGTCTATGTATTAACTGCTTTTCCATTTTTTAAATAATTTTCACCTTCTTCTTTACCTAACTGATATGCTCTACCTGCCAGCAATGCTTTATATTGACTAGTTGAATAATCCCAATCTCTCGATGTTTCGAATTCTTTTCTTAATATAACTTTAGCCAACTCTTGCATTTCTTCATCTCCATTTAGCATAGCATTTAATCTATTTATTTCAGTCATCATCATCATAATCATACCGATTTGTAGATATATCTATAATCTTTTTACTATTCTCTTTTAAAAATTCACCAACTAAAGTTCTTTCTTTGAAAAATACAGATAACTTCTTTATCTTTTTATATTCATTTTCTATATCCATTAAAAGATATTGTGTTACTGTTGTTATTCCATTTTTGAGAAGATGTGATAGTAAATTTCTAAGATTCTTTATTTCCCTCTTTTGCTTTAGAAATAGATATTTCCCTTTCTCTCCATAAGAAACACCACCATTTAAATAGAGAAGGATTTTGTCCATGTCATCCATTTTTGCTGGTAACTTCTCTAACATTAGTCTTCCCAGTCTTCTCATGTTTTTATCTTTAGATATTAACATGTTATTTATCTTAGTGGGGTCCATAGTAATTCAAATAATTCTGTTTTAATTTTATCTGTTTCATTCACAAGTTTATTCATCTCAATATTAATTACTTCAAAAACAACTCTCTTTGCTCTATCTAAAGCATCATTTCTTAATTCAATAGTATAAGATGGTAAGGGCCATAAAATAGACATACCCAGGTCTTGCATCTCTATATCTTTACTATCGAGCATATCAAGAATCTTTAAATACTTCCTCAAGATTTCTGTAGATGATTCACTATCTTTCTTCATATCATTGTATTTCTGCAGAAATACCTGCATCAGTTAATGCTACTTTTATAGGAAGTAACTCTTCCATACTACCATTTCTAACCATACATTTTCCCTTATAATGAATAAGATAAGCACATTGTTCTGCCTGCTCAGGAGAGTGCTTGGCATACTTTATCAAGCACTCTATTACCCACTCAAATGTATTTACATCATCATTCCAGACAATTAGCTTATTTTCTAACAAATCATCAATAGAAACATCTGATATTTCTTCTACTTCTTTTACCATGATTATCTTTGTTGTTTTAAATGATGTAAAAATTTTATCTCATGTGGGCCAAACGTTTATATTTATTTTTTAAATATTCTATACTTTCTATCTCAGAGGGATACAAAGATTTTTCCAGAATATCAATTTCATTCAAATTGGTAGGATTATCTTTATTGAATTGTTCTTCCGCTTCAATAATATAATTCTTTCTTTGTTCCATTAATATTTGATTAGCATTGGTCATTTTTAAGATTACTAGATTATTTTCTTCTATCATTTGAGAAATTTTCTTAATATCTTCATTTCCTAAGATAAAACCTTCTTTCTTCATATTTCTCTCTCCTTCTAACTCTTTTAATTTCTCTAATTTTCTCTTCTTATTTTCTTCTCCTGAGGAGAACATTTGTTTCCATTTCATATTTATTCCATTATCCATGCACTAATTTTATCATTCTCTTTTCTTTCTTCTGCAGTATCCATGATTGCTAAAAAGGAAAAAAGTATTTGAAATAAATTTCCTAATACTAAGGGAATCATATACCATCCAGCACCCCTATATGCCAGAAAAATTGTAAAAGCAATTGCTATCGTAGTTAATAATAGATGCAGAGAAAAATAAGTTAACATAGATAATCTTACGGGACTCTTTGTATTAAGTATCTTAATAGCTAACTCCCTCATTTCACTATCTTCACTCCTGATCATTGGAATTAATCTTTGTAACTCTCTTTTTTCAATTCTTCTGAAAATCATAATTTGTACAATTTAGAACGTAGATTTTTTAGTTTATTAGCCTCCTTAAAAGGATATTTCTTATCAAATTCTTCTCTTGCTTCCTTTGTATAGGAGACAAGAGATTTCTTAGAAAAGAGAACAACTTGCTGTAACTTCTTTATCTGTGTCTCATAATCAGAGATTTGATTTTGAAGGTCCCTTGTAGCTAAGGAAACATATTGTTGTCTTTTTATTAATCTTTTATTACTTATCTCAATTAGAGGCTTTATTTGGTCTTTTAGGACTTTTCTTTTTTCCTCCTTTATTTTCTCTTTTCTATGCATTTCAAGCAATAATTCTTTATCTCTTTTTCTTCTTTCTTCCATAGTTGCTATAGCTAATCTTCTTTTCCAGGCTTTTTCTATTATAGCTAATTCCTGTGGAGTATTAAATGTTCTTTTAGAGGGAGCATGATAATAACCTACCATATTAGTTAATTTTTATCTTTTTGGATGGGTGATTAAATTCAGTACTACCGTTCTGTGTAATAACCCAAAGCATTGGTATTTTACATAGTGATGGATTACTCTCGATATATCCATCAGTTAAAGTAATAGCACATGTCCAGTTCTTCTTACCCCTATGCTTGTTAACATATTCAATAAAACAAGAAGCACGAGTTCCACCACCTCTAGTTCTTTTATATGTTAATTCACCCTTGTATTCATATGGTTCGTCAGCTTCAGCATCCCATAAGATAATATCAACTTTTACACCAGCTTTCCACATATGTTTTACCTGCCCATAGAATTCTTTTAATTCATGATCACTTACTGAACCAGACGTATCCAACCCACAAACTATTCTAATCTTGTTTTTGTATTTATTAGATGGAGCATCTTCAAATCGAAAATTTGGACGTTTTCTAGTCTGATATATATCAGTAGTCAATGTGCTACCAATGAATCTATTAAAAAGAGTTTTCCAGGAAATTATTGGTGGTTTATTTCCAAAATCCTCTTTAAGAGAATTAGCTATATGAGCAGGAACAGTACCACGTAACTTTTCAGTTTCATCACCTATCCTCTTCATAATTTCCTGCATCTCCTTCCTAAACAATTCTTTCTCTTTATCACCCATTCCTTCAGATAACTCTTTCCATTTATCATGCCAATCTCCAATAGCTTCTTCATTATCTAAGAATTTATCCAATTCTTTACATCCACTTGTACCATTTCCATTTCCCTTTGGACCAGCCTTACTATCTTCCTTCTTTCCTTTAGAAGATTTCTTTTCTTCTTTAGCTTGCTGAAGACGATTATAGTAATAAAGAGATGATTGATTTTTCTCCAGTTTCAATTCAGAAAAATTCTCAATCATAACTATACCTGTATCCTTTCCGTCAGGAAATGTTAATGGAGCTTCTTCTTCCCCAATGCACTGATTAATAGACATATCCATAGCTATATTAGCTATCATTTTGTCAGGAAACATTCCTTGACTTACATCAGATAAGTGCTCTCTTACTACGTGCTCTCACACTTGTTAATCTTTATATTTCTATAAAGGTCAGACTATTCCTTCAACCATTATTATGGTTGGTCTATTATAGTCGTTGAACCTCTTCTAGGTTGATAATTGTCAATATATTCTTTAAATTTCAAGTATTTTCTATATAAATAAACAGAAGAATTCTTATACATATAATTATATAAAGTAATTGTATCATTCAAGCTAAATTTTAACTCAAAGATATTTTTACTTTTATAACAATTCTTATTCTTTACTGGAAGATTCTTAGAAACTTCCTTCAAAAATTCTTCTGATCCAGAACAAAAGGAAGATTTTAGGATTTTCCAATCACTTCCTTTTATATTAGTACATACTGTAACGCTTCCATCCCCATCAAAATAACCTCTTATAAAATGAGAAATCATATTTGATGGTAGTTTTGGAAATCTAATAACTAGTGATTTTCTAGGTATGCAACCCAGATTTATCAAAGAGTCATACATTTTTCTAGAATCTATAGTTATCTTTCCTATAGATTTTTTGAATTTCTTATGTACTTCTATTCTTATTGGTCCAGTGTAACTTATACACTCTTTAAAAATTTCAAGCCAAGAAATATCTGTACTAGATAAAATTACTCTACCTGTACTATTTTTCTTGTTTGTTGAAATATTTCCATCAGCATACATTACTCCTAACCAGTAACAACTCTGTTCATTTAATTCATTAAAATACTCTTCATTAACTGAATATTTTCTTTTGTTTTGACCTCTATTATCATTCATATGTTCTAATTTATATATAAGAATATACATAAATTATTTCATATTACCAAGAATTTGGCTGCAGATTTTCCAATTTTATCCATTTTTACCTTACCTAAATAATTAGTTTAGCCACACATTCGTTATTTTCTGTGCTTGGTAGAATAAACTCTAAGGAGTTCCCTGCAATTTAAGACATTTTACACATACATTACTGTATGAGGAGCCAGATTTACGTTTAGCTCGTGGATCAATGTCCACTTCTTCCTACTATCATTATGGCACACTTCCTCCCACCACTTTTTACCCAAATATAAGGTAATATTATTTGAATTAATATGCTTACCTACACATGCTGTAGGTAACTTATCATCAAATGTTTTGTTCAGTTCTGCTAAGAACAATCCATAAAATATATACTTACTGTCACATAACATAGTAAATATAATATCTTGTAATGATTTTTCGTGATCCATAATTTTTAAGTTAATATCTCGAAACATTCTATTCTATCTGCAACTGAACAAAATGATTGAGACGATTTGTTATAATATTTTGCTTCTACTTTTGTTATATAAAGAGTTCCTTTATATTCTACGGAAATGGATGTTACTACCATAGTTGGACATCCTTCCATTCCTCTATATCTTACTTTATGTCCAATATTAAGAATATGTCTATTATCTGCTATATGAGCTAATATCTGATCTTTTGGAGCTGATCCTATACCTGCTTGTGGGCTACTACCATTAAAGGAAGATAATACACCCGTGTAATTTAGTAAAGCAGCCCATATAGCAGGATGCTCTATCTTACACACTTCCAGAGCTAAATTTATACTCTCTGGATCTCCTGCTTTTAGTAGCATCTTTATCTTTTCTGGAAACTTAGCATCTCCTTTTATCATTATTCTATCTTTTTTACTCGTTTCTTAATAGCGTCTTTTACTGTAGGTAGATATAATTCTGCCCAATTCTGTAACAAATTTTCCTTATCTTTAAAAGATGATTTACCTGATATATAATCTTCCACAAACTTATCAATATATTTCCTCTTTTGCTCATCACTTACCTCTGTAGATCGTAATAGGGTAGTTCCTAACTCTTCATTTTCTAAGATTCCGGAAGAGAGTAACTCATCTATCATTTTATTTAATTCCATCTCTTCTTCTGATTTGATAATCTATTATTGTTTCCCTCAATTCAAACATAGCTATCTTCTGAAAGTTATCCTTGCCATCATTAAGATTCCATACTGCATTTCTTCTTCCTCCTATTATTTTTCCTTGCGCTACATTTCCCTTTATCGGTATATGTATTCTACGTAGAAAGCGATTACTCCCTAGATATTTAATAAGAAACAATTGATGTTTAGGAGTCAACGATTTGGATAGCTTGATTCCAAGGATTATTAGCTCTTGATCCGTAGAGAGAATCATACTTTTTACTTTGCTCACTATTCCATTTGTCATATCTTTCTTGTAATTTACTAACATCTTGTAGCTTACACTTAAATTCATGCAATGCTAAAATTCTGCTATCAACATTTACTTCACTTAAATCTTTTATACTTTCTATAGATTCTGGATCTTCTATTAAAGGTAATAAGTTAACTCTCTCCGCTAACATAAATATATATATATTATCCAAAGATAGGTTTTTATTTCTTAAAGTATAAGATCTATGATAAGATAATATATCTCTTATACTATTAATTTTTCCCTCTATTATCTTTTTACAAAAGGTTGGAGTAGGATATCTAAAGAAAGGTTTCATCAACTCAATATCACTCTTAAAGTACTTTTCCTTACACAAATCATTAAATACATCCATTCTACTCTTAGAAATTTTTACCTTCTTTGTCTTCTTATTATATACCATCCACTGTAATAACTCACTCTTTTTATAGAAGGTTCCTGTATTACTAACTTTAATTGTATCACATATTTTATAGTATCCTATCTTCTCTTCATTATCTATTTTCTTACTATATAAATTATCTGATAATCCATAATGGAAAAATATGTATTTTTGTAACTGTTTATCTTCCAATTCAAGAAATTCATCTATATTCATATTTTCCTTATTTATCAAAATCCATCTTATAATACTTCCAATTCATCTTTATCGTTCTTTGTCTTGCAATATCATGCATGGCACGTATTGATTTTTCCTGATAAGTATTTCCCTTTTGTACAGTTAACATTCCACCCAAAGCGAAGAAATCAACAAAATCAAATTTGTCAATATCTTCTTTTACTTTATTATATGTTTCCCATATTTCACTATCATATAATTTCAATGTATCTACCAAATCTACCAAATCTTTCATAAAATCCTCGTGTCTATGAGATATATCTGTACAATATACTTTGGCATATTTCTGTAATTTTTCTAAATCATCTCTAAATTTAGATGATAGAAAATTACCTATTATTTCCTTATTCCTAAAAGTACTAAGATATTCATTCATCATTTTATCTATTAGATAGGCTGTAACCCCTCTCCCAACAGTCTTATGTTTACCCTTGAAGAATTCATCTACTTCCATAAAGTTATGTAATTTTAATTGTTTTAGATAAGTTTGCTGTCTTTCTGTAACTATACATGCTTTAACTGTAGTACCATCATGAAATAATCGATAGACTAAATCTAACTTCCTACGTTTATCTTCAGTACCATAGACATGAAAAAATGGTCTACTATATAAGTCTTTTACTTTGATTATTCTCTCTTCAAATTTGCATGACCAATCAGATGACCTCTTATCCATTGGTTTACAATATTTTACACCAATCTCTCCAGACATATCTACTAAAGATACTTTCTCTTTCTTATTTGGTGTCTTTCTGACTGTTGTGTTAAAATTAGCAGGAATCTTTATATTACTTACTTTAATCAGATAATCTTTCTCAATAGAATCCTCTACTAGTTTGGCTTGTCTTATTGAATCTCTCCATAGATTTATTCCTGATGATAGGTAAGTAGATCTCATAGTAGCTTTACTACATAAACCTAGTAATCTTGTATAGGATAAATCTACTTTCTCTAAACATATCTTGTTCTTTTTATAAAGACCTGCTCCTTTATACTCACTATTTATATAGGATGCCATTTTCTTACTAATAGGAATATCAACTAAAATCTTTTTATCATGCTGCCAGTGCATCCAGTATCTAGGTTTTATTTTGGAACCAGTATTACTGATATCATTAATATTAAAATATAGATTCTTTCCATTAGAGGTAGAAGATAGAAATTTCTGAATTACTTTATCATTTACATCTTTAAATTCTATCTCCTTACACTTTTCTAAAGAAAATGGTAATAGACTATCAATTATATAGGTAACTCCTTCTATATTAACTCTTTTAGAAGACCCCACTAACTCAATATATTTCTTAACAGATGTCAACTCATCTGGTATATTCTTGTTATATCTTTTAATAAACCAGGTAGATACCTTCTCTATCTTCTTCTTGATAATCAATTCATAATCAATAGTATATTGTAGATTTTCTCGAGTTAAATCAGCATTCAATCCATCTGCCATGCTAAATTTTAAACCTATATTTAAATGAATAGGTTTCATTCCTAATCTCTCCCAATTAATAGGATAGTAATACTGATCCAGGCAGATATGCATATCTGCATTCTTTGAAAGTGTAGATATCTGAATATCATCTGTTTGAAATATTTTAAACTCACTATTTAATGTCAGTAGTTCTCTATAACGGCTAATGAGAGTAGGATCAAACTGAAACATTATATCCTTAAAATAACATAACTTTCTCTTCATGTTTTCTATAAAAAGAGAAATTGTTGAGGTATCATATCCAAGTGAAGATCCTACTAAAACCTCAAACAATACATATTTATCTTCAGTAGTTTCTTCATATTCACTTATGTTATGAGTTAATCCCACTCCCTCTACTTCCTTAAGAATAGCATTGAATTTTCTGCCGTTCTTTACTACTGTATATTTCCATTCAGGTTTAAAAGCTGATACTGATATACTACCAATACCATGCTCCCCCATCTGACAATTTTCACTACTTGTTTTCTCTGTAGACTTTTCACTCTCCAGGATAGTACATACTGTTTTCTCAAAATGTTCCCTACTATCAAAGGATTTACCGGTATCCCTCACATAAAATATATAATCACCTTTCTCTAGTTTTATTCCAACTTCTACAGGATCTGTTTGTCCTATAGAACGATGACTATCTACTGCATTTTGACAAATCTCACTAATAAATGAGTATTTATCACTGTATAATTTTTTTCCAAATACCTGATGTAATTTTGCTGTGTTTCCACTTAATCCTAGCTGTTTCTCCATTATTTTCTTTCTTTTAACTCAATTTTGTAAATCACCATAGTTTTCATCATCAAATCATTATGTATATCACTTATCTCTCTTATATTATCCAGGAAGAACCATGTATAGTCTCTAAGAATTTTCCATCTCCCTGCATTGAATTTAACAATATGATAACTTATTCTATATGCATGACATAATTTTTGTCCCAATTTCTTTAACTCTTTATCATCACTAGCAAATAGAAGAATAATTTTAGAACGGACATTCGTTAGATCTGTCCCAGTCACCTTTGTTCCACATAATCTCTTGTTTTCCATTAGCCTTTAGGATTTTGTTTATTCGAGTAAATACTCTTTTATGTTCCCATTCCATTTTCTTATGAGAAGCTGCAGCAGGGTGTTCTACTTTAATTATGTAATTACCTAATGGATTAATAAATTCTTCCATTCTTTCTGATACTTTTCCTGCCAAGACATATATAATCGATGGTTTGCTTCCCATAATGTTCTCAAGAAAATATTTCTGAAATTTCTCCCAATACTTCTTATGTGAAGAAGTCTTATTCAATTTACATGTCAAATCGGTATTTGTTAGCATAACTCCTTGATTAAGAAGATAGTCTAGATTAAGTGGTTTCTCAATCTTTGTCCCAGTATCTTTCTCAATTCCTTCATAAAATAATTCCAGAGAGTCTTGTAATTCTCCATCTGGAGAGTTACTACAATCCATAGCTATTCCAGTAGCTTGTGGTACTTTATTTTTATATCTGCGTGGATATGGCAATTTGTTATCTGTAAAGCTTTTTATCTCTACATTCTATGATTTTCTATATAGTCATAGTTCAGCATATATCATCACCTGTAATGAGATAGGTGTTGGGCGCTCGTGGATATATTATATTCTCCTAAGAGTTTCAATATCTATGCGTTAGACCTTTTAAGATCATTTAAATCTTAACTTGGTACGGGATTGACTGTTTCACTACAGTTATTCCCCGTTTCACCCAATTTTACATGGACCAGTTTATATTTCAGATAATCTGTAACATTAGATCTTATCAAGTCGATTAGTTTTGAGCAACTCTTTGAGGATATTCTGATAGTATTATCTGACTTATTATAAGTTGCTCTAATTTCTCAATCTTCTCTTTCTGTATATCTTTTTATTTTGGTTAATCCATTAAGTACCATACAACTTTAATATCTTCTGGTATTGTCTTGGCAAATACCTTAAAGGTATTATCACTATCAGGTAAAATAACCTCTTTCTTAGCATCTTCTTTTATTTTCTCATATATATCAAACATATCTTTACTTTCAATAAAAGGCTTAAACAGTTCTGCCCAAGCACCAAATTTTCCAGCAAAATCATTATAGTCTAACTGCATCTTTATATAATTTATTTATTATTATTATACATAATTCTCTAATCTGCACGTCTTTGCTATTTATCATAGACATAAATTTGTAAAATTGTTCTCTGTTTATATCATAGTTAATATACAAATCTCTTATCTTTCTTATTATTAAATCTGTCCTACGTATACAAACATTATTTGGACGAGTGTGTTCTAAAGGATAATAAAATCTTGTCATTTACCTTTATATTTTCTGGTTTTCTTATCTACACCCCAATATTTCTCCCATAATTGATTGAGCATAGAAAATCCTAAATCTCTCATATCACTATTAGAAGAGTATATCATCCTACTAATTGTTTCTGCCTGCTCTTTTGGCAACTTACCATATTGTCTTAAGTGTTTCAAGCGAGGATTCATTTTATTATATTATATATCTTCATTTTAGCCATCTTGTTACAAATAGCTATAATTTTATTAGTATTATCCTGCCATTCCTTCCATTCTTTCTTTTTCCTCTTGTCTGGAGAAGAAGCAAACAATCTCTCTATCTCATCAAAATAATCTATTGTATTTTCTGAATGAAATGGTTTTTCCTCTTCTTCCGCTTTGGTAATGGGGTTCTTTTTCTTTTTAACCATAAATCTGTACCAATTTTAACTGCTAATCTCTTTAACTCAGGATCCTTACTATAAAACATAGTAGATATTTTATCATATTGTTCTTTGTTTATATGTCCTATATCTAGTAAATAATCCATACCAAATACTACTCTCTGGGATACTGGTTTGTATGGCAAATTTTTGTCTATTTTATGCAGGTTTGGAAATAATCTATTTTTCATACTTAGAGTTCTATTTCGTAAATTAGTAAAAAGAAGTCTCTTATTTGCTCTATTTCTAAGATAATAAAAGCTATATTTCCTACCAGTATTAAAGGTAACTAGATGTCTATTGTTATAGTTCTTTTTCATTAGTTATACCTTTTAATAACCCCTTACCTAAACTAAATAATTCCTCATCTCCGTTTATCATATTCATTATTTTGGTATATGTCTTTCCTTTAATTCTACCCGATGCTAGTAATTTCAATAAAGCCACTTCAGCCTGCATCTTCTCCATTTTTTCTATATCCGGAATGACTGCCTCAATATGTCTTGCTGTAACCCATATTTTATTACTTAAGGCTATATTTTCTTTTCCACAATTTGTACATCTTATTCCACCTTTTCTACCTCCAGGATACACAGATCCTAACCAGTATAAAGTCCATTTATTATTACTAACGCAATTACAAGTATCCTCTAGTAAATCGTTTACAATATAGTAAACATCTTTCTTAACTAAATATGTCTTATCAATAAAAGATATCCAATCATCTTTACCTACTACCTGTTGACTTTTATAGAATTTTGCCATCTTCTTTTAATTTAATACGTTTCTCTCTGGACATGTAAACAATGTCCATTGCCAAATTTTTTAATTCTGGATCTGTACTATTTAGCATTGAGAAAATTTTTTCATTATTATCAATAACTTTTGCATCAATACATTTTTCTATTTCTCTTACAATAAAAGCTTCTCTTACAGCATTATAAGCCTGATGGTGCTTACCATAATCGTCCCATTTCGGATTCTGGGCTATTTTACCACCTATACTACAGAGTACTATTATTTCACTTTCTGAATCAGCCCATAATTTTGCTATACCTTTGATTAGTTTTCTGCTAGCACGTTTTCTTGCTAATTTGTAAGATTTCTTTTCATTTCGTGCTGATCTGAAGATAACATTATGTATAGTTTATCAGCTTCATCCTTTTCTATAATTTTCTCTCTCACTAGAAAATCTATTACAAAATAGCTCATTTTGGATATATTTATTTCCCTTTATTTAATGCTTCCAGAATTGTTATAGCTAAGCTACACATTTCTTCATCAGAAGCATCAAGCATTTTAGTAAACTTATCAGCTTGTTCTTTCTCCAGATTTCTTATATTATAAGGGAATTTTGGAGAACGATCTCCCGTTTTTCTAAATTCCAGCATTCCACTCTCAAGTAACTTATTCACTAATTTTTCTGTAGATGAATTTCTTGACAAGTAATCGTTACCTAGATAATCTTGTAATCTGTTATTTGCTTTAGCTTCACTTGTATATACACGAGTATTTCCTATGAATATCTGAGTTCCAAGAAAATATATACCCCAGCTATCTGCATCCTCTAATCTTAATTGATTAAGACTTTCTATTGCTTCTTTATATTTGTTCATTTATAATAATTTTTAAGTATTTCTTTACCTAGTTCTTGTAATTCCTCATCTGCAGACGCAAGTAATAATGTGAGCTTTTTTACTATTTTCTTATCTTTACATTTACGAGTAAATTCGCTCCTTATTAGGAATAACATATCCTCTTCGTCAATAACATCGTTTTTTTCTTTTTCATACAGAGTATTTACATATCTATAATCCATATCAGCCTTATAAATATCTATAGGAATACCTAGATCTTTATAATATTTTACTAATTGACGTTTATAGCAATCAACCATCTTTTTTATTACCGTCTTATTAATCATATTATTTCTTTTTGTAATATCCACTCATTATTTGTTCAGACAAGTCATGCATTTCTTTATCTTTAGACATTTGCATAAGAGTTATCTTTTCTAAAACATCTTTATCCTTACACTTTTTGGAGAAAATTACTCTAATTAAAAATAATCTATCATCTAGTGATAATCCCTCATCATCCTTAAATGTATTTATTAATACATTAATAAATACATTATCAACATCTGATTCATATCCTGTAGGATACATGTTTATTGACTTATAATATTCTTTTACCTCTCTATCATAAGATTTAATCATCCTTAGAAATATATTCATTTCAGTAACTTTTTATCTTTCATAAATTTTTCTAATCCACCTAATCCATACTTTCTTGCATATCCATAAGCGTCATTTATTTCCGGAAGTAGATCCTTGGGAGTATTAATATACTTCCATTTGTTTGTGGAGGTAATTTCCTTACACTTTTTTACTCCATCCCAGTCACTTCCATACCATATCCAAGGACTCTTACTGATTCCATTAATCATTTCTACAGTACTCTTGTCAAATATTTTCACAGCCTCTGCTTGAGTAGCTATACAACAAGGTGTAATCATTGTAGTAACAATCATATCCTTTACTGATTTTTGTACTATTAAATCATCACACTCCTTCATGTTATTATAATTCCATAGATGATGAAAGGATACATTATTACGAAAACGATCCCCTTTATCTCTTTCTGGGAAGTATATCTTTACTGCATCCTCCTCTTCACAGTAATAAGCAAAGACCTTTTCTCCATCTCTTATTTTTACTCTTCTTCTATTTATAGCCAAATCCTTTACTGCAAAACAATTCATTTTTCTACAGTGAGTCTCTGTAACCCCTGCTTCGTTCCAGTATACATGATGTTCCTTACCAAATGGCTTTTCTGTAAAGGAAATAGGAATATAACTTCTATCTTCGTCTGGTTGAATAATAATAGAGGATTTTACTATATGAGTACTTTTCCCTAATCCAAACTCATTAATTATTTTTTCCTTGGCTTCCTTATGAGTGAGATTAAACAACCTTTCAACAAATGTCATGGCGTTTCCTACTTCTTCTGTAGCCTGATCTTTCCAGAACCATATACCATTTTTAGGAAAAACACCCCATGACAAGTGTCTTTCTTTCTTTCCCCAGGGCCTATTCATTAGACGAGAAGCGCTTCCAAGATACTTATAATAGATATCATAACCACCATTTGTAGCAGATAATATATCATCTACAGAGAGATAGTCTTCTCTTCTTACTCCTTTTATCATTGATAATTATTTTACATAAATTTCTCATTTCCTCATCTGCAGAAATCATCATAAGATAATGACGATACTCTGCCTCTGTTATTTGTCCTCTTCTTCTATACTTTCTTAAAGTACTGGATAGATATTCTACTTCTAGCTTTTCCGAATAAGATTTCCATGTATTAGATCTCCACATCTTCCTTTTCATTAATATATTTATCTATAATCTTCATTACCTTTTTATTTTCCTTTAATAACTTCTCTTTTTCTTTCTTAGATCCTTTTAGATGAGAAAGATTCTCAGTATATCTGCTCTTAAAACTCTTTAGTTGAAGAAGAGACATATTTTTAATAGCTTGCTGTAATATTTCCATTTTCTTATATTTTGTTACGGGGATACGATTCGAACGTATGCATAGTCATAATGCTATGGCCGGTTTCTCTCACCAGTGGGCCAACCACTACCCCACCCTGCCGTGTTTAAATTAAAAAAGCCCTCCCTTTTACAGGAGGGCTCTCTTGTGATTATTCTAATACTAGTAATTACTATTGACTGGTGTAACCACTTTTGTTGATAGAGAGGCTGTAATATCCTTATCTCTATCATATTCTTTAATAGGGGCTAATTCAAAGTAGGCATCAAATCCAAAATCTTTATCATTAACTCCTGTTTCAAAACGATTCCAAGCCTTTTTAGCATATTCATTAGGGAATACTTTATCTCCCCTCTTTTCTAACCCTTCGATATATTCCATAAAGGATTTTGGAAGAAAAGATTTACCATAAACTTGCTGATATTGCTTTTCACTATCATTCTCATCTGTTCTAACACCGGTTAGAATAACAAATGGTGTGTCATATTCTCCATCGATTAAATTTTGCAATTCACTGTAATCTCCGGAGAATAATGCTTTAGTATCAATCAAAACTGAACAATTTAAGTTTGTCCAGACCATTCTACCTAACCAAGAACGTAGAAAAATAGCTAATTCCTCTTCTCCTAGTAATGCTTTTCTATATTGTTTATCACCTATACTATGACCATCCTTTTGAAAGGAAGTAAACCAGGTGGGTAAATTACTCTCTTCATCTGTCCATGCTGTTGTACATGTACAATTTACATATTGAGATTTCAATCCATCTTTGCTTAATCTTTCTCTATTGGTCAAATTAAATGAGTGAACAAAATAGTTTTTTAGATTATCATCATACAACCAGAATGATAAACGAACTCTTTCATTACCATTTTGATCCTCAGACAAATAGACAATCTCCTTATCTTCTGGACTGTCTTCTTTTCCTAGTAATTTGTTTAATTGTGAACGTGTTGGATTAACTGCAGCAACCTGCACCTTTGTAAATCCAACATACTTTGTTGTTGCTTTACTGGACTGACCAGTTTGATTTCCTTTTACCATACTTTTCTTCTTTTACTCTTTTTCCTTTCTCTTGATTCTTAAATAAATATCTTATCCCATTCTAAGGGACCGTTGTAACCAGTTAAATGCTTTGCTCTAGTTCCTCCAATCTTCTCCTCAGTTCCAGTGAAATTTACCTTCAAAGTTCCTTTATCATTATAAACATAACCAATAGCATCTACTTTTCTTGGTAAACTTTCTCTTAATTTTCCAGTTAAAGCTAACTGTTTTGTAACAACTGTCTCTGTTCTGTCAGGTAAAGGTATGAATTTATCTTCAATATGACATACAAAAATCACACATTTTTTTGCAACTTTCATAAATAAATTAAAGATAGTCATTACTTCCTCTCTAGACCACTTGTAACCATAACCATCAGGAAGTGTATGTACACTCTGATAATCATCATCTGCAGGATCGAGGAAGTCTCCTCCTTTAATAGGATTTCCCTTAGCATCTTTAACTCTATTAAAGGATTTTCCTTGTACACTATTCATATAACGATAAGTACCACTCCACTCTGCCCATTCATTTACTTCTGTTAGAGTATCCAATGCTACGTAATCGTATCTTTTTCCTTCACTTATCAATTTTTCAGCCACTTTTTTTAACCAGTTTATCTTACCAACTGGTCCTCTATCCTCGGGGACTATTATAGCTTTTGCCCGAGATTTTAGAGATCCTCTTTCTGTGTCCACAATTAGACAATTTTCCAATTCTGATAGTGCAGTAGTTTTTCCACACTTTTCCTTACCAAATAGAATACATGAGCTCATGTTAATTTCTGGCTCATGTGGCTTATTTGGAAAAATAATTTCTTCTTCTATCATTTCCTTTTGTTTTAGGAAACAAAGATAAGAAATTATTCTTCATTATCATTATTTTCATCCCTCTTTTTTCTCAGAAATCTTGCTATCATCTCAGAAATGTCTCCCAGGCCGCCTATGCCAGTTAATTTCTTTTCCATAGAATGTTCTAGAGAAGCTTTCACGGATTGCATAATCATCATTCTTACCTTCATAGGATCTGCAGAAGTTATTTTCTCTAGTTCCTCTATTAGCTCTGAAGTTCTCTCACATTTTCTAGAAACATTGGCAAAGTCTTTATTTGCCTGTTCGACTAACTCTTTGGTAAGACCACAGGCTTCAAAGGAATTCTCTTTAGTGTGATCGTAAGATATAAATTCTACCTCTTTATCCACTAGATTATTACCAATGAATATAATTTCTTCTGATGTTAACTCTTGATTATCAAAGAGTTTTATCATTATTTGCTGTTTTTTTGTTACTTTTTCCATTTTAATCTTCTGTTAAATAGTGATAGGTTCCGCCACTTCTATGACAAATATTTTTTAAATCTCTATTACTCTGCATTAGACAGAGGGCATGTATTTTTATTGTAGGATGAAAAGATGGATCAACAGAATCACTTCCATCATTAATTATCATTATCTCAAAATGATCCTCAGATAGTTTATAGGGATCACCCATTCCCTTAAACTTTGGTAATTCTCTCTTCTTTATAAATGAAATAGTATCCTTAACACACTGATTAACATCAGTTGTTCCTTTGTTTAAACATATAAAATTCAAGTCGGAATACTTCATTCCTTTCTCAATTTTAACAAACCCAAAAACTTCTGTTATAAAAGTACCAATATAAACATTATGTGCTTCACAGTGATCTCTTAGCTTAAGAGTAATTGCTGCCTCTAACATTCCTTTCTTGATATAGTCACTCATACTACCGCTATCATCTATAAGTATAATGAGATTTTGTGCTCTATCAGCTTTGCTAAAACGGGCTCTTACGTATAAGTCTTTAGCTGTAAGCTTTCTGGAAAATCCTGGTAAAGCTACTTCTACCAAATCCATATTATGGATCTCTGAGAAGTCTTCCATAGGAGTATATTTAACCATCTTTCCACCATTATCCTTTACTTTCCTTCCTGATATTGCCTGAAAGGCCTTTTTTCTTGAAAGTAATGCTAAATATTTTATAAAATTAACATTTAGAGAAAGAATACTACCTAAGGAATTATCCTTTTCACCTTCACCTTGATTTTCACGATAGTGATTCAGTATGTTTTTTAGATGATTATCTATATCTCCTTCTCCTTCTCCTTCTTGTTCTCTGTTCTCAAATTTGTAAGATAATACAGTTGCTACCTTAAGCATATCTGTAAAAGAGAAAGATTCTTTACGGATTTTTTTAACAAACCTCTTCTCCTCATCTCTTAATTGATGAATACTATCTTTATCCCTCCTAGTTTTACAATTAAAGAAATCATAATTAATATCTTCAACCGTCTTAATATCCTCTCCTGCCATTGTACAGGAGAGAGAATTATAGAAATCTTTTACTCTATGAGGAGATACCTTTCCCTGAAGATTTTCCTTCTTCAGAAATTCATCTATCTCTTTAGTAGTAATAGCTTCTATATTAGCCGCTTTTTCGAAAAATCTATCCATTTAATATAATATTTGATATTTCACAAATTATTTGTCTCATTGCAGCACCTATAGAGTCCTTCAATTCTACATATGTAGCATATGTAGAGGATTCGTAAGAACGATTATCCAAATCAGAAATAATTACTCCTAGTTGCTCATACGTTTCCTTAAGAGACTGTGTATTAGCACTATCTCTACCTGTGAATAGAGATTTATAATCACCCTCTTTCTTATAAAGAAAGTCTCTTTCTTGTTTTTCTTTCTTTTCCTTTCTTATTTTGTCAATAATTTCCTCAGTTAACCCAAAATATTTAAGGTTCTGAAGATCATTTGTTGCTTTATATACTTCTGCCATGTGAATAGCTGTACGAGGACTAACGAAATCCCCACTCTCATTTATCTTGTGACATATTTGGGCTATTTCTGGATAGTTATTTTTCAAAACTTTTGCAAACATATGATCATAATCATTTGCTTCATATTTTGGCCACTCAATCTTCATCTCCAGTGGAAAACGTTCCAGCAAAGCCTTAACTGAGTTATCTTCACTTACTTCCTGTTTAGTACGGTTAGTAAGACATATTACCAATTCAGTACGAATCTTAAACTGTTGCTTACCTTGTCTAAAGATACCTGATGTTAGAATATCTTTTAAAGATAATAATACGTTCATACGACTATCCAGTAATTCCTCAAAAACGACATATTTCTTGTTCATAAATGAGTTCTCTACGAGATATTCTATTTCACCAGTCCTCTGAAATTTCTTCATATCAATTCCACCAAACATTTTATCTTCAGTCATACCTTCTCCACATGCTTGAACAAATGTCTCTTGACCATTCTTATCTATATACTTTAGAAATTCATTAATTATTTCACTTTTAGCATGACCACCTCTTCCATACAAGAAGATATTTTTCTTGGTAAGAAAACCAATCTCTAATATATTAGCCACTTCTTCTGCATATACAAACTTTTCCAGTAATACGTCTCTTAAATTCATTTTTAGTTATTTTTTTGTTAAATGTATTTTACTTTTTCCTTATCGAAGAACATCAAAGCTGTTGATATTCTATCGATTTCAAAATCCTCATCGCTAACTACTATATGAATAGAAGCTTTTTTCTCAGGATTATCATATTCTAATCCTAGAAAACGACAAATCTTTTGTGCTGTATCTTCAGGATTTCCTGAAGTATAATTAATTAGTCCTATATTTATAGGAACAATTGTTAGACCAGACTGTGCCATTTTTATTGTTACTAAGCAATTACCTTTCCCGTTACAGAAATTAGATAATACTCCCTTTTCTTTATTCTTGGAATGATACACGGGATATCCTAGCTTATCTGCTATCTCAGTAACTCCACAAAAGCATAGTACTCTTTTTCCAGAGAAGGAAGAGAGTAACTCTTTTGTTTTCTCCATCTTTGCTATAGAATTCTGAATAAGGGATATTTGCTTTAAATAAACAAAAAAGGAGTCTTTTTTCTCCTTTTCTAATTTGCTATAGGCATTTTTCAATATCTCGAACTGTTTCTTTTCTGTTCGTTTATTAGGTAGCAACTTACTATTATCTAAAGCTACTTTGTGAATGAAAATTTCATAATCACACAATATTCCTTCTTCAACAGCCTGTTCTATAGGATAGTCATAACACACATCAATATCTGCAAGATTACTTATTTCTTCCTGTGTTTTTTTGGTTATGGTACCACTTAAGGCTAATACCTTCTTTGGATTTATCTTCTTTACAGAACATAGTTGGTTAGAAGAGCATTCATGTATCTCATCTATAACTAATATATCATAATTGTTAATAGATACCTTATGAAGAGAGCGGTGAGTAGTATATTCTATCTCACCATCCCATCCCCATTTTTCTTTGTCTTTTTCCCAACTATCCTTTATATCCAGACGTGGAATAGCTATTAGAGCCTTTTTAATCAAATCTCTCTTAAAGATATCTAAGGTAACCTTTATTTTTCCAAATCTAGGTGCACATTTAAGCAATGAATGGTATTTTCCACTATAACTATTTACTGCTTCTAACTGTCTTATCTTTCTTATCCCTTGGTCTTCTATTAGCATATCTTTCTTTCTTTAATTCTGAATATGGTTTAACTTTATTCTCCTCGCTTGTTAGATAAATTAGATAATTTTTGTATTTATGATCCTTTTTAGCATATCTATTCAATGTTCTATTTTTGGATCCTATATACTCTCTAAGTAATCCTATACTATTAAATCTTTTGATAAGAATTCCATTAAGAGTGAAAAGACTAACTTTAATTGAATGAATTTGTACTCGTTTAATAACACGCTTACCTTCTGCTATGGCCTTCTTCATAGATAAAGAAATCCTCTCTCTTGTAGAAATAGTTGGAGATATTTGATAGTTTAAATCTACTAATCTTCTCTTATTATACTCCGGAGAGATATAATCCATCCAATGTTGCTCACGATCCTTTAATAGTATTCTAATTTTATCTTTTGATAAATTTTCACAATCTAAAATCTCAAGAATCTTAATATCAAACTTATCAATTCCATATTTATTGAAAGCATTCTGTAAATGTTTATTATGAATTCTACCCGTCTTGTTAAGACAAAGATAAGTATGTAACCTATTATATAGGTCAATAGAAGATCCTATGTAAGACTTTCTATTGACCTTATTAATTATCTGATAGATTCCAGATTTGTATCTTATATTTTTCTCTATTTTCATAGAATGAATATAAAAAATTTCTAGAAACTTTCCAAATCTATTTACTGGGAGCTACCTTTATTAAACCATTATCTTACTATATTACATTTACCTCCTATACATAACTTCTTCAGAGTCTGTAAATTAATATTTCTGATGCAATCTCCTGTATTGTGTTTACAGGCTTCTTTTACTTTTACATATCCCAACATGAGATCTTTCTGACTCTTTAGAAATTGACCGTTTATTACTCTTTTAGTACCCTTCTTTGTAATAAATGTGGCTGTAAAGAAACGGCCCTTACTAGTAGACATTAGCTCATATGCCCTTTTTCTGGAAATTATATTTTTTACTATTTTAGGTATAGTAATTTTTGGTATTGGTATAGTAGTTATCTTAGTCTTGTTAGTGGAGACTACTACTGGTTTTAGTTTGTTTTTCATATTCTAGCTGTTTTTCAAATAATTCATCTAATGTTAATTTTCTCTCCCTTTCTACCTTTTTATCATAATTCCTCTTTGGAAAGTATTCTTTATGAAAGTCTTTTTCCTCATATATTAAACCCCATTGACCTCCAAATCTTTCATTCATTTTCTCGTATACTCTCTTTCTACCTGATATTCCCTCTATTTCATCAAATTCTATCCAATAATCTCTCATACGCTCTCCAGTTATGGGATGTACATGAGAATATCCAAAAGTTACATAGTATTTCATATTTTCTCAAATGTTAGTTTGAATTTTTCACCATTCTTGTGTTTAAGAACAGCGGAGATATTCTTACCTTTTGCTAAAGAAGCTCTCATTATATGAAGAATTTCTCCCACGCACTCTACCCCTTCAGTAAATAATTCATCTCTGTTATTTTCAGCTTCCTTCATCATTACGGGATTTTTGGTCACATCTTCTGGTAGGAAATTATCGATTTCTGCAGATAGTTGTTTATCATCCTCTACTACTTTATTCTGATTTTCTTGTTCGTTTGCTTGCATTGTCTTTATTTTTAATATGTTTGATTTCGTCTGCACCTAGTAATACTACCTTCTGCTCACTAATAAATTCTACCTCATAGTCGTTACCCGTAGGGTATACATGTACTATCGTTCCTATTTCTCCAGCTTTAACATGTTGTCCATCCTTCTTAACCTCAACTATATCTAACTCTTTGAAAATATTTCTTTTCATTAGTACTCTTTTATTGTCATATTCTTGAAATTCTCCTTATAGTGTAGAATAAGATCATTATCACTATTTCTATTCTTTACTACATGAGCAAATAAATCATCATTTTCTATTGGAAAGTTGACTAATCCCCCTCTTTTTCCATACTGACGTATATTGTATTTGGATGGCTTATTTAGAACAACAATAGTTTCACTAAACATTGCTGCAGCATCCCCACCATATACATCTCCCTGTCTAGGAAAAGCCTTATCACTTCCATCATCTTGTCTTTCCTCAAATTCTCTATTAATTTGAGTAAGGAATATAAATGCTACTGGTAATCTTTTCTTTAAAGCATTAGCTGCCATAAGCAAATTAAGTAACATCTGTACCTGATTGCCATCAGTAGTAGTCATTTTTGTTAGAAGGGTATGATCAACCCTTACTAATACTCTCTTTCCAGGATTATTGCTACAGAAATCTTCTACAGTCTTAGAAAAATCCTTAATAGAGAGTGGTTCTTCACAAAAAGTTATTGGTAACTGTCCATAATGATCTCTCAAGAGAGATTTTATTTCTTTAAGTTCTCTATTAGTAATAGTATTATTATCTGCAGATATAATATACTTATATGTTTTCTTCAGACGAGCTGATAGTCTTCTAAGTAACATTACCCGAGATGATAATTCCCAATTAAAATCGAGCAATAGAAAGTTTGGTTTTCCATCACCTCCTAAATTATGCTCAAAACATCCATCAACTATACAGTCTGAAAATGCTGATTTACCAACAGAGGGTCTACCTCCTATAGTAACTATACTATTCCATTCAATTCCATCGATCATAGCCATATCTAACTTCCTAAAGCCTGTCTTTAAAGAAGTTATACGACCCTCCATACGCCCTTCTACATAGTCTATTACTTCATCTATTGCTTCTTTTACCGTCTTTAAATGTGCCATTATAATAACTTATGTCTGCTCTCCTTTACAGCTGGTTCTTCTTTTCCTTCACTTTCTAAATCTGTCACCATTTGAGAAAAATTATCCTTTAAGATATAATAATGCATTAAAGGAAACCAATTATCTATAGCGTGACATCTCTCTATATGATTTATTAGAGTTCTTTCAATCTTATCATAATCTTTTAAACGATATAACTTCATGGCTTTCTGTATCTTAGCTGAGAAATCTCTAACGTTACAGAGAAATGCTATAGATGTTTTTGCATCTTTTTTAATGGATGCTCTTACTTGCCTTAAACCGGTTAATTCGAATATTTTATCCTCACATTTCTTATGCATTCTCCCTATACGTGTAGTAAGTGCTATAGATTCCCCTTTTTCCTCGATAATTTTAGGAAAATCACAATTTTCAACCAAATCTATACCTTTTTCTGTCAATTCATCATTCTCAATATATCCTTTCTTTATTAAGAGATTTAGAAAGCCTTGAATCCTTTTATTTCCTAGTGATTTAACACCATTCTTAATGTTACATAGCAAAACATAATGATCCAGGGTTAATCCATCATCTAAAATCTCGTGATATTTTTTGTCATCTATCATATTTTCCCTCCTTTTATCTTATCATCAAAGGTACGAAATCTCCGTTAATTTCGAATCCCAGTAATACAAATCTAGAAAACTTTGGATACTCTTTTCTCAGAAAAGAAATAGCATCTTCTCCACATCCCTCAATTATCTCCTCAAATTTCTCTTTAGTTTTGTAATCAACTACTCTAAAAACACTTGCAATCTCCATTCTTTTATTATTTAATATTTATTTTTTTATCCATTCGAAACATATAAAACTATTTCTATAAGGATGTTGTATATATTTTACTCTTTTATGAAGAATCTCCAGGATACCTGCTATGTAGATTTTTCTCCAATGCTTTTTGTTTTCCCACTCTAATTCAATAGATGGGAGGAAAATTAATATCCAAAATAATAGTGTCATTTGTGACCTTGGTTTTTAAATTGTAATTGAGATTTCTTCTTGTCATGACGTAAGTCTTGTTTAACAGCTCTCTTCCTAAAAGAATGTTTAACTGACCATTTCTTTATTCTCTCTAAATCTGTCATAGGCTTCTGTAAAGAATAGAAGTGTTTAGTGGCAATCTCTCTCTTTTCTGGACATTTTCCGGGCTTTGCTATTCTGTATTCTCCGGTAATACCTAAATCCTCTAGAATATCATCGGAGAAGGATATAGTGTTATTACAATAATAGGCTGCAATTAACTTAGCCTGATACTCTAATGCAAATGCATCAGCTACAGTAAGAGTTTTCAGTTGTCCTATTCCAACTATTGATTTTCTTGATAATGTTCTTAATAATATTGTCATAATATAATTGTTATTAAAAGTAACCAAATCCATATTTTAGAAAAGACTGGCTTGTTTAATCTTGAAAGTGTCTGCATAACTCTTAGCCATCTTAGTCTTCTGTATAGCATCTATTCTTTTTAATGTTTCCAGAATATAATAGCTATAATCTATATTGTAAGATGGCATATCTTTAGCAATATACCTATTAAAATAGGTAACCTTTGGTTGACACATCCAAGGAAAGTCATTATCTTGAGCCTCACAATGATTATCCATATAATCCCCTTCATTATTAATACCTCTCTTCTTCATTATATTTCCATCCTTACTAACAAAATATCTTATTAGTTTTTTATGGATACGTGTCTCTTCCTTACTAACTATTTCTTCATAATGTAATTGTCCAAAAGCTTTCTTTGCAATACAAAAGTCAAAGATATTATTATGATTAGTAATAAAATCGACAGGGTTTTTACCATGAATAAAATAAGCTTCTAATGCTAATGCAATTATACGTTTATTTTTATTCTTATTTAAAAGAAAGGCGGTTAAGAATTTACCTTTTTTCTTAACTGATCCATCTATCTTCTTTCCAATATAGCTATTGATAGAGTCCTGCCATATACATTCAAACTGTGCAAATTCTAGCTTGCCCTGTTCTGTATTACCTACCTTTTCTTCCCAATCCTTACATATTTTTAGATATTCTTCCCTTTTGTCTGAAGGATACATAGTCATAATACCATCAGTGTTACCACTAACTACTTGAAAACCAGCTCCTTCCATTGCTTCTATAAGCATTAATATCTCAATTTCATTACCCAGACATACTTTAAGTAGACCCTCTGGATAATGTAGGAAACTACCCACCTGTCCTAATTTACCAAATAATCCACCATTATTACATAGCTTTAGCATTTCCTGCAGGCCGGTTAGAGGTCTAGCTTCTTCTTCTCTACCTTCTTCCTTAAGTATTTTTGCCTTCTTTTTATAATAGGAACGTTTTTCCACATTTCCTTTAGCTATATCAATAATAGTTCTCTTTAGATGAGGAGCATGAATTCCTTGCTTAATAATAAAATTAGGATATTGTCCACCAACATCAGCATCTTCTAAAGTCCAACCAGGTGGTGGTTTAAGAAGTCGATTCTTCTCGTTACTATGTAACCCACCTTTAGCTATTGTATATGTTGTTGATCCCACTTTAAAAGGGAACTCTTGTTCCATATTCTTAACTACCTCTTTACCTAAGTTATCTATAAAGTCTATAAATAACTTACTTTTAAAGGAGATAGTAGATGGAAAGAAGTTCTTAAATTTCTGCCCAAAAGGCTGTTTAACCTTCTTAGTGAAGAGAACACTTTCATCAGTAATTCCTTCAGCTAATTTATAATTTAATTTATTCCAATCTTCTCCAATCTTTACATCTGCCCAATTCAGGCATTTCATTCCTGTTTCTCTCTCAACATCGATTCTATCCTGAATCATATTTTTTCCGTTATAATCTTCTAAATGCTCCAGAGATACATTATACCCAAACTTATCTCTAATCAAGCTTCTAACAGCATCAAGATTCCCTAACGTAATATATAGAAGACATAGAGTAGCAAAAACATCATGTCTTCTATATATCTTAATTTCTTCTATCTCTTCTTGAGTTAATCCCGTTTTACTGTGATGAATTGGCATTTCCTCTACATCAATATCTAACATATACTCTACCCACTTTAGAGAAGTACGTTTAGCTTCATTATCAAAGTGATGTATTTTAAATAAATCAATTACAGCAGTAGAAAAGTTCCATTCTTTATATGGAGAAACTATTCCAAAATTTTGATCTTCAATTATTTTGCCAGCAAAATCTGCTATTAATGATGCTATCTGTAGACCACTTAAATCAAACCAATTCTCATAATTATGAATAATATATTCTAGTACCTGATGATCAAATCCGATACCATTAAAAGACACCCAATAATCATAGTCATTTTCTGTATAGAACTTTACTATCTTATATAGATCATTTCTATATGCAGATATTTCAAATTCTTCCCATTCCCCTATATCAGGGTTATATACACCTATATCAAATAATTCCCTATAGGTCTCTATATCCATTACTCCAATCTTCCTGTCAAATCCTTCCGCTAGCTTCATATTACATATTTATCTATATTATCTGTCTTTGGTAGATTTACCCCACCACTGTTTCCTAATTCCTCAAAATTAGGAAATTTTTCCGTAACTTTCTCTCTTTTTCCATTTTCTTCATATATAATTATAGCGTGTCCACAATTCAATATCTGATATGCTATTATCTTCTTCATTTTTGTTGTTTTTCATCATATAACATATAGAACCACAAGATTTTACTTAAAGGGAATACTTTCTTGTTTTTATCCAAAAACTCATTAAAATACATCTCATAAACAATATAGCCTTGGACATACTCAATACATCTACTGTTGTAGATACTCTGTAGATTACTTTCTACAAAATGACATCCTGTATCACTTATACAGATAGTTACCCTTACAGTATCTTGTGACATAATCTCTTTTGTATTTATAGTTTGTGCAAAAACAAAGTTATGTACAAACATAAATGCTAGGAAAAGTAATTTTTTCATAATTTTCTATTTAATTTAACCTCTTTTATATCTTCAGAAGATATCTTTTCATGTTCAAATAATTCCATATATGTAGAATTAAATACTTTTCTACCTGTAAGAGTAGTCCCGTTATTCAATTTAACGTCAACTATTTGATATCCCATACCACTCTCCGGAAGATCTAGTAATATTTTTACAAATTTATCACTTAATTCTAATTTTCCCATAAGATTATTATTTTCATTTCTCTTTTTTTAAAACCAACCGCCTACCAACTCCGCAGCCGCAGGAGTGGAGGAGGCTGCTCCCTTGTATATCCTCCTACATTGGCAGAGTCTTTGGTTGTCATTTTCTTTACCCATTCTATAAGCACGTCTGCTGATATCTGTCCTTTTTCAACTTGCCATGCAAGTATTTCCAGTTTTTCAAAATCAATCCCTACATTGGTAGGGGTGGACGGGGCTAATTTTTCAATCTGTTTTTCGAGTTCAAAAATCCTTTGCCTTAGAACAACACAAGCCCTTTCATCCATGTGTTTTTCAGCCATTTTCAATATTGACTTATTTTCATCAATCATCGCTTGTAATATTTCACGATTTTCATTCATAGTGGTTACTGTTTACTGGTTAATTAAAAGCTAAAAGAAGAAGGTAATAATACAGGAAGATAGTCTCCTACATCATAACTTTTTCTTATTTCTAACTCTTTTTGGAGTTCTTCGACTGATATGGGATACATTATATCTTTCTTTGGCTTTTTTATCTTAGTTTTCTTCTTCATATGTTAATTTTTAATGAAAATGGCCACACGGGCCTTTTATTACAATATATTTATCAAATGCCATATTTTCTACAAATGGATAAATATTTACTTCACTATAATCTTTATATTTGATACCTAACTGATTTTCATCAAACTCATCTCTCTCTTTTACCCATATAGCTTCCGATGATATTTCACCTATTACTTTAAATGAACCATATTTAGCTAACATTAAAGTTTCTGTAATCCAACCTCTGCCATAGTGACATTTCACAAATCTATTCATAACTTACTTTTACAGGTATAATAGTATTTGTTTCTGGATTGGTGATTTTAATAGTGGAACATGAAGGCCATTTGCAATTATTATTTTTTCCACAACTTGCTCCTTCCATTTTAATTCCTCCTAAAGAACAATCTAGTGCAAGCTCTATACTTGTAGGAATTTGTTTTGTTTGCAGAGATTTAATTAAATCTTCATAAGATAAATAGTCTTTATCTGTTGTTAGAACTGAGTTATTCATTCTTCCTTGCTCATAGGCTATTTTTATATCTTCTTCTGTATATTGTCCTTTAGCTTGAGCTGCTTTGTAACCAATTTGAAACCCTATAACTTGTGGAAATTCTTTATGATGCTCTGCTATTGTATCAACGTAATATCTTTTTTTATACCATTGTAATGCTTCTATTTCAGCTTCATCAGGTAATTCTATCATTGGAACTCCTTTAAGTCTTTTAGTTCCTATTGTAGCTATTATTTTAAAACAATTAGCGTCATCACATTTATAAAGTTCTCGATTTGGGTTAAGAAAATAAAATGTACTTCGCATTGATTTTTTTATATCATTCTTGAATGTATTCCAATGAGTTGGGATTTTATCCTTATCAACCACAACTATTAATCCTTCTTCTACAGAAATAATATCTTCTTTATTAAATGTTTTTGTCATCTTATTAAGTGTTTTAAACAATAAAGAATTGCTTGTTCTGTAGATTTCTCTAAAGCAGCTTCTACATGAAGTTTAGTAAAAGTTATAAGTCCTTCAACTACAGAGCTTTGTGTTAGTGGTTCACCACTCAATTCCTCTTTAAAAAATTCTTCTGCTGTGGGTATATTATTCATTAGTATTGAATTTGTTGTTTAACATTAAGAATAGAATTTCTATCAACAACATGTATCCATTCAGAAGAGTCAGGGTTTGAATATGTCCGTAATTCTACATTAGCTTCTTCAGCACATTTATCAATAACAACTTCTACTATTTCTTTAATAGCAGTTTGAAAATCAGAGTAGTTATTATAATCTTCCAATAATCCCTGTTTTGCAAAAAAACTCTTTAACATTTATATTTTTCATAGTTTATATTAATTTAAAAAAGGAGATAGGTTTCCCTATCTCCTTCATCCGAGTATTTATTCTCTACTCTATTGAAATTCTGTCTTAACAACGGTATTTAGAAGTGTTGATACCTGTTTAGCCATATCATCAAGATTAGTTACTATAGTATGGTAGGTATATATCTCTTTCACTTGACCCAATTCTACACCTACACCAACAGTAACAAAGCCATCCCTTTTACATTTTTCAATAGTCTGCTTCATTTCCATAACAGCTGAACGACCACCATATCCTGAGGCACAGGGTAAACCATCTGAAATAACGATAAAGATAATATTATCGTCAGTAAAAGAACGAACCTTATCGTAAATGGCTTCAATAACAGGTCCGTCATAGTTTCCACTCCAGAAAGCATTCCTCTGCCATCCGATGGCTCTCTCAAAAATATGGTTGTACTTATCATTGTAGATATTTATATGTGGCATGCCAGCATCATCTGTAGAATGACCATATACAAAAATCTTATCTGCAGGAAGGATGGATGATAGACATTTCCATAATATCTTCATAATGGAATGCTGACTATCTGCTTTAGTAGAATGGTATTTTCCATCTATTCCTCCCATACTACCACTTTCGTCCATCAAGATACATACGGAGAAAGGTTTGGTTGTCTGATTCTCTTGTTCATTATAATAGACATGAAAATTACCAGCTTTAACTTCTGCTAACTTTCTACTATCTAACTTTCCTGTCTTCAGACCATTTACTCTATCATGTTGCGGATCAAAAGATATATCAAGTAAGTTTACCAAGTGTCCTGCATATAGATTTTCTAATTCATTATACTTACAAGGTGCTCCCTTCGAAGGTACAACTCTCCATCTTACCTTATCCTTCATTTCACAAATAGATCCTTCTACATCTAACCATTTCGTTCTTCTCGGAATAACTTTCTCGATAAGTTCTCTGGCATTGTCTAGAGCAGCTTCAATACTCATTTCACCACTATCTCCTTCATCCTCACCACCCCCTTCTCCCCTACTATCCTCCTGACCCTCACCTTCATCTCCTTCTTCTCCCTTACCTTCTCCATTTTCCTTTCCATCGTTCATTGGAAAAAGGAACTCACTTTTCTCGATTATACTCCGATAGTGAGTAAATAAATTCCCCAACTCAGTATCTTTAGCTACACTATCTAACACATTCTTTTTTGCTGTTTCAGATACAGAGAGAAACTTTTCCTCCTGACCAGAAAATGGATTTTTCCTTTCTATTGAGGTAGCTTTATCTAGAAAGTGATCTATTAACTTATTCTCTTTTATTTTGAGAAGAAATATATCAAGCAACTTGTTAGCAGAATATCCACTCAACTCTATACTTTTAGGTAATTCCCTCTCAATATCAAAGGGTACTTTAACTTCAGGATAGTCGAGTAAAACTTTATGATAACCACCAAAGTAAGAAGATTCCCATTTAGTTGATGATTCCATTATTTTATCTTTGTTTGTCCTAAAATAGCCTCAATAGACTTTAATCCTTCCTTACTTCCAATTCCTTTACAGATAGTAAAGAATGAGTCATATATGGTAAAACCATCCCTAACCAATTCTGCTACTAGCTTTAAGTGCCTGATAGACAAATTAAAGGAGATAGTATACTTATCATGAGCAGTATTTATGTCCTCATAACACTTAACAATTCTGTCAATATCTTTAGGAGATACTGTTGGAGTATGGTAAGTTAATACTTCTTTAACTTGATTGGTTGTTAGTGGATCAATCTCAATAAGCATGAACCTATCTAATAAGGCTCTATCCAATTTATGTGTACCTGTATACTGACTACCCAAGTTAGCAGTAGAGATAAATACACATTCAGGATGTACCTTAATTGGCTCACAATCATCAAAACAGTATTCCATTGACAGTTCTTTCCTGAAATCCGTACATGGGAATAGGAGGTTATTTGCGGCTGCTGGAGCCATATTGTTATCGTATCGACTCTTTATTCGATACTTCTGTATCTTTATCTATACATACAGTTCAGACTATATCATCATGATTTCTCATGTCGGATGTTCGTGGATATATTATATTCTCTTTCGAGTTTCAATATCTAGTCGTTGAACTCGCACTAACCATTTAGATTAGTGATAAGCTGCTGATTACCCTCTTCACTAAGGGCTTTCCAGCAATTTATCCGATTTTTTACAAGACGCTACTCCATATAGGAAAACGTGTATTTTTTCCGCAAAGTTTTACCCTTACCTAAGCAAATTGAAGAAATAGAAGCACAAGTAGAATCAAAGTTGTCATTTGACAGAGATCTGGCTGCTTCTGCTATATTTGCAAATATAGATTTTTTACCAGTTGATAATTCTGTCATGATAACTGACCTCCACTTCCACTTAGAGCGTTCTATCCCATAAGAATAGTTAGGAACTTCTATATAACTCCAATAATAACCACCCGCACTAAAAATTTTACCTCTGGCACAAGCAGATATCATGTTATTACATACTTTTGTTTTTCTACCTGCCTCTCTGGTTGAAGGAAAATTAGCTAATAATCTACCATCTAAAGTATATTGATAAACTTCCTTACTAGTAGATGTGCAATTATTTTGAGTAGTTGGATCCAACTCACAATTAAGTGTTGGACCTAATAGATCTATCCATTTCTTCTCTATCTTTCTAACTTCAGAAGAATCTTCGGTCTCCAGGATTTCTAGTACTGAGAAATACATATAATCTTCTCCATATTTATTGAAGATATTCTGCATTCTTGGATTATCCGATTTCCCACCTCTCAACTTTTGCTTGTGTTCAGCTAATCTCTTCTTAATATTTATCGAACTACCTACGTAATTCTGCTCCTTTGCTTTAATATAGTAAATACCCGATTTACTAATTACACGTTTTGATTCATCACTAAATAATTTGTACATTGTTTTTCTTACAATATACAAATATTTGATGAGATATCCTAATTTAATTTTTAACGACTTATTTCATCTAATAACACAATACCTGGTTTCTGAATAACCTCAGAGAAACGACTCCTGATGAACTCGGAGGTGGTATGTCCATCTTTTACCTTAATAGCATGGGTTCCAACTAACGACATAACGGGATCACTCATTGTTCCCATATCGAAGATAGTTAATGGTAATCCCATTTTCTTTGCCAAATTACTAACCAATTCTGTTTTACCTCATCTTGTTATCGTAAAGATTCTTTATTCTTTACTTCTGCATCTTTTTATATTCATGCAGTTCAGACTATATCATCACCATTTCTAGTGTCGGGCACTCGTGGGAGAGATTATTGTTGAGCTCACTCTCCTAGTCGTTGAACCTTCTAAACTCCTTTATCTCAAGTTTAGCTTGGCTGCTGATTGGCCGTTTCACTACGGCTATTCCAGCAATTCACCCGATTTATACTGGGCTAGGTAAACCTAACTCCTTATCCATCTAGTTAATTTCTTACAATGTACGAAAATTATTGACAAATAGGACTATTAGGCTATATTTATTTTAACACCAGTTGGACCCAATAGCATACTATTGACGCCCTTCAATATATTCCTCTCCAGAATCTTATACACACCTACTTGTACCTTAAAGTAGTCATTCAAGGATACATAACCATTTGTAATCTTCAGATCAGCGGTACTTACTGCAGTTTTAATAGGATCTGTTTTTCTTTTTGCTCTTGGCTTACGTACTTTGGTCACCACTTCTCTTTCTGTTGTCATTTTTGATTTTTTAACATTATTAATGCTTTAGTCACTTTTCACTGATTAATAACAAAATAAACCTGTTATTTAGGTTATTTTACAATTTTGTTACTATGATCTGAGTTTTCTTTGATAAGTTAGATTTGATAGAGAAGCCACCTTAGCGAATGGTGTTTCATCAAAGATATATTCATTAAACTCACCTTGGCTCAATTCTACCTCATCCTTTATCTCCCATTCAAACATCGTTACGAGCTTATCATATTCTTCACTATTATCCACAGGACTTACTAGACTTACAGGAGAGAGTTTAGTATCTCCTGTAGCTAACTTAGCTAACCTGTCCTCAAGCTGTTCCTTTGCCTCTAATTTATAGGCTTCCACAGCTTTTGCATACTCTACTTTATGCTTTTCCTTGTTTTCTTTAATTTTTTTAATCAATTCTTGTTTACTTACCATGATCATTCTGGCATCTTCTCTTTGTCTCATATTTTTTTATTCTTTTAAATTAGTTTGGATTAACTTCCCTTACAAAATAATAGACATCATCACCAAATGACAATGAGGATATTTTTACACTACAGAGCATCCATCCTGCATTTCCCCTTCTATTAAGAAATTCTTTTTCTTCAATACTACCTGTACTAAGTCTATTATCTCCAGAGAGTCTTACTGTATCATATTCATATTTCTTCATATATCTTACTTTTTCTATCTAATCATCTCGATTAATTCCTCTTTGCTCTTTTCCTTCAGTGTATCAGCTATCTCAGAGATAGTAGATTTCTTTATATCCTGAATCTCACCTTTCAGTTTTTCCCTTACTAACAAAGTCAATTCGTAAGGAATCTCTTTAGCTGAACTATCTGATGTAATAAAGTTACCAACACTTCCACCAGCAATAATTAGTAAAGCATCTTTCTTACTTGGAGTAAAAACATACAATGTCCAGGTAACCAGACAGATAGAAAAGAACCAGAAAAATGTTGTCTTGATCGTTTTCATCCAATATTTGAATGATTTCTCATCTTCTTCATCCCTAGTAACAGTATTGTCATTGTATATGGCAAATACTATCCAATATACTATAAAGAAGATTATACTAAAAGTTAGTGTTACATTAGATACTTTGTCAAAGAAGTTTTTTACACCATCGGCAATGGTCACCCAATAAAAAATACGATACCAACTCATACTTAATAAACTCATAATTTTAATTTTAATTTTTAAAAATCCATTTAAATCCCCCTGCTGTATTTCTATACTTTCGTTTTAGGCAGCACGCACTTATGTGACAAGAGGGTATATTCAATTTTTTACTTGCTTCAGTTGCACTCTTCCATTCTTTTATAGGATAGCCATTTATGTCTAACTGTATTATTGATTTTTTACTAGATTTAAAATGTTTCTTTATTGGCTGTAAATCCTCTAAAATATAGGACCATTGATAACCATAGGCTGTATTATTCTTCTTTTTCTTATTACAACAATTATATATGCAATTAGAAGAATAACTAAGTTCTCTCTCAATATCTTTTCCACATTCCCATTCTTTTTTAAATTTACCATTTAATTCGTACTGGTAAATCTTTTTAGAAAAAGGACTATTTAAACTTCTAGGTTTAAGATATCCTAAAAGTCCATCTCCACCTTCTGTTAAATTACAAAGTGTTCCGTAATATGATTTTCTACCATATAATTTTATTAATCGTTTTTCTTCTTCTTTAACATCATTATAGGAGTTTGATTCATAAATAATTTCTACTTTATATTCAGTTTTAGAGACTATTCTTTTCCACACAATATTTCTTCCTTTTCTTGTATAAGCTCTATAATATTTAGATTTAATAGTATTATAAGCTCTAGATGATTTAGTACCAATACCAATATAGAATATCTCATTGGTATCTAATCGAATATGTTGATATGTATAATGTTTCATACTAACAATATACAAATATTTCTATATTCTACCAAATTTCTAGTAGAAAATTTTGTACCAAATTCCTAAAATAGTTGTCATTTTTTAAAATTTAAATGTTAAGAAGGGGATAGCAGTATAACTATCCCCTGTTTGGACTCCTCATCCGACTGATTCATACTCCTGTTTAAAGGTCTGCTCAACTATCAGTATTGTTGAGACTGTTTATACTATCGTTTAGTCATCGTGATCATATCCCGGCTGTACATCGTCTGCAGGAAACCTATCTTTTGGAGGTTTCTCTTTAACTACTGGATCAGGAATAGGTTTGATATCTTTATCCATTTTTATTTTATTTATTAAAAATATACTTTCTCTAATATTTCGAAATCAGCATGACATTTCATTACCCCAAGTAATCTACATATAATATTTCCATAAATTATTGCTATACAGAAGTTGTCTTTTATGAAGATTTTTCCATTATAAAAATAACGAGAATGGTAGATAGATTCTTTAACTGACTCAAATATAATCTTGTTTTTGTGAGTAGAAATACTTCCGAAAGTTTCTCCATATCTATATATATGAAAAGGAATTATAATACTACATTCCTCATAATTGCAATTATTTATAAGTAAAGTAATGCCTAATTCTATCATCTCCAGCTCTCTACTCACTATCATACCAGTTATCTTCTCTTCAAACTCTTTAGTCATTTTCTTTTTGTTAAAGTAAAAAAGCCGGCCCTCTCCAGGGCCGGCTAACTTTAAATGGCCTAATTACAATTCAATATTGAATAATTCTTTTATTTTAGCCTTAGTTGAGGGTGAACCAGAAACTATTAACTTGTGCTGATGATAAATTCATTCGTATTCTTTTCTGTTTAATTTAGTAATATATGGGAATCTCAGTTTACCTGCAGGCGTATATCCAAAGAACTGGATTGTTGCTTCAGTACCAATATAGGTATCTCTATTGTCCCACACTTCTTTTAAAAAGGAATGGACCCCTTTAACATTGCTTTTACAGCAATTAATTCTTTTCTTCTTATCATAGGGTTTAGATTTATCCAGAATTACCCAGAATTTACCGATAGTTCCAGCTCTGCTACCCTTACCTTCTACATAATCAAAGATCTCAAATTCTTCATCAATAAAGTCTTTGTGTTTAAGTAACTGATCACATCTCTTATTCTGGTATTCTGCAGTATCTGTACGAATAATGGTTCCTTCGTAACCTTCTTTTAGGAACTTTTTGTGATACTCTAATACTTCTTTATGACTATGTACTTCATAAGTAGGTACCAGCTTAATTGAGGAATTATTCTGGGTAGAAAACCACTTTTTAAGAGCTTCATATCTAACCGAGAATACACCCTTTACTGAAGGATAGTCATAGGCCCAAAATTCCATTACTTTAGCTTCTTCCTTCTGTTCATCTGTCAGATCTTTACCACTTCTTATAAGAGACACAATCTTATTAAAGTCATCATTATATGAGTGGGTATACAACTCTCCATCTAACTGAGTGGTATTTTGGTAGAGATGTGGACAAGAGGTAAAAGGCTTACCGTTTCTACTTGTTAGAGTATTATTTTGACTATCTGAACGTAATCCATCTAGCTTGGGTTGAACAAATACTCTATACTTTCCCCATTCTACACCTACTCTTCTTTTTGGTTTAGATACTGATACTTCCCCATATGTCTCTGCAAGCATTGGTTCAAAGTAGTTCTTTTTCTCTGTTAGCACCTCATTATAGCTTTTATCTAGCTTACCTTTATGTTTAGAGGTGGCTTCAGCTAATGCTTGCTGTTCTGGAGTAGTCTCGTTTTTCTTACCAATATTCTTCCCTATGCAAATAGTTGGTTTACTGGTAGTTAGCTTTCCGTCCTTTATACCTTCAATAGTATAAAATTTATCTCCATCTACCACTATTTGCCATTGTTGGATGGCACCTTTTGTTGTATACTTATAAAGTATAGGAAATTCTTTCTTCATCATAAATATATTTCGTTATAATCACCTTGTTTCAACCCTCTTTCTTCAAGCCATTTAAAACATTCATTTCTTGATTCAGATATAAATGAACTCCTCTTTCCTGCAGTAACTACATCATACCTAATGGAATGGCTACTAATTAGCCAGTATCTTCCTTCATCTTCATCTAGCCAGATTTCATATCTCATGTTAGTAATTTAAAAAAGGAGATCTCTTTATAGAGACCTCCTTTACATTATGACGACACCAATAAATTAATCCTTCCATTCCACTGCTGGACATTCATTCTTAATTGCCTTAAACAGTACCTCAAATATCCTTCCAACGATGCAATGGCCGGGGCTTTTAATCCTGGCGTTTTCTCAATTACTGAGTAGATGGCGTTTAGCTCCTCGTTTACACCTTCACTCTCGGCTTTAAAATGCACCTTTTTTACACCTTCATTTACACCTTCATTTACACCTTTAGTGGCTTTGGTTTTGATAGAAAGGTCTGGGAAAGCCGGTGGGGATGTGAGAAAGTGCCACTACCCCTAAATATCCCAGATATACCAGTAATAGTACTGTAGCAGTAGCTAACAGTATTAATAATATCTTGCCAATAGGCTTGGCGTATTTAACAATCTTATTAATACGGTTTTTCCTGGCTATCATGGCCAACCTCTTCTTTTCTTCTTGCTCTCTTATTCTCTTCTCTCTTTCTAATCGGTACTTCTCTCTTTCTGTCTTTATTTTCTCAACCATTTCCTGAATCTTCTTAATAAAATCTCTGGATAAATTGTCTCCATACCATAAATTCTTGTAATTGTCAGGTAAACACTGTCCTTCATACGTACTCATATACAGTTTCTCTGCAAGATCCTTTTGAACAATTTCATCAGAAGAAACTATTCTGACGAAGTTCTGTACCTTCTCTCTTTTTGCTACAGCCTTCTTAGTTTGGACATTTCTTATCCCTCTATCAATATAGAGCATAAAGTCTCTTACTCCTTCTGTTACCTTTCTGATAATAAAGTAAGGAACGAATAAGAAAAAGCTCACTACACATAACCAAAAGAATGGACACATATGAGTAAAATCATAGTAGTGAACATTCCACATTCATTGTACCATTCGGGTATACCACCCGCTCTTCCTAAGAGTAAATACGTCTTTTATCATTTTTAAAGTTGTTTAGTTTGTAATCTTAATTTAGTTAAGTCTGATCTTTACTTTCTGTTTTGAAATTTCCAATTGGCTTTCATTGCAGCCAGTTTTATCTTTTCTTCTGGTGTCTTTTTGAAGACAGAGAAATCAATGGAAAACTTCATTGAATTAATTTCTCTCTGAATGATACTCTTCTGAAGAGAGTATGCCTCACTTTCCATAATTTCTTTAAAGCTTGCTTCTTTTGCCATTTTTATTTGTTTTTAGAGTTAAAAAATGGTCACCTATAAGGATGGCCAAATCTGGTTGTGGAGGTGTTGGGTTACGAACCCAAGTCTTTCCCTGTTTCAATTTGTAAGTTACATGCATGTAGGTTTTTTATTGAGGTAACTACCCTCTATTCCTTGTGAAGGACAACTCTTTGTAATTTTTCAAGGTGATTTATGAAGAGATTACCAACTCTTCCTCATAACGGATTTCACATTCCTAGACAAGTGAATTGCTGTCTTATCCAATTTTGAAGTTACGCAGCTACTGCTACGTTAGCAAAAGCCATATTAATTAGCTTTGCACCCTCTGCTTGATGATCAACTGTGTTGTCATTTAATTGTTTGTATAAATTTGTTGGCTTTCCTTAACTTGTCCCGCTAGATGGGAGATCTCGGTACTTACTTTAGGCACTATATACTTTGAGCCTGCACGCCTACTCTTATTCACATTGAAATCAATTCAACTCACCCCCATATTATTATGCAATATATATGAAACATTTTTATTAGTAGTAAATCTGACCTGCAATTTCTGACTTCCTCTTAAATGAAACTAAGTGATTGTATAATTCTAGATTCTTTTCATCGTCTCTTTCAGGAGAATATTTAACGGATTGTCTATTAAATGTTCTACATTCAATCTTTGTAAGATTAGGAAATTCATATCCTCCGGATGAAAGTGGAAATTGAACTGATACTAGTTCCTTTTCAATTTCGGTTATAAATTCTGCCCTATAAAACAAATCAGAACTCTTAATAATTACCCATCTATTTTTGTTTATATTTACCCACCCTAGTACTTCTATATTAGGATTTCTTGGAATTCCTATATAGTTCATTTGGTTAATTTTAGACTTAGTTAGCTTTGTCGTTTTTACTTCAATTTCCATGTTACTACTTTTTGTAAAAATTTTGATTAAATCATTCTACTACAAAGATACTATAATTATTAATATTGAGCAAATTTCTTTACTCTTTTTCCTTCTCCACTTTTACGGCCTTTATTTCCTTGTGGGTTGAAAAGGATATAGATACCTTCTTTTCAGGATCAAAGTCAGAATGACTATCGTCTAGTAATTCCTTGCCTTCCATATCCTTAAAAACAGGATGTTCCATTATTGCGTCTTTATTTTCATTAGCTATTTCTGCTAATTCTCCAAGTTCTTCCTCAGAGCAATCATTGATAAATTCTGCCATTAAATGAAGCATCTGAGCATTATTATAATCCTCTTCTGTCAATACATTCTGGCCGCATTTAGGACACGGTTTATTTAACCATTCCTTATAATCCTCCATTTTTACACTTTCATTCTCCCAATCACAGTTAGGATTGTCACATTTTAATCCAGTTTCTTCTATCTCTATATTTTTTTCCATTATTTTAAGTACTTTTTGAGTGTGTTAAATTCTGCCTATAGGGTTATTTCTGTCATAGTTTATTACTCTAAAGGTAAAGAATCTTTTTAATCTCAGTTCTTGGTAATTTTTCTACTACTGCTCTGTAAGCTCTTAGTATTCTATCACTATCGACAGGAATATCTTTACCATGAGAAGAACGATAAAAAGAGCATTTGAAGCCGAGGTAGCTACGAATATCCTCTACTATCTGTAATAGATCCTTACCAGTCTCCTCTTTAATAGCACGTATTTTCAGAAGAGTATCAGTCAATTTACTTTCCTCAATATTTAAGGGACGATTATAAATAGGCTCAAGAAATTTGTTTATCTCATTTCTACGATAAGCAATATTTTTGACATATTCTCTAGCTATTTTATCTACCACCACTATATCATCAGAGCTGTAGATAATAGGGTTTCCAGGTTTTCCTGAATAGAGAGGTTTTCTTTTGGTTTGCATACAATTGACATTTAGATAGTTATGAAAGTAATACCCTTTATTTCATCTGTCTCAAGATAATCATCCAATTCTTTCTCATTAGTAAAGAATTTAGTATATGTTTTTCCGTCACTCATAGTAAACTCTATGTGAGGATAATAAAATACTCTCTTTTCCTCAAAGTAACAATTATCTGGAGGTTCCGATAACATATCTTCACTGAAACTAGTATAGAATCCTTCTTTTTGAGTAATAAATCCGAAGAATCTCATCTCCTTTCTGTATTTATACCAAAAATTTTCTCTTCTTCTATAAATAATTATAGTGGCTACTTGTGATTTATTTAACATCATAATTTCTTTTTTAGTTCGTTTAATTGAGATATTCTTAGTAAGAGTATTTTATGCCATTTTTCTTTTACATCTTCTTTTACACATCTCTCATAAATACGAGTTGCATTAATAACGCTTCTCTTCATATACTCCACTTTCTGTTGTATACTTTCCATGATTGAATTTAAAAAAGGAGATCCTGTAATAGGATCCCCTTATTTCTCTAGGTACTCTTATTATTAGAATATCTTAAAAGAACTGTGTTTCACTTCTGATTTTCTTATAGAAATCATCATATTTTTGTAGTTACTATCATTTCCATTCTTTTTAACAACAAAGTTCATTTTATCAAAGTCGGGCTCTTTCTGGATATAATATACATCACCATCATTGCTTGTAATGTAATTACCTCTCTATCTTTTAGTTGCAGTAACTCTTTCAATACAAGAGCGTCCAACTTCTTCATGGATTACCACCTCTTTGCCACCGGAGATTTGAACGATATCATAAGTAAGATCTTTTCTCTCCAGATTGAAGTGTTCACAACAGGTATATGGCTCCTCCTTGTGGATATTTACTTCACTTACAATAGATTTTACGATATCTACTGTAATGATTTTTAATGGTTTGAGAAATTCCAGGATATTTTTCTTGAATTTTTTCTCAATGAGACAATCGTCCACGATCTCTGTAATTTGCTTTAGCGAGAGATCCTTGAAGGTTTTGAGATATCTTATCCTCCCAGGCCTGTTTAACATATTGTCATTGAGCCACAACTCATTAGTAGTCAGGATAAACACCTTCCTATATCCCGTTTTGTATACTCCATCCATAAGGGATAGCAAAGTTGGATCACCATTGCTTTTGTCATAGCCGTATTCATCCTCACTGATACTACCCTTAAATGTCTTTTCGTACTCGTCAATTACAATAGTAACATTCTCCTGTAGATCAGAAAGAAAGCTATTTAATCCAGGATAGTTTGATGTTATTAGGAGGATTGGCTGCTTTAATTCATTAGCTAGTAATTCTGCAGTAATCGTTTTGCCAGTACCTTTTACCCCGTTCATCAGAACACCAAGATTACCTTTCGTAGAGAGATATGTTTTGCATACCCTTCTTACAAAGTCTGTCTCCATTCCATATACTTTGAAGTCAAACGTAAACGAGTCTGCCATTTCCTTCAGATATATTCCCTTGATATCATCGAATTCAATAGTATACACCTTCTTCTCAAGAATAGGAATAGTTCCTGTAATATCTTTCAAGAACAAACAATTTCCAGATTTAGCCCATGTTTTTTTCATTAGTTACTTTTTAAGTTTAGTTAATTTCTTGTAATTAGAGGGATCTTCAATGTCACCATTCATAAATTTGTTTATGGCATCTTTAGAATGTCTTCTTTTCTTATATCTGAATTCATCTCTCCAGTACCTTTTACCACCAGCACTTCTCCAGTACTCTTCCAAGTTATCCTCAAGAAAAGCCTTCTCCTTGAGTAATTCATTATCAATGTCCTGTACCATATTAAGTATTCTCTTCCTTACCCCTACACATATATAGTATTCCGGAATGTTCAATTCATATCTGGTATCTTTGTGTATTTGTCCACCCCACCTACTTACCCTTTCCACAACCCTTTTAGTAAAGAACTTCTTTACGTCCTCCTCTACTCTTTCATATTTCTTTTCAGTAAGAGAAGATACAGAAGGTCCACTGTAATAGGTTTTTCCATCTGTATGTGTGTGGGTAAATAATGGTCTTATCTTGGATAATAAGGTATCTTTTCTTATAGTAGATATTTTTGAGGAGCTTTCTTTACTTACTTTATATCCATTATCACAATATGAGAGTGCTCTGGCCATTCTCTCTCCATCATCTCTCCTCCTAGCTTCAGGAGTTAATTTAAGAAATAGATTCCAGCCATCTTGAATAGGTATATCTAACTTTCTCCAGGGACTATTTCTAATAATATCCCTTATCTCATTTAGTCTCTTTTCATTAGCTAGAAACTCTTTTTCTTTCTGTTCTATTGTATCTTCTTTCATAGTGTTGATATTGGCGGGAATAGATATTCTTCCTGTTGTTGATTTTCTTCCTTATTTTCTTCACATAATTTTATACGATCAATTGACACCCCAAAGTATGTGTTTGATAGAGTAGAGATATAATTAGAAGGTACTATATGATCTCTATACCATCCTATAGTCTTCTCTAACTCTATAATTGCCATACTTCCTCGATCGATCAGGAGTACAATAATTGCTTTCTCTGGAATATCATTTTTATTTATAAATGTAACCCTATCATACATTTTCATAATTGTGATATTGGTGGAAATAAATAGCTTTCTTTATTGTTGAATATATCTGTATCAGGAGCACTCTTTACTAATTCTAATCTTTCTAGAGGTATTGCATAGTATTTTCCTGATAGAGAGGGTATATAATCTTCTTCTATTCTGAGATGAGAATTATTTCCAGCTGACCATCCATAATCAGGATTCGAAGTTTCAATAATACAAATATTACCTCCAATATTCTTTACGAATATTCCCTCTCTATTATCACCTCTTACATAATCACCTTTTTTCATAATTCATTTATTGGTGGAAATAAATAATCATTATCATGTTCTGTAGTATCATTATTGGAAAGAAATGTGAGATCTTCTCTACTAACAAAGTAGTACAAGTTACATCCCTTACTAATATATTCATCAGGTACATCCCTATCTCTAGGCCAACCACGTTTATTTGGTTCACTTAACTCCAGTAAAACATACTCATTATCGTCATCCCTTACAAAAAATCCAATTACAGTCTCTCCATATAGATTAAATTTTACTATATCATACACATTCATAACTTAGATATTTCAGGAAATAAATATTCTTCTTCTTTATGAGGATCCTTTAAAGGAATCCCTTTCTTAGATAGATGAGGAAAGGACATATAAGATAAGATAATATATGTATTAGTGGCTCTTGATTGGTACTCTCTGATAAGAGTTGAGCTGTCCCATCCTGATATATTTTCTCCATTTATTACCTCTAATATCATATTACGATAGCCGTCATAGTAGCGAGGTCCATACATTCTTACAAAATGAAAATCACCTTTACAGTTGCCCTCTCTGTAGAATAATATATCTCCAGGTGATAATTCCTCTATTTCTTTCTTATTCATTTTTAATTAATTTTTGTGATCCGGATTGGATTCGAACCAATGACCACCAGCTTAGAAGGCTGATGCTCTATCCAACTGAGCTACCGGACCAATGTAGAAAGGGATGTCTTACTTAAACGACAGATGATATCCATTCCGTACTTATACATAGCAGGTTTGAGGGTCCGGATCATCTGAAAAGGATTCGAACCTTTTATATCCCTTACTTTTTTAATTACTTCTTCTTCTTTTCTTTCTTTCCTGCTCTTATCTTGTCCTGGTGAGCACGGATAGCCTTCATCTTTATTTTCCTTCTTTCTTTACGGAGAGCCCTGTATTCTTCGACAGTGGCAAGACCATTTTTTCTCATGTTTCTTAACATTGTTTTGGAATAGCCAAAATTTTTCTTAAATGTTTGGCCCTTTGTTGGCTTAGAAACTACTGTGTTTTCAGTACTCATGATTGTGGTTTATGTGTGAAATTTTATTTTTTACTAATTTTACCTTCCTTAGTTAGCCTTCGTGTATGGTTGTTGATTTAATCGGAAAGTCCTCTCTTACAATATTGACTATATCATCTAAGTCAGATTCAGAAAAACCTATTTGGCAGGCCTGTACCTTAGCATATAGTCTTGTATATCTCTTATCCTTAAGGATAACATGTGTTGATTTCCCCTTTGATAATATTATCTTATCCTTCTTCTGTAGCTTTTGTTTTTCCATTTCTGATTTAATTGCTTGTTGTGTTTGCGTACTCATAATATGTGCTTGTTTAAATGATTTTAGTACTTTATTCAGAAGATAAGGAAAACTCTCTATTTAACTGATTCGATTAGTTCTCTTAATTGTCGTACAGCATGATCGAAATCTTCTGTTTTTTCTATCTCCTGCTTCCCAGAAGTTTTTCCATTCTGAAATTCTACTGATCCTGACCATATCCCGCGTCCCCAATTACCCATAAAGAGGTTAATATGTGTCACACAGTCTTTTTTGAAGGGATCTTTTATAACAGAAGGTAGTTGAGATTTACCGTTACCTAATAGATTATCAAACATATTTTATATTTTATTAGTTAGGATGTTTTACATGATAGTATCTTCAAATGTTGAGAAAATGCATATAATACGTTAAATATTGCTAATTTCTTTGTAGAAGCAACACATGAAGTACTATAGCCATTAGCAGTATTTTTGTAATCAAAATCATACACACTTACTTCACATCTATTTATATTTACATACCATCCATTTTCTTCTATCCATTCGATTGCTTGGAGCTGCCAGTTGGCATCACTATGAAATTTGAGTAAACTATCACAATGATAGCGTTTACCATCAGGATATTTACCCCTTTCAGGAAAAGCCAAGTGGATACCAGTGGATCTAGTGTCCTTATTGGATGGATACCATTGTTCCTCTACAGAACCAATCATCTTTGCTATCTCCCTATTCATTTCTATTTCTTGAAGTGTTTCTTCATTTATCATGATAATGTTTTTAAGTGTTGAGAAAACTGAAAAAGAGCATCAAATATAGCCTCTTTTTTAGTAGGTTGGTAGGAGTGGCAGTTGCAGAAAAACTTCCAAACATCTGGAAAAATCGATCTGTTTTTATCTATGACATGCTCTTCACTGTGAATAGAACAATGTTTTTTAGTTACCTGAACATAGTAAAATTTCTCTCCAAACTCCTGCAAATTCTCTATATATTCAATTGCCTCATGTTGCCAATTGCAATCATCATGAAAACGGAGTTCCCTAAAGGCAGCAATCCTGATTCCATCAGGTTTTTCCCATTCCCAATATAAGTTATTGACTAGGACTGATCTCCACTTAAGCATTTTAGCTATCTCCTCGTTCTTTCTCGATAATGTTAGTGATTTCATTGATTTGTTCTTCAGAAGGTGGTAAAATAGTTGGGTTCTTTATTAATAAAGGTAATGCACATTGTAGACATATAGCTTCTACTTCAAGAGAAGGGTTTTTAACCATTTCTGCTGTAAATATAGCTTCTGAAGTATCACTTAGCCATACTTTTTCTCCACACTTTTGACAATTCTTTTCTGTTCCCTTTGTTTGCGGATTTCTGTCCTCTATTCTTTGACAGATTATAGTAAATTTGTTGTCTTCCATAGATATTAATTTAAAAAGGAGTTCCTTTATAATTAAAGGAACTCCCGAATCTATCTAACTTTATTTCTCTATTATATCGGTCATTTAACTGTGACCTTTAATCATTAAATTATTAAATTATTATAATAGAGGAGTTGGTCCTCTGTTTCTTGTTAACATAGTGATCGATTTTTAAGCCATTACAGCTTCTGGTTTATTAACAGGTTGCAACACCGTTTTTACTTTTCTTTCTCTGTAAGTCTTCCAGAAAAGAGTACGGATTAGTTTATTCTCCTTTCTTCTCTCATCATTATCAAATGAGGGAGGAAATAAGGAAAAGAGAACTTTGGTGAGAGAATAACAGCGTGCCTTTTCTACATCATGTTTTTCTCCCGGCACCAGGCGTACCATTTCTCTTGCAATTTCCTCATTCTGTTCGTTACTGATTACACAGATGGTGATATCTGGTGTAGGTAGGCACTTTGCCCTCACTAATCTCATAACTTTCCTCAACTCAAATGCTAGGTCAGGCTTTGTCATCTTCTTTACTGCACTCTCGTCAATTCCGGCTACGTCCAACCATTTCTCCAGGGTAGTATTTTTATACTGCCATCTGATTTTAAATTTTTGCTCGTTGTGAACTACTTGCATAAAACTTTATTTTATTTGTTAATAATTATTGCATTTCTTGTTATTCTATTACTATCTGATTTTCTTTAGTAAAATTAATGTTAGAAAATTTCTCATCAACACATCTCTCACATATGTGAGCTCCCCATCTCTCCATATCTTTATTAGAACCAAATCCCCACTTTGCTAACATTGTCATATATTCAAAACCATAATCAGTCTTACAAGATTTACCACAGCAATCACAGATAATATCTTCTACTATCTCCTGTTCTTTTACTTCTTTCTTTACTTTTCTCATTGTTATTATATTGGTTGTTCATTATGCCAGTCATTATCTGTAAAGAGATAATCAGGTGATTCATACTCTACTATATCTACTTCTTGAAAGAATAGAGATAAAATAAGTTTTACTATCTTTTTCATGTTGATAAGTTTTAAGGGGTCTCATACAAGATTCGAACTTGTGATCTTCTCCATCAAGGAGATGAGTTCCCACTTCTCCAATGGACCCATATTAAAAAGAGGGGACTATCCTACGATAATCCCCTTCTTGTGTGCTCTCTTTCTCCCTTAACGAGAAAAGTCATGGAGTACTTAGATCTAGAGATTTTTAATCATCTCAACCATCTTATTAAGAGACGGCCAGACGCAACTATATCTCACAGTTAATTGGTAAAAACCAATCATTTTTTATCATGCAGTAAGAAAAGACTGCAGCCTACTGCCAATATAACTAACCAAATACACCCTTGTGGATAATTATGATAATTTTTAGCTGTTAAGTAGCCCGACATGAATAATAAGAAACATGAGAGGATAAAATTACCTAGTTTCATTCTTTTTTAGGTTCTAGAGTTTCAATAATGGTTACTTCTGCAGAAGTGTCTAGCGGTGATGGATGTAATATGATATCATTATCATCTACTCTCTCACCCCTCTCCTTTAGATACATAACGATAGCTTGCTTGATATCTTTGATATCGAGTAGCAATGTTCTTTTTCTTGTTTCTTTAATTTCCATAAATAACGTTTAAATTAGTGCGGGAGAAATGGATTCGAACCACTGACCTCCACCTTATCAGGGTGGTGCTCTATTATTCTCTTTACATTATAATCGTTCCAAGCTATCTATTGTACACTAGATAACGTACTTAGCTATAACATATTTAGATGAGAAATTCCACTGAGCTACTCCCGCTGTTTTAAAATCTGTATATCTCTAATGCTTCTTGTAAGCAAGGGACTAATTCCTTGATCTTTACTATATTATATAGCTTAAATCCACAGTTTACTACATCTGTATCAGACAGACCATAATATATAGCCCAATCATGTATCTGGCCCCTTTTGGCTACCCACTTAATCGTATTCGGCAAGGAAGGCAATGAGAATGGTATTTTTATTACATCATCTGTACCATTTTCTATATTACCTGTAGCAAAGATAGTCCCTGGCTTCATTTCCCTTAGATCATCAAGTGATAACTGTGGTGTTATTGGAGGAAATAAATATTCCATTATTTTTTCTTTAATATTTTACTTATTGAGACTATTAAATAGATACCTAAACTAACTCCTTGCTCAAAAAGCAGATACAATAGTAGGAATATAGGATTAAGGGTTATTGCCATTATTAGCGGTGCAACAATTAATAGTATCCAAACTATTATAAAGAGTAGTATATATCTCATGTTATTAGTTTTAATTAAAAAAGCAGGAACCACCTAAGTGATTCCCGCTAATTTTGTACAAGTAGCCTTATTATAAGCTTAAGACGACTTGCAGATTGCCTGCCAATTCCAGTGATCTCAGAGATGTAGTAACAATACATTCTTTCTTCATGCTGTGGCTAGTTTTAGGTTTTCCAGTTTTTTCTTATAATAAGAGAGATATTCTTCTGAAGAAATAATCATCTCTTTTACTATTAAAGATTGGTTAGGTATTGTTTTAAGATACTTAATATAATCTTCCTCCCTGTTTACAGTACTCTGTAAAGATAGGATAAGCCTGTTTTCTTGCATACAGCTATTTGATTAATGGATAATTATAGTTACTTTAGTCAACTTATATTCCTTCAATTGTTTTAATACAATTGGATGAGATTTTGTACATTTTATTAAGAGCTCTTTTGGTTGTTTTATTTCCAAAGAGATGAGGTGAGGAACATTCTGCTATTTCCAGAAGATTGTTTACCTGTATTATGTGACCAAATATACCCGGAAGTTTCTTGTGTTGCAATGTTTTAAATATCATGATTCGTTGATTTGCTGTTCAATGATACGAGATAATAGATGCTGAAATTTTGTCATAGTAATAAATTTAAGAAGTTAGGAAAATATAGAAATATTCTCCGCTCTAATCCATAAAAGTTGTGATACATTACAGTTTCATAATAACCTCCTGTTTTAAAGATTTCTAAAAAATACTCAAATAAAAAAAGCAGTGACCATAGCCACTGCCTTTAACCTAAAACTTGCCTACAACGAACCAAAAGTTATGAAGCTAACTTATACTCTCTTACTGTGAAGAAGTCCAGATTTGGATATCTGGCAAATAACTTATTACGTAGTTCCCTTCTGTTTTTTTCGTAATTACAAGATGTAATAAAGCCAATCCGATATGAGGATCCATTTTTACCCCAACACCGGGCAATTAGGTGAGTTACCATTCTTTACCAATTTTAGAGTTGATTGATATAAATTTGTAGAAGTAGCCCAATTGACATCTAGAGGATATCCTCCCCATATCATAGAGCATATTACTTCATAAAGTTCTTTTTCTCTCTTCTTCCATTGATAGGGTAATGTCTTTCCATTTACCTCTTCATAGAAGTAGGTTATCTTCTTAGACATATATTATCTTGGTATTTTGATTATCATATTGCAGGGTGTCCAGGTTTGAGAAGGTTAAAAGAACAAAACAGGATAATCTGGACAAAAACATGGACAAAGCCAGCATGATGCTCTGGGCACCCTGTGAAATAGCCAAGATAACTGTCTTTTTCTGCATTCAGTTAAGCCCCATTTCAAAAGACGATTGCTACCTGGCGATCTCGATCTTTACTTTTTTATTCTTGATCTTCTCTTTTTTGATCAGTTCCAGCCAATTAATACTGTTACTTTATCATTACCTCTTAATTGCACCTTTCCGTCTTGAACTGTTACGCCTGGCAAATTTTGCATTGTTTGTAAAACCGAACCTCCACTTTGACTGATGTTATCTTCAACTTTAAAAGTCTTTTTATCCATTTCGGTAGTAGCAAGAGTAATTATTGTTCCCTTCTCTGTCTTTGTTCCCAATTTTAGTTGACTTTTAAGGCGCTCCAATGCGTCTTTTCTACGAATGTTTACCTGTCCACTACTTTGTGATAGCTTCATACAAGAATTTTAATTATTAATTAATTGTTACATCACTTTCTGTCAGAAGAGATAATAATGCTCCTACAATATCCTTTACTGTAGCAACATCTCCGTTCTCTGATCCGGGAAATATTTCCTTAACGGAAGTATCTTCCCTCTTTCCATTAAGATCTTCACGTACCTGGTTCAGCCAATTCTTGTATTCTTCTTTTCTCTTCTTTAGATCTTCAAATCTGTATACCATAAAAATATTAATGTCTGCCTGGGCTTGAGTAGCTACGGCTGGGTGAGGAATAACTTCTTGAAGGAGAAGAGTAACTTCTGCTTGGTGAAGAATACGATCGGGGAACAGTATAATCTCTGCTAGGTGGAATATACGTACCATTCGATTTTGAGGAATAGTTATTTCTGCTTGGCGAGGAGTAGTAACTACTGGTCTTAGGAGTATACTTCTGACTATAGTTACTATACTTAGCTGGTGTATAGTTAGTAAACTCCACAGGATGGCCCTGATAATAGCGATACACATTACTATAACCACCATTGTTGAACAATGTATGAAACAGCATATAGTTCATAAAGAAACTACTCTGATCCCCATTGTCATTAACATAAGTTACATTAACCACGCTGTCCTTGCCATCAGGTGACCACTCTGCTGTATGACTGGATTGAACACCTGTATTACAGGAAGATAATAGCATTATACCAATTGATAAAGCTATAAAAAACTTCTTCATTTTTATTTCTTTTTAGTTGTTAATAATTAGCACCCTCTTGTCTTACTTACACAAGCCTTTCAACCTTGATTAAGTATTAATGACCAGTAAGAGTAGGGTCACATAGTTGATTGATTGATCTCCTTACAGTACTCTTCAGATGCATCATGTATTACTACATTACTTAGTCTTGCACTGAGATATGGACCATCTTCCTACAAGGATCGGCTCTTATCAAGCCTTGCATTACTACATCAACTACTGCTGAGAACTCATTCGTATTATGGTACCATAGTTTAGACAAGTGTACTTATTACCTTTTAATCTATGCTTTCTTTCTCAAGGAAATAATACGTCTACCATTACTGATAGAATTTGTTATGTAGGGAACAGTGCGACACCTTTCGGTGGCTTCCTTCATACGTCATTACACGTTCTACAAAGTAGGACTTTGATAACCTCGTTGATTATAAGAACAGTGCCCAGTCTATCAACTACATACAGTTTATGTATTATCCTGCATGGGTAAAAGATTTATGATAAAGCAATAATTGCTGTAATAGGGGAACCTATCAATGCACAAGCAGCTGCTGCTGTAAATCCATATACGGCCCCAACAATTGCTACTATAATAATAAATAGTATAAGTACGAATAAAGTTATTTTATCTTGTTTTGTCATTTTTCAAATTTTTATATACTAAATAAGTTATTTATCTACCGGAACACACATCATATCCTCAACTTGTTCCGCAATATCTTCAGGAGGTAAAATTTCTCTTATGTGAGATAGTGGAAAACCAAGTTCATAATTATGAATATTATACCCAATTATACCTTCCTCAAAGAAAACAACTACTTCTTTTGTTCCTTCACACATACATTCATCCCTAATCATGTATGGTGTTTTTTCATCCATTTGAGGAAGCCATTTTACATAAGGTTCGTTTATATCACCAACAGCGATTTTTCTACAGACTACGATAGATCCTGGTTTCATATGTAATTGTTTTAAAGATTAGTCACTTGTATCAACAGAGCAGAATACTTTCTTAACATGATAAACGTACATGGTATCATACCCATCTCTATTCCATTTGATAGATTCCTCCTTTCCATTATCAGCTGTTTCTTCTCGATATTTTTGGATATCGACAGCACTCCATGAGTTCATCCATCCAAGATTTTTATATCCCAACTTCTCCAGATGATTACGATAATCCTTACTACTATTAAACTCACCCAATTCTGTTTTCATATATAACTATTGATTAATAATACCTTACTGTAGGAGTAGTATATTGAACGTTAATAAATAACAATTTCTCAACAACAGAAATGTATAAACCTTAAAGATTATTTATACAATTATGGTATATATAGAATTGTTGGATTGTTTTTATGAATATCAATATTCGGATAAACCGATTTAAATGCTTGAACATCAAATGGTCTTGTAATTAAATGAACTCCATTTTTTGTGTTAAGAATACTTATAAGTTTCGTTCCTTCTGGTCTCAGTGTTTCAATTAATTTAAGTACGTCATTCACTACCCTACCCTTTTCATCAATATCTACAATCCATTTTTTAGTTCCATTCTCATTGCTAAATGAGCCGCAACATGAATTATAAGATTTTCTTACACTAGTAAAATCCTTATTCATTATATGGTCAGTAATGCTTTTTAAATTGTGGTAACATATTCTTTCAAAACTTCTTTTGTTAAGATTGATACATACCCTTGCATTATGGAAATCTGCCAAACACTTCATTTCACCCCAATCCAATTCCAATTCCTCAATAGATTTAATGTAATAGGTTTTTATAACATGACTATTACTACCAAGTTCCGCATTGTCTTTTTTGCGCTTTAATATTTGACAGAAGTAAAAATCATCCTTACTATCAAATAAAAGTAGTTTTTTTATATCGTCAAAATTATCTATCATTTTATTGTTAATTTAAGAATGACATAATAAAGCCCCCTCCTATTTGCCAGATAGAAGGGAGCAATGAGCTTAGAGCATCGTGGAGAAGAATTCCATAAAGGTAATTCCCTTGGTTATCCAATAATATAACATTTACACAAGGCATAATGTTATTCCTCCAGATTTCGTCTAGTTTTTTAATATAAATAATACATCTCTATTATAGACCTTATATAGTCTATAGTCTAACCCATGAGGAACCTAAATTCCTCATGACGCTCTTGGGCTTAATAGCTTTGGAGAAACTCCCTGGCCCAGACCAGATTAAAGGAAGCTGTAGTACATGTTTGGTGCAGCAGCTTTTACAGCCTTTTTGAAAGCATCATAATCTCCATCTGCATGGAACTGTTGCCTTGCTGTTTCCAGTGCCACTACCAGATCTTTGGCTTCTTTTTCTTGTTGCCTGATACGGCGTAATGAAGCAACAGAGGCTGATACTACAGTCTGAGCAAGAGAAAGTTGCTCAATGAGCTTCTCCTGCTGTTCTTTGTTCTGTTGTTCTTTCAAACTTTCCAGCGCTTTTTTCACTGAATCACTGGTTGGTTTACCTGACATTGAGGCCAATAATTTTTCGGCATCAACTTTTGTTGTAGGTTTTGACATGTTTTTAGTTTTTAAAATGAGGAATTTTGATAATTTCTATATTAATATTCGTAGAAACTCCCTTCCCATGCGAATTGTTTCTTTTGTTTTACATGCACGAATACTAAATGAAGCCCCCGTTCGTTTATTAGTTAGTAATCTCAACACAATGTACTTGAGAGATAATCAGATGCAGGATATCCTTCTCTGTACATATCATATACAGATTGTCTGTCCTAATACTTTCTCACTTTTGATAGGTCCATCATAACCTACTAAGCATACCATGAATGTTTTCATTTTGTTCGTTTATAGGTTAACAGCTATATCTTGCTCCAAGTCCATTTTGTCAGTTGCCTGTCATAATGTCTGGTTTTCGTTTGTTTTTTAGTCTAATACCTCCTTCAATCCCTCCTTATCCACAACAATAACTGGCTGATACTCAACGGGAAACTGGTTACACCGCTCATCAAAGTTCCAATCGAGGAACCGTAATACCTGCCATAACACAAACCATATTACAGGGAAGTATACCCATCTCTGCAGAGTAGTGTGAGGTTCTAAACCAAGTAATCCGGTTAATAAAGCTAATAGTATTACGATCAAACCATAAGTAACCCAATAAGTAAATCTCATATTCTTCTTTTTTTATTTAGCTGATGAAAAATAAGGGAGTATATAGAAATACACTCCCATTAAAACCCTCAATTTATGAACAAATACCGTGAGAGGTTATGGATTCGAACCAATCTAGTCCCTATAACTCCTCTCATAAAATAGTAATAATCAGAGTAAAAATGAATAAAAACTCTGCTCTTTTGTCATGACACAATGTCAGATAGAGATATTACCTAAAGCCATTTTAACATTCTTCACATCAGTAAAGGAAGCTGCCATTACGGCAGCCTCCCTAACTTATCATTAATCAAACAGCGATCTTAGTCCTGTACAGCCGGTTTCAGTGTGCGTTTGGTAGAACCCACTGACTGACCGTTCTTAGCGTAGATGCTGTAACGCTCTTTTTGAGCATTCTGCCTGAACTCGTTTGCAGAGGCACTGAAAGGCTTGGTTGTCAACCATACGCTCCTGTCACGTTTTGCAACGTCCAGAACCAGGTCTTCACCTTCATAGTGACCCATTTGGGTCTCATCATCCCAGGTAAAATTCTCGTTGTCTTCAAAGGCATCCTGATGCACTTTGATTTCCACCACGTTCTCTGCAGTAACCGGATACACTTCACCATCCAATTCTACCGTCTGTGAACCCCTCACTTTATCCATTGGTTCCGCCAGCTCCAGGATAGCCACTTTTGTACCATCACTTGTGGTTTGTGGTGTGATCATAGTGAAATCGAAAGATACCAGAGATAGGTCTTTGATTTTCTTAAACAATGCTACTTTTGCCATCTTCTTAAATTTTAGATGATTTGAATAATATATTATCCATCCTCCCAACAGTTGGTTTGTGTAAGGGGCAGAAATAAAAAAGAAAGCACACCTTATTAGATGTGCCTTCTTATTAAAGCTATCAGTGATCAATTCTTAGCATACCTTGACCATCTTGCCTTGTTCTTCTCGTTCCTCATGTTCTGGCCAAACTTACTGAATTTTACATCAGTCAGCCAAACCTCATCATTACCTGATAAATCCAAGATTAAATCACCGCTGTAACTACCAGTCTTGGTCAATTCACTGGTTGGATCATTAGGATCAACCAAGTCAAAGACCCATTTGTTGTCTGGCTCATCTTTCTCTAAGGCTTTCTCGATCAATTCAACCTTTACCTTCACCTCAACCACGTTCTCCTTGTATGGATGAACACGTTGACTGGCATCATCTGGATTGGCAATGAATGTTGATGATACAACCTTGTCAATTGGCTCAGCGAGAGTGAAGATTAAGAAATCAACCTTGTTTCCATCAGAATCTGCTGAAGATACCTCTCTTCTGAAGTCAACAAAAGAGAATTTGCTCATCGGCATTTCAGCCAGTTTGGCACGTAATGAGAACTTTTCCATAAATAGACAGATTTACAATTAGCTCTGTTAGGCGTTTTGATTAATGAGAACCAGCCAGGGAATCGAACCCTGGTTGTTCCAAACTGGTTATTCTTTATCAACATCCAGTAAATACATCATCTTATTCAGACATTGCTGACTGGTATTAGTAGGAAATGATGCATCAAATGTTCTCCTCCCAATTACTGAGCCTATCTTCTGTATTATTTCAAGCTGAGCTTTATTATTCTCAATTTTACCAATTACAGATGTCTTTTCTTCAGTATTGATGATGAACAGACTTTCGTTACTAACTGCAGCCAGCAATCCGCTGGGCATTTGATAATATTTCATAGCTATTGTTTATGGATTAATAATATACTCACAGTTGTGTCCTGCAATTGTGTAGTTTTTCCAGTTGGCTGGAATGATGCATGACCATTCTTAACAGTCATCACCATTGGTGTAACAACATATTTAGTTGATACACAGCTTGTTAATAACAAAGCTAATAATAGAATTTTCATGATTAATGATTTAAATGGTTAATGATTTAAATGGTTAATTAATCCTCTTCTGTAGAGATATCTTTGAGCAGATCATCCACTTCCCAGCTTCTGAAGACTGTTATTTTGTCATCATTCTTCCTGACAGAAACCTTAAAGGTCTGCCTCTCCTCCTTTGATAGTAAGAAGCTGAGCAATCCCCACAATGAAATGCCCTTTGTTATCCCTGCCTGATACATTCTGCAAAGAAGTGGATTAGTTACCAATTTCATATGCACTTCACATACAATACGTTCTTTTCCCACATCTTCTGCGGGAAATGTAATTTCTACGTATGATCCGTTCTCACATCCTTCCATTGCGGATTTGATAACACCGATCACATGTTCTGTTGTTTCTAAGAATCTTTGTTCCATAAATATGAGTTGGTTGACCTATACACCATAAGGTTTTAGTAAGTAATTGGTTTTAAATGAGTTAGTCATTTCCTGACCCTTCCCATTGTTGATTAAGTAATATTATGTCTCTCCTTTCTTCCTCTGCCAGATTATTATATCCAACAGCTACAGTGAAGCAGGCAATTGATACAATGACAAGGAAAATGTTGTCTGCAAATAAAAGCAGCAAGATACCTGCCACAAGAAAGGCAGTTGCAATTGAATTGAAGGTGTTTGTTTTCATTTTGTTTTGTTTTAATGATTAATGATTATTGTTTATTTTACTTTTTGACTAACTTTTTTCATTTCTAACCAGACTATACTAAAATTCTCTATATAGAAAGGTGGGGGATACCGGCAGATGACTTCCAATGACCGGGGCCAAATCCTTATATCCTCTCTAAATTAACAGATAAATAAAAAATAATTTGGAGAATTAATTACTACTAACTATCTTTACCAAAAGAAATATATGACAACAATATGGACTGGGATACTCCTGGCAACTATAGGGGGGATAGTCTTATCACTTAAGAATATACCTCATCTTATATATAATAAGATAAAACAGCAAATAGTATATACTGTTAAAGTTTATCAGTATGATGATTTGTTTGATATGTTAGAGAAATGGTTATCTATTAACCACACCAAACAATATAAGGATGTGGAGGCTTCTCTGCATATTCAGCAAGATTCTCTTCCCCAAGTAGATTCTCCCACCAAACATACTCTATCTTATAAGCAGGAGGATACTACCTTTGTTATTAAGTGGGAAGGAAAACGTATTCTAATAACAAAGGAGAAAGAGAAGATGGAGAAGATCCAATTAATAAAAGATATATGGTTCCGTAAATATTCCTTAACTTCTATAAAGGGAAAAAGTGAAACTGACTCTCTATTAAAAGAGATAATAAGATCCTGCAGAGAGGATGAGAGTAAGAATACTATTAAGGTATACTAAAATAGTTGTTATGGGGATTGGTTTAATGGATCTTTAGTAACCGTTAAACCTTTGGAGAAAACAATTCTAAATCCTGATAAGAAGAAATATATTATTACCGATATTACCAATTTTACTAACTCAGAAGAATGGTATATAAATGTCTCAATACCATATAAGAGGGGATATTGTTTTTATGGACCCCCTGGTACAGGTAAAACTACTCTTGCTCTTGGTATAGCCAATCATCTAAAAAGAAATATTTACTGTCTTAACTTAAATTGTTTAGAGGATGATAGTAGATTACCTGTTCTTTTTTCTAGTTTACCAGCTAACTCTGTATTATTAATAGAGGATATAGATAAGGTATTCTCAGGAAGAGAAAATGTAAAGGAAGGAAGTAAAATAACCTTCTCTGGTCTTCTAAATTGTATGGATGGAGCTTTTTATAAACACGGGTTGATTATGATTATTACCACCAATCATATAGATAAGTTAGATGAAGCCCTATTACGTACTGGACGTATAGATATAAAAATGGAGATACCTCGTCCCTCAGATAAGGAAATCTCTGCATATTTGTCATTGTTTTATAATAGTAACATATGTATTACTGGAAATTTTTCACTAACAATGTCTGATATACAGGAGATATGCTTACATAATAGAGATTCATCCTCTTCAGCTTATACTGAAATTCTCTCTAAAAATAATTTGCCATGTTAATTATTCTCCATATCTTTGTGTTATGGAAAAATATTCTAAAGAAGGTGGTATATGTATTACTACTCACTATTCTAGAATTACTTATTCTCAAATATTAATAAAAGAATTATAATGGAAGTATATACAGATTACGAAAAAGCAATAGATATGGATAAGTTATATGGATGGTGGTTTACTTACTCACCATTTATCCAGCAATGGATGGCCTGCAAGACAGAGGATAGAGAAGCCGTATATAATGATTACTCCTCACCTAAAGTTATTAAGAGTAAGAAAATAGAAACTCTACAGGAACTGATCATTAGAAGTAATGGAAATATTGAAGAAATGAATAAGATATGTATAGAATAGATACACAGACTGGTAAGATATTTACTAAAGAAGAGTTTGAGGAATATTGGAAATCTTGTTGCATATGTGAATATAAGGACCTAGAAAAGGTATGGGATTCACTGGAGATACTCCCTCCTACGAATAATATTGAGGAGGTAAGAAGAAAGATGTCATATATATATGGATTACCTATTCCTGTAAAGGGAGATCTTATAAAACATTCTATTAGTGATCCTAACTCATATTTTGTTGAGAATGTAATTGATGAAGATATATATGTAAGTAATATAGTTACTTATGAGAATAGTAAATGGATAGGTCCTTATATTAAAATAGAATCTACTACAATTTCCCTCATGAGACAACAACAGATACTGTATAATATATGTATGAATAAATTAAAAAATTTGGTAGAAGAATGTGTAAAGAAATAACAGTACAGATAAAAACAACAGATGAATTAGGTTTTTCTAATTATTCCTGTTTACATATTTCAACTTTAGAAGAAAAATTAGGAGATAAATTACCAAAGAGTCTCTCTAAAGAGGCTAGAAAAAAACTAGAATACATTTACTTAAATGATCCTGTTGAGGATCTAATCAAATCAATAAACAATAATCCACATTTACATGGATTAATCAAAGCAACAAGAATATGATACAACAAGCATTAATAATAACAATGATAGTGATGTTCCTTCATGCAACAACATGGGAAGGAATGATTTTTGGAAAAATAAATAATATAATTAAACCAGAATCAATACTTTATAAGCCTGTATATGCATGTCCAATATGTATGACACCTTGGTGGGGAACAATTATATATCTACTATTTTTTCATATATCATTTATTGACTGGGTATTAACTATTGGTTGTGCTGGTGGATTCTCCACATTATCTCTTGCTATTCTTTCACTTATGAATAAATAAATTTGGTAATAATAATTTTATTTGTTATTTTTACAAAAACAATATGAGAAACTTAGATCATTTATTTACATTTCCAATCATAATGGTTGATGGAGATAACGAGGAAAGAAAGGAAGAGAGAAATAGTTTATTGGCTATTGATAATAGTGGAGATGTAGATATAATTGAAGGACAGGCAGATGTACCATACTATGATTTTATATCAGTTAGTGATCGTTGGAAACCAACTGAAGAATCTTTAAATAAAGCCATTAATGGAAAATTTGACGCATGTGCTGTATTATTTGCTCATTCTGGAACATTTATTGTTCCTTGGACAAAAAAGAAATTTCTCTCTGAATTAAGGGAATTCATTGAAAAACAACCTGAGAGGGGAGATATTATTATAGGATTATAATGGAGAAGTATTATACTATATCTACAGAGAAGGAAATTTTGGACAGCTATAAATTAGCTGAAATGATTAAAAAGGATAATTGGATTGATGAGACTACTATTATAGTAACATGTTCTCCGGATTATTCTTCCATAGTTAGTCAGATAGTTAATCATCAATTATCTCCCGCTAATAATAATGAGTTACACGGGCAAATGTTTTTAGAGATGCCATATCCAACAATGTCTCAGGTATGGAATAGTGAGAGTGGAGAGTGGGAAATGTTTGATAAATATCTTTCTTCCTGGTTCTTAAAATTAGATAAAAATAATAAATATCTATTCTTAGATAGTGGTACTTTAAGAGGAAAGAATTTTTCCAAAATAAAGACGTTAGCAAGAGGAAGAATTGACTTTAAGTTAGGAACGCTCTATTTAGAGGAGCAATCAATAGTTACTCCTGATTATTTTGTCGAGAAGTTTTCTTCTGAAGAAAAAGGTGGACTATTATTTCAGTGGGAAAACCCACTTAATCCAAATTGGAATTACTAATGGAGAAAATAATAGGAATGCTGAAATTAGCAGATATAGAGATGGTTCGTTTAGCTATAAACATATTAATACAGAATGGGATTGTAGAAGCTGAGTTATTAATGTTACTCTCTAATATTAATCCTAAATTTATATATGAATGGAATTCAGATGATTCTATAGAAATTGTGGAAAGAGATATAATATGGAAAATGAAAAAGAAGGTAGGAATACCTCTACTTGATATGATGACGATGACTGAAATAAATAGAATAGAGTATAATGAAGACAAATGGAAATTCACCCTTCCCACAGGAAATTAAGAAATTACTTATTAGTGGTGATAAGGAGATGAGAAATTTAGGGAATGCACTTTTACCAAATTATATAGATAGTAAGACGCTAAAAATGCTAAGTAGTCCTGATAAAGAAATGGTTAATTTGGGAATTACTATATTAGCAAAGGATTATTCATATGATGATATGATTATATTAACAAATAATTTACCACATGTAACAGTATTCTTAATGTGGAATATCTTTGATGGGAAAATGGAGTGGAAAATAAAAGACAAATAACAATAAAAAAACAAAATAGATATGGGAAAGAAAAATTCTACAGAAAACAAAACAGGTATTAATCAATTAACTCCTGAACAAGAACAAATGCGTATGCAGGTTGTAGATCTGGAAATGAAGGCTCGTTATTGGAAGGCTCAATTTGAGATCCGTAATTACACCCTGGAGAGTGAGAAGTTACAGAAACCTTATGATGAATTCCTTCTTAAAACTAAGGAAGCGCAAGATAAGGCATACGCAGAATTTATGGCAGCAATGGAAAAAGAGAAAGCTAATACAGTACAAGAACCAGAACAAAGGGAGGTATCAGATGTCAGTAAGTAAAAAGAGTGATTTTCATACTGCTCCACAAAATTATCAGGATGTAGATGGAATGAAAACTTTTACTGTTATTGATCATGATGTGAAGAGTAAAATGTATGGAAAGGTATCTATGAAGATAGATGAATATAATGAGTTTCTAAAACAATACAGAAAAGAATTAATAGAGAGAATATTAGCTATTCCTGCAGTATTTTGTCCAGAACCTTTTCAATCATTTGTAATCAGAAATGCAGATTCTCCTACCATACAATGGAATGAAGTAATGTTAAGAGATGAAGGAGTTACTCAAGACAATTTGCGTAATCTCTGTATAATGCTAGAAAATAGTATTTAATTTAATAAATTATTTTAACCTACCAAATTATTATCTAAAATAAATTTGGTAGGTTAATTTATTTTTCGTATATTTTAGAAAACCAACTAATGGAAATCAAGGCTTTCAAAGAAACAGTTTTATTATCAGAGAAGAGAGATGTTTTACGTTTACACTTATATTTTAAGTTGATCGAGAAACATATAAAGCCTTTTGAGAATGATATAAATATCATGTTAGAGTTATATGAGTTTGGTGGTTACTCTAATAGTGAAGAACAAAATAACTTTATCAAGAACTGTATAGATAAGAAATTAAAGAAATCACCACAATCTTTACGTAATACCTTATCTAAATATGTTAGTATGGGAGTTTTTAAGAAGCCTAAGAACACTATTTTATATATTAATGAAGAGTTCTTACCTAAAGTACAGTGTGATAAGTTGATTCTTCAACACACAATTAGTCATGCAAAGTAACACAAAAGAAATATATAAATTAACTGCAGAGAGAACGGGTGGTGAGGAACAGACATATAAGGATATAGGTAATTTTGTTTTTACTGCTCTTTATAGACAATTAAGACGACCTAACTCATTAATAATCAGATTAAGAGGAATAGGTTATTGGTATCTACGTCGTCTAAGGATGCAAGCAATGGTTGATTTATTTCCTCCTAATTATGAGTTAACAAGAGAAGATTTTAAGGAAGATTACGAATACTTAAAGATAGAAAATAAAAGAGAAGTATATGAGATCTTTCAGAAAAGATTAGTTGACTATGCTGAGTATATTAAAGAAAAGAAGGAGATTAGAGATATACGTAATAAAACACAATTCCTCTTAACAGAAGTAGATGATGAAAGTTAATAACAGTGAGATACGCTTGGGACCATTAAAATATGGTAATACTTATAAGTTTTCCTATGTCATAACAAATACATATAATTCAGAAGTTGAATTAAAGTTAATTATGGGATGTAAAAGTTGTACATCGGCTACAATTAAAAAGAATCCACTCCCTAAGGGAGAGGAAACACAAATAGAAGTTCAGTTTACCCCAGGCAGTACTGGAGAGCAATTAAAGACTATTACAGTAGTAATAATGACAGGAACAGTAAGAAGACCAGATTTGGTCTTGAAATTTAAAGGAATGGTTAATGAGTAGGATAAAATTTATTGAGAAGTCACATAGATATCTAACAGAAGATGGTGAAGATTTAATTAGTGTTAGTAAGTTTACTGAAAGATTTAAGGAGAAATTAGATTGGGATGCCATAGCTAAGAAATCAGCAGCTAAAGCAACTAAAGCAGGTACACCAACCACTAAACAAGATATCTTAGATAAATGGGCAAATAAAAGAGATCGTTCATCAGAAGTTGGTACTCTTTTTCACAGTATCAGGGAAACTGAATTAATTAATGAACATCAACCTATCTTTTATGATGTGATTTGTAGTAAAAAATTCTCCACTTATGGAGATAATGATAAGTTATCTATTCCCATAAATGAGTTGGAAAATAATACTGTCTATCCAGAATTGATGATATATGATATAGAACATATGATTTGTGGTCAATCAGATAAAGTTATTGTTGTAGATAACAAAATACATATTTGGGATTATAAAACTGATGCTGAGATATCCTTTAAAGGTTATTCTAGTGAATGGGTAAAACCTAGAAAATTACTTGGTCCATTATCACACTTAGATGATGTTAATGGTAATATATATTCTGTAAAGATGTCTCTTTATATGTATATGTTATGGAAAGCTAATAAAGGACGCTTTAAACCAGGTGATATTATTATAGAACATGTTGAGTTAGAGAGAGATCCAGAGAATGACAATATACCAGTACTGAGAGATGGAAAACCAGTAGTATTATCTGTCAAGAAAATACCTCTTCCATATAGAAAGAAAGAGGTAATGAACATGTTAAAAACAATAAAATTATAATGGTACCTAAAATATTAGATTATGAGGATGGGAGAATAGTAGTAACAGCTAATGCTGCACTTATTCCTGAGATAAAGAATATTATAGACAAATATCCTAATCCTGAACCATATCTGGCTTATGTGCATTTAATGACTGCTCCTGATTCTCCTTATATTAATTTAGAAGATGATGAGAAAGGTGATACAGTAATATATGATATCATACAAACATTAGGTGATTTTGATTCAGATGATGAATTATTAGAGTTAGCTTTAGATAGATTTAAACAATTCTATTCATCTACAGCAAAGAATTACTACGATTCTTTGAAGATATCTATAGATAAAATGGCTAAATATTTAAGAGATGAGCCTATTGTTTCTGGTAGAGATGGTAATTTATCTGAAATTATTCGTATTCATAAAGAAGGGGCAACCAATATCCGTAATTTTAAGGATATTGAGAAACAAGTAGATGAGGAGTTAAAGACTAAAATGAGGGGAAAAAGTAATTTAGGAGAATATTAATTATGAGATTATGGGAATTTCCATTAACCGTTCAGTCCTATTCTACAAAGGAAGATGCCTGGTCAACTAAAGAGTTTACCACAAAGAAAGATTTAATAGATTATATTTATTCTGGTTTTAAAATACCAGGAGAATACAATCTTAGAAATACTAAGAAGTGGCAGGAAACAGGCAATCATTATGTTAATACAGTAACTCGTCCTAACTTTGAAGGTGGGCGTTATCATAATTATACTCGTAACTCTATTCAATATAAGAGATGGAGAGATACGGAAAAAGATCGTATTCTTAAAGGTGTAATATATGATGATATATTCATTCCTCCATTTTATTATTGGTATTTAAATTTCTGTCCAATTTATGATGATTTACTTAAGAAGAAACGTTTTGGTGATGTATGGGATAGTGATTTGTGGTATATGCAATATTGCATGCTAGCTATCTTACAAGGTAAACATATTGGTGGAGTTAAGGGTAGACAGAAAGGTTATTCATATAAACATATGGCCATTCTTTATTGGTCATATTGCTGGTTTGAAAACTCTGTTAATACAGTAGGTGCCTATGATGAAAAATTGGTTAAGAAAAGTTGGAGATTCTTAGAGGGATATCGTGCTCATATTAATAACAATACTCCGTGGAGAAGGGGTCCAACTATTCCAAAAGCACTAGAATGGAATGAATCTCAGATGGATGAAAATAATCAACCTCATGGTAATCAGGCTATTTTAAAGGGTGTTACCTTTAAACAAAATCCTGAGAATGATGTCGGTGGTAGTCAGACCTTCTTTAATTATGAAGAGCCTGGTGTTTCTCCAACTATTCTAGAGACAATGGAGTTTATACGACCTGCTGTAGAAAAGGGTAGTGAAACAACTGGTATAATTATTGCTTGTGGATCTGTTGGTAATCTGGAGGATGCTGAAGGTATAAAAACAATCTTCTATAACCCAAGAGCTAATAATTTTCTTCCATTAAAAAATATTTGGGATAAAAGAACAGGATCTTCAGAAGAATGTTGTATCTTTATCAGTGAAGCCTATAATATGATAGGTACTGATGATATTACAGGACGTCCATTTATGGATAATAATGGTAATAGTGATGTAAAATTAGCTTTAGATTGGATTGAAAGAAAGAAACAAGAATTAAGAAACTCAAATAAAAAGGGAGAACTAAAACAATTAGCCATCTCTCAAAAATGTATATCTCCAGAAGAAGCTTTTGATCAGCGTGCAACATCTGAATTTCCTGTTAATTTACTAAGAAAACAGCAAGAAAGAATAGAATTAAAATATAAGGAGAACCTATGGGAGTATAAACCACGAAAAGGATTACTGGAAGAAAGAGAAGGAAAAGTAATCCTAAACACAACTAACCCACCAAAAGAGCATGAATATCCTATTCAGCCAGAGTGGGAAGATAAAAGAGGAGTATGGACTATCTATGAACCACCGGATGAAAAACTGGAAATGTTCACATACTTTGCTTGTGTTGATGCTATCGAGGTAGATGTTACTGACACCTCCCCGTCAGTTGCCTCGATAGACATATTTAAAACAACTGTAGAAGTTACCTATAAAGACAATAATGGAAAACTACAGACACGTATAGAAGGTGATAAGCTAGTAGCAAATTACAGAGGTCGTTTCGACACACCTAAAAAAACCAATGAACAAATATGGCTAGGTATTAAAATGTATAATGCATTTACATATGCTGAGCGTAATAAACCAAACTTTATCAATTACATGAGAGAGAATGGTAGAGCTGAAAGATATTTAGCTAAGGAAAGTGATGTTCCTATATTTAAAGATCTAAATATAAAAAATGGTAATTTCCAAGCTAATACCAAATTTGGATTTCATAAAGGAGATAATACAGAAATTTGGAGACACTTCAAGGCAACAACAAAAGAGTATTTTTCTACAGAGTATGGCAGAACTACCATGATAAAGAATGGAGAAGAAGAGACTTTGAAGGTTTTTACTGGAATTGATAGAATAGATGATTATTGGTTACTGGAAGAATTTATTAGATATGTTGAAGGAAAAGGTAACTATGATAGATTGGTATCTTTTATGGGTGCATTATTTATCTGTAAAGTATACCAACAAAATCGAATTATCAAAAGAAGAAGTGAAGTAAAAGAAGAGAAAAAAGAAGAAAGACCTATATACAAACCTATTAGTATGCTGGGTGGTGGCTACTATCCTGGAAAAAACAGGAGACCTCAATCATTAATATAAATATCATGACAGATAGAAAAGAATACAATAAGGAATATTGAAAAACTTACAAAAGACCTAGTAGGAAGAAAGGTGCCGTACCTAAGTCTAAGAAGGAATGTGTAAGTTGTACAAAAGAGTGGAAAAGAGAATATTATTTGAAAAATAAAGAAAAGATACACAAGAGGAACCATAAATGGGAAATGGAAAGAATGAAAAAGGATAGTGTATTTAAGTTGAAAGTATTAATAAGATATAGAATAAGAAAGAAAGTTAAGAAAAATAACAACACAACTTCTAATATTCTCGGATGTTCATATAAAAAATTTCACAAATATTTAGAATCCAAATTTGAACCTTGGATGAATTGGGAAAATCATGGTTTATTCAATAATGAGGAAAACTATGGTTGGGACCTAGATCATATAATACCTATAGCCTCAGCTAAGACTGAGGAAGATTTATTAAAATTAAACCATTACAGTAATTTCCAACCTCTTTGTAGTTATATAAATAGGGTTGTTAAAAGAGATAAACATGTCTAATAGATTAATTTGGGGTGCTGACCTCTACAAAGGATTTAAATTAGAAAGAAATACAATGCTTGGAGGAGCGGTAAATGATATTTTACCATTCCAAATGCTTACTTTAGAAGAGAAAACAATAGACTGGATTAAAGCTGTTGCTGATTTTTATGAGGTATGTGGTTGGAATAATGTTGAGAGACGTGCCCCAAAAATAGATCGAAATTATAAAATGAGACAAGGATTACTCAATCCTAGTGATTATATTATTAATCCTGATAATGATTTATCACAAGCTATTGGACTAATAGTTCCTCCTCAAAATCAATCCCCCCTTGAACAATTCTATCCACTTGCTCCAAACTTTGTTGATGTTCTAAGGGGTGAATTTATAAAAAGAGATAACAGGTGGACAATCGAAGCAGTAGACCCTTACTCTACCGCTGAAGCTTTTGATAATAAGAAGAGTCAGTTTGAGCAGATAATAATACAGCAAACTCAATTACATAAACAACAGACGTTGGCTGAAATGGGATTAACTCAACAAAGTAACCCTCAACAATACGAAGCTGAGATGCAGAAGGCAATGGCTCAATTAACTGAAATAGAATTAAAGAGTAAAAACTTTAGAACTGTTGGTGTTAAATGGGCTGAAAAAGTATTAAAAATTCATGAAAAGAGATATAATTTACATGAATTAGAACCAGATGCATTTGAGTGTGGCTTAATTACCGATAGTGAATTTTGGCATATAGATCTACTTGATGATGATTTCAAGATTGAGTTACTTAATCCAAAGTGGTGTGATTATCATAAAGGTCCTAATGTTAAATATGTTAGTGATGGGGATTATTTCTTATGGTTTGATTTCATGTCTTCTGGAGATATAGTTAATAAATTTGGAAGAAGAATGAAGGAAGAAGATCTTCTTAAGTTAAAGGAGATATATGTAAGGAGTGCAAATATTATCGTTCCTGATTATTTAAAGAGTCATCAAGGAAGTCATTATGATTTATCAAAGAGTTGGACGGATGCTACAGATTTAAACCCTGTACGTAATGATGCATTACTTGGTCAGGAATTAGCCTATAACTTCATGAGAACCCCAAATTTCGATCATAATATGGAGGTTGATATATTCAATCCTGTATTTGGCAGAATGGTTACAGGACGTCCTCAAATGTTTAGGGTGATGAGATTATATTGGAGATCAATGAAAAGAATAGGTTGGTTAACTAAGATAGAGAGAGATGGTACTATTAATCCTCCAGAATGGGTGGATGAAAATTATAAGGTTACAGTAGAACCACAATATGATGTATCCGTTGTTAAAGATAAAAGTAAGAATAATCTAATATATGGTGAGCATATAGATTGGACATGGACATCTGAATGGAGACAAGTAATAAAAATATCACCTAATCAAAAGCATACTTTCTGGTTAAATAGTCAGAATACTCTAGAATCTATTTATATCGATGGAGGACCTGTTCCATTCCAATTTAAAGGAAAAAATAATCCATTTGATAGTTTACCACCGGTAGAAGGATGTTCATTTTCTTATATTAATAGTACCCCACATTCATTTATTGATCGAATCAGACCTCTACAGATTATCTATAATATCTGTATGAATAAGGTACCAAGAAAGTTCTTGGCCGATTATGGTAATAAAGTAGTATTTGATAGAAGAGGAATGGCAGTAAATACCTCTTCTAATGGTGGAAATACTGTAGATCCTGTAGAGGCTTATGAGGATAAATTACGTAACTCAGATATATTAGATTATTCATTTAATAGAGAAAGTCTGGAAGGACTTGGTCAACCAGGTTTTCCACAAGTTTTACAGTTATCCACAGTTCAGGAGGCCCAAATGTATTTCCAATTAGGAATGCAAATAAAAATGGAAGCAGGAGAAATTATCGGTATATCTAGAAATAGATTGGGTCAAAATAAAGCTAGTGAAACTGCAACAGGGATTAATCAGGCTATTTCTTATTCTGAAACTCAAACAGAAAAATATTATGAACAGCATAGTAATTTAATGCAACGTTTTAGACAGAGAATGCTTGATGCTGCTCAATATTATTCTACATTTAAAGAGACCACAAGAGAAGTATATATGAATGAAATGGATGAGAATGTATTCCTTGATATAGAAGGAATGGATAATCTATTACCTCATTATAATATATATCTACAGACTCGTGCTAATGTTAGATCTGCATTACAACAAATTTCCCAATTCTTAATGGAAGAAAATACTCTTCCTATTAAAGCATCGGCTAAGGTTGAAGCAATTGTTGAGAACAGTATTCCTAAAATTCTATCACTTATTAGACAAAGTGAATTGGATCAGGAACAGATTGAGTTACAAAAACAACAAGCTGAGCAGCAACAATATGCTGATCAACTTAAACAGCAGATTGAAATGCAGAAAGCTAATCTTGCTCATGAAGATCTACAGAAAGATAAGGATAGGGAAACTCAAATTGAAGTTGCTACAATTCGTGCAGAAGGTGGATTACAATCAGATAATAATAAAAATGGTCAATTAGATGCTGCTGAGAATTTAACACCTTATTTAAAACAACAAGAAATAGTTAATAAGCAAAAATCTGAAGAAGCTAAAATTGCAGCAAAACAAACAGCTGATACTAATCAAATGATATTAGCCAGAGAACGTGCAAGAATGGAAATAGAGAAGGAAAAAATTAAGCAAGAGGGTGCATTAAAAGTAGCTAAGGAAAATAAAACAAAATCCGAGTTAGGAAAAAAGTAGGAAAATAGCTAATAATGTAACAATGTATATAACAAGGTTATTTTTATTTGGTGAATTAACTTAAAATGTTTATAATCATATTAGTAGAATTAAAAACCAACAAATAATGGCAATAGAAGATGTAAATTTAAAAGATTTTGGTAATCTCTTTGGTGATCTAAAAGACATAGGAAATACCACACCTGGATTTGGAATGTCAAATGATACAGATGTAGATCTGTTGAATAATGATAATAAGGATGATGTAGATGATCAAGGCAACCAAAATAATCAGGATGATAATCAGAATACAGATGATCAATCTAAAGATGATAAGGAAAAGAAAGATGCTGATATTCTAAGTACTGATAATAAAGGTGGTAGAAAACCAAAGTATGATTTCACTGACACATCTGGATATTTTCAAGATAGATTTAAATCTGGAAAATTTGTTCCAATTGAAATGGATGGAGAAGATGGTAAACCTGTACAATTTATCCCAAAAACGCCTGAAGAATTTGATGAAGTAATCGATTTACAGGTTGATTATAGATTAGAGAAAAAGGCTAAAGAATTAGAGGAAAATTGGTATGCAACTAAATCTCCAGCTTGGCAGGCAGTAGCTAAATATGCTGAAATGACTGATGATCCTAGTGAAATTCTTCCATTTCTTCAAGGTGTTAGAACATTAGAAAGTGTTAGAGATCTAGATCCATCAGATGCAGCTTCTGCAGAAAAAATTGTAAGAGTACGTCTGCAACAGAGGGGGGATGATGATGAGACCATAAATGAGCAGATAGATGCTTTAAGAACAACAGATAAGCTAATAACAACGGCTCAGAAATATAAACCATCAATTCTACAGGAAGAGCAGCAGCAATTAGCTAGTATGCTTAACGAAAAACAAAAGCAACAAAAAGAATATATTCAGATGGTATCTCAAATAAGAGAGAGTGCAATTAAAGCAATTGAAACTCCTTTATTTGGAAAGGTTAAACTGAAACAAGATGAGAAAGCTGCTATTTATGAAATGATAGCTGAACCATCAAAAGAAACACAAGGATATCCAATCTATTCAGCAATTGATGATTTATTTGCTAAAAATGATATGGAAAAGCTAAAGAAAATAGCACTTATCCTAGCAAAAGAAGATGCATATATGGGATATATCTCAAATAATGCAGCAACAAAAACTGCTGGAGACTTACAAACTAAATTAAGAGTGGCAACAGATTCTCGTTCTTCATCAGGAAGTGATGATGATATAGAGGATAAAAGAGCAATACAAAGAAAACAGTATACTACTGGTGCTCGTTTTGGAAGATAAATTTAAAAACAAATATAAAATATGATACAATCATCAATTCTGGGCCTTGGAACATTAGGTCATCCTGGGATATTTATGGGACAATCTAGATCACTTGGTATCAAGAACCATGTTGATATTCCATATGTAACAGCTTTAGCACCTGAAAAGCCATTGGACTTTGGTGTTCTTGATTTGTGGGCTCTTAAACAGAGAACGGAATCTCCACTTTTGACTATGGCTATAGATAATGCACAAGTTATTTATACTGATGCAGACTACTATACATTTGAGTTGCCACAGGCTACTGAATCAACTACACGTTTAGTTAGTGGTGGATTAGATAAAGATAAAATGGGTATGGATGGTGAAGAAATTCCATTCGTTGTTACTAAAAGAGATTTATCTCCTGGTTCTATCTTTAAATTTGACTTGACATCTCGTATATCATTTACGGTTGTTGATAGACCTATTGAACAAATGGGTGAACACTTTAAAGTTTGGGCAGTATTAAATACTAATGCTCAAGTTAAATGGGTTACAAAAGCTGAATTCCAACCACAACGTCAGATTATAAAATTAGCTGATATAAGAGGTCTTGACTTTTCATCTAACAAAGCAGCTTGGCAATTGTCAGGTGTTGGTATGGCAAAATATAAGAATTATCTATCTAATGCCATGCTTCAACAATCATATCGTGTTACATCTGGTGCAGTAGAGTATTTAAATACTAATACACGTATCGATGGTAAACAAATTGCTATGATGGAAGAAACTATTCTTCAGTTCTATCAAGTAAGAGGAATTGCTGATAATAAGGTTATTGATATGACTAATAGTGAAAACTATAAGACATATTGGGAAAAGTTACAAGAAGCTAAAAGTAAAGGTGCTGGTGAAGCTGCTTTTGTTAACTTCTTGGATAGTATTTGTATTAACTTAATGCAGAAGCAAAATAATGACTTAATGATCTGGGGTGATCAGGTTAACATCTTGAGAGATGGTTATGATACAACTCGTCTTGTACCAGGTGTATGGTTCCAGTTAGATTTGGCTGGTTACAAACATACCTACTCAATTGACACATTTTCACTAGATACATTAACTAATGCTATTAAAGATTTTGAATTTGGTAAAGTTCCATTAAGAGAATCTATCTCAACTAATACTTATGTTATTAAAACAGGTAGAGGCGGTTCTGAACTTATTTATCAAGCTTTCATGAAGAAAGGATTCCAAATCCCAGCTCAGGTTCAAAATGGTGATCATGGATTTATTACAGGTCAGGCTAATAACTTAACCTATAATGCTCCACGTTTCATTAAATATCAAATTCCAAATATTGGTTACTTGCAGGTAGATTGGGAACCAGGTTTTGATCCGGTAAAAGCTGATGAATTTGTTAATCCAGTATTAGCAGGTGGATATCGTCTTACATCTTATACTATGTTAATTGAGGATTATAATACCTCTCGTGATAACATTGCTATTATTCGTAAGAATGGTACAAAAATGAGAATGATTGTTGAAGCAGGTGATCAAACTCACCCTCTTTTAAGAATGTCTAACAATATTAGTGGTAATAACATTCAGGTTCATGCTGCAAGTGATGAATTGAGTGGTTATCAAGTTAAGTTTGTTAGTAAAGCTGATACAGCAATTGTTAAGGATCCAACTAAACTTTTAAAGTTAGTTCCAAAGAATCCACGTACAGGTATTGCAGCTCTTTAAGTTATTAAAATATACTACAATGGCAAAGAAAAAAGGAAAAAAAGGATGTTAAAATAAGGAGTCGAAAGACTCCCGGCACAAGAGTAACGCCTCCACGATGGCTGTGCTGGATACCCAACCAAGTTACTAATTAAAAACCAACAATTTAGAATATGAGTACAAGATTTGTAATTAAAAGTACAGCTAGTAAAGCTGAAAAAGAAGGTGATGTTATTATCAGATATACTGGAGTATCAGAACCATTTATCAGAGTATCTGAAAGATCTGCAACAAAAGTAGGTGTTGATGGTGCAGGAAATCCAAAACTGATATATAATACAGGTTTAAATCCTGAAAAAGTAGATTTTTATCAGTGGTATAATAATGAAGAGAAGAAGGCTGTAGTTAAGCAAATAAAGGAATTAAGACCAGAGATAGTAAAAGCATATGGTGGTGAGGATGTTATTAATGAAACAAATGCTTATTTCTGGGGAGAAACAAGAGATGTTAATAGATTATCTCTTACTAATAACGATATGGATGTCTTTTATGACACTAAAATTCCTGTTCATGCATTATTATATTTATCAATAATTTCTGGAGCATTTGGAGAAATAGTTTCTCCAACAAGAGATTGGGCTGAAAGACATCAGATACCACACTATCTGGCACTAGAAACTGAAGAATCATTTGATGAAGAAGATGGAATTAAGAGAAGTGATGCTCATGCTGCTTTAGCAGAATTGAGAAGAGATGAAACTCCAGAAGCACTATTTATATTAGCATGGTGTATTCAATATGATACAAATGCATTTGGTGCTTATCTTAAGAGTACTCCAATGAAAGATCTGATAAATTATCATATCAAATATATTGATGGTAAGTTAGTAACAAAGAGAAAGAAAGATACAGCAAGAGTATTTATTGAATATGCTGAGAAATGGAAAGGGCAACAAACACGTCCAGCATTATATGTAGAAGCCTATGTTAAGGCAGGAGAATACTACAACTTTATAAATCAGAGAGAAAAGAAATATGTGATGAATGATGGAACAGTTCTTGGAAATACAATAGAAGATGCTGTTGCAAATTTGATGAAACTTAAGTACACTCAGGATCTCGAGAAATTGAGAAAGCAAGTGGAAGATAAATGGAAAGAATAATGACTCTCAGAGATATATCAAAAAAAATAGATTTAAGATTAAATAAAGGTGCTTCTGGAGATTATGATAATATCTGGAATTACCAAAAAGAAGAAGCTCTTAATAAAGCTATTAATGAGTGGGTTAGAAGACAAAAGAGAGGAAAGAATAGTACTCAGGAAGGTGATGAAGAAACTGTAGACAGAATAGACGATTTACAGTTATTATTAAAAACTGAAGTTCTTACCACAAGAGATAAAGGTATATTCAATCAAACAAATAAATTACCTATAGATTACTTGTACTTTAAGAGATTAAGTCCATTAGTTAGTAAAGGAATATGTAAAGGGATAAATATAAAATCTCATCTAAGAGAAGAGGCAAATGTTAACGATTTGATAACAATGCCATCATTTGAATTTGAAGAGACCTTTCATACAATAATAAATAATAAAATACATATCTATCATAATAAAGAATTCTCAATAGATAAGGTAGAATTAACATACTATAGAAAACCTAAAGTATATTCCTTTAAGAAATTAGATACAGTATTAGAGTTTAAAGATGATGTTTGTGAGTTACTTGTAGACGATACATGTAAAATTTTATCATCAGATATTGAATCAATTAATCAAAAAAACTTGGCACAAGAACGAGCCGAATTCAATAATTAATAACAAAAATAAATAGAAATTTATGGAAAATTTTAGCTATCACGTACCCTTTTATGTGGTTACTGGTGGAATCGACACAGCGGGACATTCATCAGAATTAACAGCTGGTCAAGTTGGTCTGTTTGACAGAGCAACATTTAGTGTAGCAACAGCTGCAGGAAACGGTAAAGAGCTGTTTTTTGCTCAGGGTGCTATTGGAGGTAAAGATTGGTATGGTCAACCTGTTACCGAATCTCATAAATCTCCTTTCTTTTATGGTAAGGATGTTAGTAATATGTACTTATCCCTTCCACAAACTATTCAGAACGAAGAATGGGTTATTGGATTCAATGGTGCTGCGTCTTCTAAAAGCCTAAAATTTGAGAAAGGTAGAGCAACAAGAGTTAAATTCTTCTTCCACGGAAATCCTATTAATCGTTTCTTTGGAGGTCCAAAAGAGTATGTAGTATCATATACACCATCTGAAGATTGTAGTGATCCTTGTGATGGTAATGATTGTCCAGAAGGAATTACTGACTGTCTAACTCATACACAAACATTAATAGATAGTATTAATACACACACAGAATTAAAGAAATTTGGCGTAACGGCTAAGTTGGTTAACACACCTTATTCTGCAGTAGCTACTAATATGACAAAATGGTGTCTTAATGTATGTGATAATGGGGATGTGCAGGCACTTCAGGCTGTAAAAGCTCAGTATCCTTCTCTTTCTATTGTTAGAAAAAGTAGAGTTGGTTCAACATCAACTTATGAGTTTTGTCAACCAGATGCCCTGGCATGGGAACCAGCTGACTACCGTCAGTCAGGAAGTGTTTCTTTAGCAGTTTGTGGTGTGTGTCCAGCTGGATCTACATTAACTGCAGGGGCTGATACTTACTTTGTTGATAGAACTGTTACTCCATCTACTGATTTATCAACAGGTGGTGCACAGCAAACTTATGCTGATTCAGTGGGTACTGCTTATGAAGCAAGCTTAGCTGCTACAATTGCTACAGCTGATGTTAATACTACTACAGATGTTATTACAGAAACTGCTCATAATTTTGTTACTGGTCAACCAGTTACTTATGATGATGGTGGTGGTGCTGCAATGACTGGATTAGTAGATAATGCTGTATACTACGTTATTAAATTAACAGCAAATACATTTAAGGTAGCTACCACTTTAGCTAATGCTTTAGCTGGAACAGCAATTAATATCACAGGTACAGGTAATAATGCCCAGTCATTTACTCCAATCATTACTGCTTCTTTTGTAGCATTAAATGGTTCAGTAGCTCGTGTTAAATTATCAATTGCTCAAGGAGCAACACTTAATACATTACTTGCTGATGAAGTAAACTTTGAACAATCAGTTGGTGCAACTTGTGTTTTTTCTGCCCCTTCTGATATTGCATGGGTAACTTGTGGAACTGGTATCTCTTCAGAGAGAACAATGAAAATTGAAGCTCTTCAAAGAGAGGATTGTAATGGAGGTGATAGATTAGCTGATTTGACATCAATTTTATCAGGTGTTAAAGGAATTAAAATTAATACATTAACTAAAATTGCTGGAACAAATTGTGCTGATGATTATACAGTTGTTCAGTCTTCAATTGACTGCTTAGCAGAAGATTGTTTGACAAACAATGTAACTTTTACTTATGATGAGTTACCAGCATTTGAAAGCAAATATTGGAAACTAGTTCCTCCAGCAGTATCTGCAGATCCTACAAGAAAATGTGGTATTCGTGTTACAGCTGGTTATATTGATCCTCAATTTGGTAATTGTTCATTCCAACCAGATGATTTCTATGAAACTGAACCAATTAAAATGGAAGTTTCATTACTTGGTGAGAATGATAGCAATTGTGATGTAGCTAACTGGCCTTCAGTTCAACAGACAAGAGTTGGTAGAACAGCAAGACAATCAGGTGAATGGGTAGTAAGAGAAGTTATCATGAAAACTGATGCCTATCTTAAACACATTAATCAATATTCTTCTGATCCAAGAATGAGAGAAGCATTTGATCAGAATTTGTTAGGAATGGTTGATAGAAAAGCTTTTTATAAACTATACTATATTACTTATTCTGCTAGTTATGGTCACTCTTTCAGAAAAAATGAGCAAGAGAAGTTTACTACTATCTTTGCTTTCAAAGAAACAGATCCAACCGTTGCTAGTTTTGAAACTAACATCATTGATGTTCTTACTGGAAAATCTGGTGTAGTTCTTCACGTAAACAGTTAATATCTAAAATAAAGAAAAGGTTGAGCGTGGTAGGCAGTAGTCTGCCACGCTTTTTAATTTAGAGAATTATTTTAATTTATCATATTTTTTAACTATATTCTACTGTGAATAGAACTGAATTAAATTTAGATGTAGCTAAATCTTTTAATCTTAAGATTATGAGATTAGTAGATACATCTAATTATTTTGATGGAGAAGAAATAGATAACTATTTAATAGAAGTTTTACCAGTAAACAGATCAAAATGGGTAACTTTTAATGTTGCAAAAGATTTTTCACTAGTATTAAATTCTTCTAACTTAGGATATCAAAAAGTAGATAAAAGCATAGGATTAGCTGATTTACCAGATGGAATATATGAAATAAAACAATCATATAAACCAAATAGTCAAACGGTTGGTCACTATTATCATTTACGTACATCTTCATTAATTCTTAAATATATAGAAGTATTAGGAGAACATTTTTCAGAACAATGTGCCAAGGATAAAAGAACATATAGAGAGGAAGAAGATTTATTAGTATCTATTAGACAATATATAGAAGCTGCGGAATATATGGTTAGTGAAAAGTTAGATAAAGATTCTGGAATCAAATTTTATAATCAGGCAGTAGATTTAATAAAAAAACTAGAAGATGACTGTGGATGTAGACCTGTTAAAAGATAGATTTGTCACTGAAATGGCAAATAAATATAATCAAGAGATGTTTTTTATTGAAAGTTGCTTAAAGCACTCATCTCATGCAGATAACTCATTACGTATATTCTTTGAGGAAAATAATAAGATGATATCTTGTGGAAAAGAAATAAAATTCTATGATAAATGTCATCCACAGAAATTAACTCTTAATAAAATCCACTAAGAGAAAAAAGTATTAAATGAAAAAACTACAAAATTGTATTGTTGAAAACTGTATACCTACACCAACTTCTTGTAATGAATGGAATGGTGGAGAGATAACATATCTTGGTATATGTAATGGAGACTCTTTAAATAATGTAGTTTGGGAAATAGTTACTAAGCTACAAGCAATAGCAGGAGACGATTTATCTCAATTTGATTTAGATAGTTTACTTACAATATGTAATCAGCAAGCTCCATTAGAAGTTAATTTGATTAGTATTCTTAATTTGCTTAAGAACAATCAAATATGTCTTAAGGATTACATTGATACATTAAATGAAAAATTATCTGAATTATCAGGAGCAGGATCTGTTAATGTTAACTTAAAATGTTTTGCTGATTTTGATAATCTAGGTAATTCTCTATCAATAAATAGAGAGCAATTAGATCAGTTAGTTATTAATGCATTATGTGACAATAAAGATCGTATAGAAACATTAGAGGGAAAAGTAATATTATTACAAAAAGAGATAGATGATATTGAAAATAATACAACAATAGATGAATTATCTTTTGCTACTTGTATAGATCCAGGAATTAAGCCAACATCTTCTCAAGTTATAATTACAGCTCAAGAAGTCTGTGATTTAGAAACTGCTACAGGTATACCTACTGATATAGCTTCCGCATTATCTAAAACTGCAACTGATCTTAATCCTGAATTTGGATTAATACCTGGTTGGAATTTAACTCCATCAAATTGGGCACAGAATTATGGTAATCTTCTATTAGAAGTAGAAGCCTTAAGAAAGCGTCTTATTTTTATGGAGACTAACTGTTGTGCTATTACTTGTGATGATGTTAAGATTGGATTTACTGCAGTATTTAATGATGATATGACTAGTGTAATAATCAAATTTACTTCAGGTGCAGGAACAAATATACCTTCTGGATTCTTAGATATTGGCTCTACAATAACAATAACAGATGAACAGGGTAATATAGAAGAATTTAATACAGCTGCTCCAGATTTAATTGCTAATAATGCACAAATAGAAGTTCCAATATCTACATTGATGACAACAGGAGATGTTAATATAAATATTCAAAGTAATATAAGTAATGGTACACTAACATGTAGCAAATGTTCTAATAAGACTATAAAGAGACCTTCTTGCTCATTCTGTATATTAACTGCAACAGATACTGTAACAGTTGTTTATAAGGTTTGTACTATAAATTCATAAAATAATAATATGGCATCATTACCAAAATGTATATATAAAACAATAGTATTATCTGCAGGTGAGACGTTTGTACTACCGCCTGGTGCGGAGGTAGTAAGTGTATCAAATAGTTCAGCAATATCGTCAAGTTGTCCTGGAGATTTACCTGAAGTAGCAATAAAATGCTATAGAATTAGATGGGTAGTAAATAAAGATCCGGAAGGAAGAATTACCTATATTAGTCCTTTTTTAGGACCACAGGGAATTAGTATACCTAATACAAATAATGCTTGGGAAGATGATGATGATGATAGTTTACCAATAATAATTAACAAGGTTTATGTTGGTGGACAATTAGTTGATGCGGGATCTATAAATTGTAGAGATCTTGCTTCATTAGAAAGTGTAATTCATGGATCTAGTGGAGGTGGAGCAATAACTGAAAGAAAATATTTAACAGGAACTCAATTGGGTGCTCTAACAGTAGCGGAAACAGTCAGTTGGGGAAGTCGTTGGAAATCAGGTTATGTATGGTTTGAAATATACTTTAAGGCACCTGAAGAAATAGGAAAACAGGTATATTTAGAATTAGGTGGAGGTAATGGAAATATAGCAGACATACCTCGTTTGTTTGCAGCTGAAATTGATTGTACCGCATATCCAACAACAACAGTAGTAACTAGTTGTTAAAAATAAAATAATAATATGGCAGCTTGTTTAATAACAACAGGAGGGACTTCAGGAACTTTAAGAATTGACTATAAATTAGGATCTGATAGTAATACTATCTTCTCAAATTATGGTGATATAATATATATTGATGATTCTGCTACAGATATAACATACACACGATTAAGTGGAGATGTTACTGCAGCTTCTGGATGTGTAACAATAACTGCACGTCCACAAACATGTTATAAGTTTATATATGATACAGTTGATGGAACATCACTTCCAACCGATTCTACTATAGACGCTATAGTAGTTGGTACAACATATACATTCACAGAAGCTTCATACAGATTGTCTGGAACAGAGGCTATTATCTATGGTATAAATACCGAATTAAATAATGATAATATAAAAGTTACAGCAATCAAAGTTGATCAATTAACAGAACCATACTTTAATGTTTCTCTTATAGTAAAAATTATCGGGACAGATATTCCACGACTAAGAATTGTAACAACAAATGGTAATTATGTTTATCTAATTGGAACAGTATCGGTAGATTGTGTACCGAGTGGATATATTGATTTAAACACTTCCTCTATACCAGTAATTTAAAAAAATAAAATATGCCTTGTAATACAACACCTTGTGATGATAAATGTTTACCTTATAATCCATGTTATGATGATTGTGGTTGTTTAAACCCAACTACTTTTGAGTGTGTAACAAAACCTGGAACATGGCCTGCATTAGGAATTACTAATGATATGAATGGGGTAGAGGCTTTAGAAGCCTTAAATACCGTTATTAATAATTTAACTATAACCCCGCCATCTCCTGGATCAGACGTTTATGTTAAAGCTACATCTGCAGATACAACTGCAAACTACCTTTCTAGTAAGTTAGTAGTTGGAGCATTTTTAACAAAAACAATAGTAAATCCGTCAGGAAATGAACAAATTCGTCTGAATGTTTCACCTGCAGCCTTGGTTTCTTCTGATTCTGGAAATATTCTAGATATAGGAACTGATGGAAAATTACGTGCTATAGTTACTGTTCCTTTACCTGATATTTCAGTAGTTGGAGGAAGTGGTGTAACTGTTACAGGAACAGGTCCATCATCAGATCCTTTTGTTGTATCAATAAATCCATCAATAGAAGTAGTAAGAAATTGCTTTGATAATGTATGGAGAGATGTTACATTAGTTGCTACAGGAAATGCTAATGTTGTTTATGTTAGTGGAATTCCAAAATATCGTTATCGTTTTGATGGAACAATAGAATTTAAAGGATCAGCAACTTATACTGTAGCTTTTGGAGCATATTCTACAGGAAATAGAAAATATACAATAACAATTGGGAATATTCCAACAACATGTGTAACATCAGGTGAGCAAGCGGGAGTATCTGACCTGAAGAATATCAATTATATAGATGTACCACAAGCTGGTGCAGATCAAATAACGCAACAATATGGGTATATTATTAGAAAATCAACAGCCAATCTAATAGTAGAATTTCAGTCTTCTTTTACCTCATCAACAAGTAAAACAATTGTTGTTAACTTCGAGGGAGCTATATCATACCCATCTCTTTAAAAACTCGTGGTTAGTTGGTTCTCCACAAAATGAGTTAACGATCCGTTTCTACGGGTCGTTTTTACTTTAAAATAAATTTGGTAAATTAAAAATAAAATCGTATATTTGCACTATGAAAGCAGTAGAAAAATTGTATGGCTGCGGTTGTGGTAAACCAAAACCAGTAGTGGTTAAACCACCTTCAAGATAAAAATAAAAACTATGATAACAGTAAATCATGCATGGCCCATCTTTACGCAATGTCCAACAGGACAATGTGAGGGACTGTGTACGTGTATTAAGAATTAACTCTTAACCACAACCGAACTAACCCCTCCATAAAAAGAGGGGTTTTTTATTATCTAGATGTTCCACAGTTGGTTATATGGGCTTGCCCTGGAAGCAAGTGTTCGTCAGTTCGAATCTGACCATCTAGACATGCTTTCTTAATAGTAATGGTAGCTACTCTGTTTTGTAATCAGAAAGTGTCAGTTCGAGTCTGACAGAAAGCTCTTAACTTGGTCCTTTGGGTGAGTGGTTTAACTATTAGTCTGCAAAACTAATTACAGCAGTTCGAATCTGCTAGGGACCTCAAAGGCTTGTCCTTGAAACAACCTTCCCGTGGAGGGAACTGTAAGACAGTTTAAATAAGAGGATAGCTGGAAATATAACTCAGTTGGTAGAGTGCCAGATTGAAGATCTGGTTGCATCAGTTCGATTCTGATTATTTCCACATATACGTGTGTAGTGTAGTTGGTAACACAGCAGTCTCCAAAACTGTATTCACCTGTTCGAATCGGGTCATACGTGCTTATTTTCTTGTAGTGTAATGGTAACACATGAGATTTTGGCTCTCATATTTTAGGTTCGAGTCCTAACAAGAAAACTGGTGATTATAGCATAATGGTAGTGCAAAAGTTTGTGAAGCTTACAGGTGGGAGTTCGAATCTCCTTAGTCACCCTTATAAACTCCGTTAGCTAAACTGGATACGGCACCAGAATACGAATCTGGAGATTTTGAGGGTTCGAATCCTTCACGGAGTACAATTTTAAATAATAATTTTCCTAAAATAAAATATATACTATATCTTTGTTCTATGATAGGAAAAATAATAAAATCAGATATGAAATCTAGGATCAGTTATAATATAACTGGTTTAGATAAGGGAATATTATTTGTTAATAAAAATACATCATCATTATCTCCAGATGGATATGAAGGAAAATGTCCACAAGGGGAACTATTTAACAATAATGGAAATAGTTGGAGATCGAGTTGTTGATAGAGGGAGACTTTCTATAGAAGTAGATGAGAATGGATATGTTACTATAAAATAAATTTGGTAATTGTTAAAAATAGTTGTATATTTGTGCTGCACTGACCAAGTAGGCGTGTTACTAAAAATATACAAACATGAAGAGTACAATTAGAGTGGACTTTCAGGGTCCGGAGACATCGTCTCAAAATGGTTTTGAACCAGTTATTAGAGTAAATTTAGTAGAAAGTGATGACACACGAGATAAGTTACTAAAGACATTCTTTCAGTCATTAGGTGGAGAAAGTTCCTGGCTACATGTAAAACATGTAAAAATTGATCAATCGTGTCATTCTGGATTAATTAATGATAGTATAGTAATTACTCCAGTAAAAGAGGCTGATATTGAGAACTTGAAGAAAGAGATAGAAGATAGAATAAATGATAAGAGAAATATTTTTTAAACCTTAAATATAATAATATGATAATAGGATTAATTATTAGTGGAGTAGTGGGTTTCATAGTTGGAGCCTTGGTATTTAGAAATAATGCTAAAAAGGGAGAAGAAATTATTGATAATCTTAAAAAGTAATAAAGACAACTAATGCAACAATTTTATATGATAGTTAGAAATATTTTAGGGGCGGATGAAAAATCTGGCTCTAGGGAATAATTTTACTATCTTATAATAGAAAGTTAACCCTGGAGCATATTAAGCTTCAGGGTTTTTCTTTTAAAATACCTTCGTAGCAAAATGTGGCTTTGCTCCTGACTTTTAATCAGAACAAAAATGGGTTCGACTTCCTTCGAAGGTACTTGGGATCTTAGCAAAAATGATATTTCTTCAGCCTCTTAAGCTGAATAAAAGTAGAGTTCGATTCTCACAGATCCCACATAAGTATATTTGGTGGTTCGAAAATTATTTCGTATATTTGATATATGAAAGAAAGAATAGAACAATTAAGAAAAGAAGGAAAAAGTTATAGTGAAATATCAAAGATAACTGGATTAGTCAAATCTACAATATCATACTATGTAGGAAATAGAACTGGAAAAGGTAAGCTAACAGCTGAAAAAAGAAATTGTAGAAATTGTGAAAAAGAAATCAGTTCTCCAAAAGTTTTCTGTGATAAAAAATGTGATTTTGAATATAAACAGAAACTTAGGTTAGATAAATTTGAAAAAAGCAATTTGTGTACAAATAATTCTATTAGAAAAGCACTTATTTCTATAAATGGAAATAAATGCAGTATTTGTGAAATCTCTGAAATATGGAATGATAGGAAATTAACTATGCATGTAGATCATATTGATGGAAATTCTGATAATAATGATAATAAAAATGTTAGATTAGTATGTCCTAATTGTCATTCTCAACTAGAAACATCTAAAAATAAAGTTAAAAAACAAACAAAAAGAAATAAATACTTAAGAAAATACAAAGGTTATATAGATGCCCCTGTCGTATAGTGATTTAATATCTCTCTCTTACAAAGAGAAGACGGCAGTTTGATTCTGCACAGGGGTACAAATGGTTCTATAGTGTAATGATTAGCACAACTCTCTTCTAAAGAGTTAGTATAAGTTTGACCCTTGTTAGGACTACAGATGAGTTACCCTTCTCCGTGTATTAAAAAGGGATAATGTCTGAATAGCTGAGTTGGTTTCAAGCACTTGACTGTTAATCAAGAGTAGTTGGGTTCGATCCCCAAATCAGACGCTTTATTGTGCGGTGGTGTAATGGTAGCATATTGGGCTCATAACCCAATGATGAAAGTTCGACTCTTTCCTGCGCAACTTATGAAAAATTACATAGAAGATCAAATTAGAAAAGGTTACAGGGTATACGACCTTAAAGAAATACTCGGAGAAACACCAATGCAATCAGATATAGATAATTTGATTGAAAAATTAGGTCCTAATAAGTTAGGTGAAGTTGATGAAAATGGTTATCTTTACGTGAAAACAGATCAATCGTGGAGAAATATTTTAGGACAGCGGATGGAGAAATGGTGAATATAATCTCTCACTGTAGAGAAATATTAGCAAAAGAACCAGATGCTAAGATATTAATTGGAACTGACTCACAGGATGAGGATGGAAAAAGTAAGTATTGTACTGTAATAGTATTTAGATATGGATTACGTGGTGCTCACTTTATCTACAGTAAGGATGATAGGAAAAAGATAAGAGATATTTTCACTCGTTTATTTACTGAGTGTGAGTACTCACTAGAAATTGCTGAGCATATAACTAAGAATACTAGTTATAAAGTATCAACAATAGAGTTAGATTTCAATGATTTCAAGAAGACAAAATCAACACCTTTAATATCAGCAACAAAGGGATGGTGTGAATCTTTAGGTTACTCAGCTACTCTAAAAAGTGGTGAAATGTTTGCTTGTAAAGCAGCAGATCATATCCTAAGACATCCATCATTATATAAATAATACTTTCAAACAAAAATAAATTTAGTAAGCAGTATACGCATAAATGGTGGTGCACCAGTCTTCCAAATTGGAATAGAGTCAGTTCGATCCTGACATGCTGCACCCTTAAGAGAGATTAAATAAAGTCTGCAGCTTTTGGCCAATATTGGTTCTCTCTTTTGCAGGGCCCTTTCGTCTAATGTGTAGGACGACGCTCTTTCCAAGCGTAGATTTCGGTTCGAATCCGTGAGGGGCTACAATAAGGTCTATGGATGTGGCAGGGTGTGGCTACTGGATTGTCAATCCAGGGAGACGGGTTCGATCCCCGTATAGACCGCAACGAGGAACATGGTAATTCATGTCTGAGGCTGAAAGAAGCAATCCCCTCGTCTATGCTTCTATAGCTCAATGGTCAGAGCAGGACGCTTATATCGTCAAGGTTTCCAGTTCGAGTCTGGATAGAAGTACATATTGGAGTGTAGCTCAAATGGTAGAGCGCCTGCCTGATACGCAGGAGGTACAGGGATCGTTACCCTGCATTCCAACGGAGTGTTACGCATAGCCTCTCAACGATGTAGCGTTTCTCCTCGGTAGCCCGTCGACGTAATCCGAGACAGTTCATTACCTAATAAGAATGAGTTAGGGAGATATGGGAAACCTGCTCCCGATTTTGGGGATAAAGCTCTAGTGGATGAGCATCTGCCTTGCACGCAGAAGGTTAGGAATTCGAGTTTCCTTATCTCCACAAATAAATTTGGTAAATATAAATATTTGTAGTATTATATAATATAATGAAGAAACTATATACATATTATTCGTTAAGTCTCTTGTCCTTAAATGGACTAGCTAGGAATACTATGTGATAACAGTGGGCAATCGTTAGATCATTCGTGTAAATCCTGGCTTTAATTAGTCAGGATTTTTTATTTGTGGGTATGGCGGAATTGGAATACGCAACAGGTTTAGACCCTGAAATTTAAGAGTTCGAGTCTCTTTACCCATACTATATGTCCTTGTGATGGAATTGGAATACATGTCAGACTTAAAATCTGAATTTTACGGGTTCGAGTCCCGTCTTGGACACATAAGGAAGAGCGCATTGTGAGAGCTTATCCGTCCTGAAAACGGTGAAGGTGTAATAGCTGTGAGAGTTCGATTCTCTCCTCTTCCGCTTATAGAGAAATGACAGAGTGGTAATGTAGCAGTTTGCTAAACTGTAGATGGTAACACATCCGTGAGTTCGATCCTCACTTTCTCTGCAGATGGGTATGATGGTAAATGTGGTTAAATCAGGAGACTGTAAATCTCTCGTCATTAGACTGTTGGAGTTCGATTCTGTACATACCCACAATTATTTTTTTATTTAAATGGAGTCTTGTACCTTTGTTGGGCTAAGACTCCATTTTTTGTTCAGGCAGGAGGATACACTATGAAAATAGTGCTACTACGTCTAAGGATGCTTATGTCCCCTAAGTAGATTGGGAGGGGGCTGGGGGGTGGGTCAGAAAATAAATTAAAAATAAATTTCGCTATATCAAATATTCATTGTAACTTTGTGGAAACAAAACAGAAAAATATGACAAAGAAAATTACAGAACACTTGAAAAGAAACAACAGTTATTTTAAATGGTCAGCTAAAAGATTAGCAGATAAGTTTGGTTGTTCAGAAAGAACTATCACAAATATTATCAAGACTCTTGCACCAGTTAAGAGAACTTATTTAAATAACTTAAAGTAAGAGAATGTTTAAGAAGGAAATAGAAGCTTTTTTACTAGAAAAAAGAGGATACTTGAAGAAGTCACCTTTACATGTGGCTAAAGCTATATGGAAATCTTCAATAAAACACAGTAAACCAAAGACTCAAGCAGATGTAGAGAAAGAATTAGAGGTAATCAAGGATGTTCAGGCCACAATGAGACTAGTAACTGTCCATCCACAGGATTCTGCAGATAACAGTATTTTGGAAGCTTACGAAAAGATAGTAGCTGAGAAAAATCGTCCAAGAAAAAAGTTATTCTTTGATCTAGAAGTATCAGCTAATATCGTATTCTCTTGGAGAATTGGTAAGGATGTAGATCTATCACCAGATAGTATTATTCAGGAACGAGCTATTATATGTGCTTGTTATAAGTGGGAAGGAGATGATAGAGTTTATTCTCTAAAGTGGAATAAAGGTGATGATAAAGATTTATTAGAAAAATTCTCAAAAATTATAGATTCAGCAGATGAGGTAGTTACCCAAAATGGGGATGCATTTGATATTAAGTGGTTAAGAACACGCTGTATCTATCATGGAATTCCAGTATCACCAAAGTTCAATTCAATTGATACTTTAAAAATGGCCAGAAGTGGGTTTAAATTTAACTCCAATAAATTAGATTATATGGGAAAGTTTCTGTCACTTGGACAGAAAATAAAGACAGAATATAATTTATGGAAGGATATTACCTTAAATAACAGTAAGGTGGCTATGGATAAGATGGTTGAGTATTGCAAACAAGATGTTACACTGTTAGAACAGGTATATCAAAAATTACAGGCTTTCTCACCAGTTAAGAAGTTCAAATACAAACTGTAATAAAAGTCCAAAACTACTGATTACCCCTTATTCTTAAGGGGTTTTCTGTTTTTAACATATGAGGTTAATTTGTGTTTCTTATTAATTTTTAGTATATTGTAGTAGGAATAGTCCATAATTAAATAATTTTATAAGTGAAATATGTATTCAAATGATTTGAAAGCTCCAAGAATGAAAAAATCTAAGTATACAGAACATGTTGTTACTGAAGATTTATATAGAGCTTTTAAGAAGAAGTTTCCAGAATATAAGAGGATGAAATGGAGAGAATTTTCAGATAAGTGGAATGATATAGCTGAGACTATTAGGCAGGAAGCCATTACTAATCCACTGGGAGTAAAGCTGGGAAGTTATACAGGTGAACTAAAATTACAGTTCCATAAACCTGACCAGAAGATGTTAAATATTCCTCTATCAATGAAGTTAGGAAAAGCTATAAATTATGTTAACTTATTAACTAGAGGAAAAACGGCATCAATACGATGGGAAAGAAGATGGGCTGTAAAATTTAATAAAATACTACAATTCTTTGCCTTCTCCCCTTGTAGGGAACTACATAAAATGGCCAAGAAACAAGTAGATACTAATCCAGATCGGTTAAGAATGATACGCCCAACTACCGGAGGATTTCATGTCTGGACTGAAATAAAAAAGAAGCTATGACAAAGCGTACAGCAATAGATTTATTTAGGGAAGAATTAAGAGAAAGAAACGCTGATTCTAAATATAGTAATCAGTTTCTTTATAATGAGTTAATTAAACATTCTAGATGGCTAATTAAAAGAGAGGTATCTGGAGGACGTATTTATGTAAATAACTCATTCTTTCAGACCCTATCTTGTATAGAAGTAATAGAAACTTCTACAATAGATACATGTTGTCCAGTTAAGACAAATTGTAAAATATATCGTACAAAAAATAAGTTACCAGATATGTGGACTGATAATGGGGGACCTATTATCAAGGCTATAAACTCAGTTGATAATACTACTAAATTTATCTTTACTAATCCAACTACATGGCAAAGTAAGAGAAATGATCCATATTTAAAAATGGGAGATAATAAATATGTATTTTATAGTGATGGGTATTTATGGTTTCCTGAACATAATCCTCATCGTATTAATGTATATAGTTTCTTTACTGATGATATTTCAGATAAAAACGAATGTACAGAAAATAAGTCATGTGTTCGTTTTTTAGATACTAAATTTATGTTACCAGATTGGTTAGAGGCAGAAATGTTTGCAAAAGCCTTAGAACAGGTAGCAGGAATAAGTAAGAAATTGCCTGAAGATGAACAAATCGATAAGAATGTTAACAGAAAAAATTAATATCTCAAGAATTAAAAGAAAGATGGAGTAAAATAAAATTGGGAAAGAAAATATCCAATGAAACCAAACTCAAAATGTCAGAAGCTGCAAAATCAGCATGGACAAAAAGGAGAAAAATATGTCTATAAATGATAAAACGTTTGATCATCGTCCAATAGAGGAACTGATGGCAATTGTTAAAAATGACTTTAGAAAATTTGATGCTGAAAATCTAATTGATGAAGGTAATCTTATCAAGACAGTAATGTATTGTAATGACAAGCTAGGTATCCCTATTAGGGAAGTTAGGGAAGTGGCTATTCCTGTAGAGGATTTTAAGGGAGAATTACCTAAAGATTTTGAGAAAATATATTATGTGTGTGGACTACAATGTAGTAATACAGCTGTAAGAATAGATAAAAATCCATTTGATAATAATGTTGATCAGGATGTTATTTATAATGCGCACTTAAATAGAGATCAATTAGGGTGTGTAGAAAATTATCAAGTTGTTGTTGAAAGAAAAAGTAAAGAAATTGTTTATAGATATGGAGAATGGACTACTTTAGAGGTATCACCATCTTCTCATAAACACTGTCATATAGATTCACCGAATAAAAGGAAACATGGAAAATATCAGGTAGAAATAAATGATGATCATATAAAGACACCTTTTAGAAGCGGAATCCTATATATAATGTATATAGGAATGATGAAAGATGAGAATGGAAATATTACATTTCCTTTCCATCCTATGATTACACCTTACTACGAATGGACAATTAAGGAAAAAATCTTAATGGATATGATCTTTAATAGTGATGGAAATGTAGGTGATATGTTAAAGTTGGCTCAACAAGAACGTCTAAAAGCATGGTTAGATGCATTTAATTTTACTACAGAGAAGGGTTATGGGGAGTTTGTACAATATCAGAAGAAAAAAGAATTAGGTTGGTACAATAGATGGTTTAAATATTTACAATAATGATATTACATTTATCAAAAGACGTTAATTATGAAACGTTTAATGCTTTAGTTAAAGCTTTTAACGCATTAACTACAAATGATTGTTTACATATATACTTTACTTGTCCTGAAGGAGGATTAACAGATGTTTCCGAAGCTATAATAGATTTTATTAATAAAAATAAAGATTATATAGGAATGACTTTTTATGGTGAGTTGTTTTCATCAGGAATGGTAATTTTCTTATCAACACAATGTGAGAAGAAAATATTACCATTTACTAGAGGAATGTATCATTTAGCATGGCAACAAATGGATATAGCAGAGAATGGAAAACCGTCTTCAGAATATGATATATTTTCAATGAAGGAAATGAGAAAATCTAAAGAAAAGAATCTTTCTTTTCTTAAAACTACAAAATTATCAGAAAAAGAAATAAATGCTATTAGGAAAGGAAAAGATGTCTATTTTTCTTATGATCGTATGTTAGAATTATTATAATGCCTGAACAAAATACTTCAGTAGTAAATACTACCACTACATCAAAAGCTGGATTAATAACAGATTTAAATGCTTCTTATATAAGTAAGGAGCAGTACAGTCATGCTAGAAATGCAGTAAGAAATAGTAAAGATGGTGATCTTGGAACTATTAGTAATGAACCTTCAACTTCTTTTTGTTTTCAAGCACCTTATGATATTGTAGGACATGTTGATTTGCCAGATGATGAGGTAATGATATTTTCTGGAGATGGATCATCTTCAGAAATAGGAATTGGGAATATTAAAACATGTGTATATAGAAAGATATTAGATTGGCCATGCTTAAATTTCTCTACTAAATTTCCAGTTACAGGAGTATCTAAAAAACATTTTAATAAAGGAACAGTTGTATATTTTACAGACAAGCATAATCATATAAGAAGAATAGATTTGAGTAAGATAAATAAAATCACATCATGTGATGATATTTTGTTATTCAAGAATATAGATTTACCATGTATTACCGTTAAAAAAGGACAAGTTGGTAATATACCAAATGGTATGTATTCTGTTGTAATGGCATATACTGTTGATAATCAATTATTTACAGATTGGTTTTCTATAACTAATAGAGTACAATTATATTCAACAAATAATTCTAATTCATTAGAGGTTAAAATCTCAGGATTAGATAAAGAATTTGATAATTTTCAGTTAGCTGTGGTTGGAACTTATGTAGATCCAGTAACCAAAGGGGCAACTAAATTAGCAAAGATAGTAGGAACTTATTCCACAAAAATAGGTTCTATATCAATTACTGATTTTCTTAATACTACTTATAAAGAGATACAATTATCTGATTTAGTAATCAAAAAGAATACTTGGCAGAAAGCTGGTATTATTTCATCTAACTCTAATCACCTAATGTTTGGTGATCTAGTTGGTAGAGATGAGGAGAATTATCAGTTAAAGGCAATGACAATTGAAAGTGAGTATGTAATTGAACAGGTTCCTGCAGATTATTACGAAGTAGATGGAAGTGATGTTAGTTATTATGCAGATGAGAACTACGATTTTTATATAAATGGTGTGTATAGTTCCGGGGAAGAAACAGATAAATATCATATTCCTGGAAGAAAATCTACTAAGGATGATCGTTCACTAGTATCATCAAAAGATGTATACGAATATGATACAGATTTACAGGATTGTGACCCTGTTACAAAGATAGAGAAATGGCAAGTATATAATACTGCAGATGAGGTTACACCAACAAATGACAAATTTAAGTGTGATAGAAGAGTATGGGGAACTGGAAAAATGGGATATTTTGAAAGTACAGATTTATATCCTGATAATAAGGATATGTTTGGAGAAGATGCCAATAAACCAATTCGTTATCATAAATTTCCTGATGAGTGTAAGATATCTCGTTATTCAGTAATAGAGGGAAAAACTTATGTTAATATTAAAGGAGTTCGTTTTAAGAATATTCCAAAATTTGATAATCCTGATATTGTTGGTTATAAAATAACTCGTTCAGATAGAAAAGGTGGAAATGGAACTGTTGGAGCAAGAGGATTAATGACAAATGTTCGTAGTTATTTCGATAGTACTACAAATCAGACTGTTATGTATAATAACTATACAGTTAATGATTTAAATCCAGATATTTATCTATCATCTAAACAAACATATTATAAAAATAATAGTGAGCACGATTTTGTTCCAGTAGAAGATTACTATAAGGATCGTTTTAACTTCTATTCACCTCACACTTCTTTTGAACCACGCTATACATTAGGTAGTGAAATTAAGATTGAAAGTGAGGAAATAGCTCAGGTAACCGGTAAATTTGAACCAGTATTTAATCACCCTCAACAAAAATTACTTAATCAGTTTGCCTTTTGGGTAGCCGCCTCTGTAGGATTTATTGAGGCAACATTAACATTATTAGGAAAAGGAAATGCCAGAGTTACAACTTCATCTGGTGAAGTATTGGGTCAACAAAATAATACACATTCAGATGTAACATCTACAATAGATTATAACTTATCTACAGTAGAGGACTTAATAAACTTTGATGTTATTGGATTTCTAACAGGGTCATTAGTATCAGTTACTGGAGTTCGTTCAGCAGCGGGAGGATTAAGTAAAGTAACTCAAATTGTTAAGGTTATTAAAGCCGCTCTTACTATAATAGCATCACTTGCTATTAAAGTTCCCTTTTCTATTTTAAATGGAATTCAAGAGGCGGATAAAATCTTTGATATTATCTATAAGTTTACCGGATATACCAATTATGTTTATCAATATAATGCTCATGCCCTTTTTAATCAATCAATATGTGTAAATCCTGGAAACAAAAGAAGACGTCTTAAAAGAGATGCTTTATATATTCCATCCGATATAGTTACCATAGATGATACAGTATATAATAATTTACTTAGAGAGAAAACAGTATATCTTCATTTAAATAATGAAGTTAAAAATCCTGTAAATAAAGATAATAGTAGATTAACTATCTCATCAGCTAATATATGTGGAAAACCGGATACCCAAGTAACATCAACAGGATCAGCATTTTATGTAACAAGTAAGATTGTTAATCCTAATCAATATGGAAGTTTAGGTTCATCTTCTCCGGTATCAATGCATTCTTGCGTATTAAGATTTAATGAAGAAAAACCACAGCCAGGATTACCAAATCCTGAACCCATCTTGACAACTTCACCCATTTTATATGGAGGTGATTGTATAATTACTCGTTTTCAATTTATGAAGAAAATGAGATTCTTTAATCAGGATTTATCTTCCGTAAATGAGGGAACAAATTCAGGATATCCAGATGGTACAGAATATGATTATAAATTATATAGAAATATAGCTTATCCACGTTACTGGATGGACACAACTAAATATGATTTTGCAGAAATAGTAACTGGAAAATCATTATCTTTATCTAGCTTTTCACGTACGACTCAGAGTAGGCATAATTTAGATTGTAAGAAAAATAATGATGGAAAGGCTTTAACTCGTATAGATGATGCTTATATGTATCTATCTAATAATGTAGTTATGGACTTTTTTGTTGAATGTGATTATAATATTAACTTTAGAGATAAAACTGAACATCCTTTTTATTCAAAAAATAATACTAATATTTCTCAGATATTTCGTTCAGATAGATTAGGATTTGCAGAAGAATTTTCTATTAATAGAGCATTTTCTGATATCTATACAACAGAAATATATCTTCAACAACAAAGAAGTGACTTTGATCCAACTAATCCAATACCAGTAATTCAAAAGAATTCTGTTATTTATTCCCTTCCTTCATTTAATTTACAGAAGGCTGATAATTGGCAATACTTCTTACCTGCAAATTACTTCTCATTCAGTGAGACAGACTTTGGTAATTTAACTAGTATGCATAAATTAGATGAAGATAGAGTAATATTCTTATTCTCTAAAGCCTCACCTTTTGTAACAATGGGAAGAAGTCTTCTTCAGTTAAGTGGTCAAACTGTTACTATTGGTGATGGTGGATTATTTGCCCAGGATCCAAGAGAAATAATGCCAACAGATAATAACTATGCTGCATGTAATAGTAGATATGCTTTTTCTAATACTCATACAGGAAGATATTATCCATCAGAAAGACAAGGTCGTATAATAAATTATGGTCAATCGTTAGATGATATAACAAGAGAAGGAATAAGTTATTGGTGTAAAAATTATATGCCAATCTTTTTATATAAGTACTTTCCTAATTATGAAGAGATAGAGAATCCTATATCAGGAGTTGGTTATTTAACATCTTTTGATTCATTTAACGAGACTATTTATATAATAAAAAGAGATTTCTCTCCAAAAAAGGAATATATAAAAGATATAACTTATAATAATGGAAATTTTTATTATAAAGATATGTTAATCTCATTAAGAGATTCATCCTATTTTAATGATATTTCTTGGACCCTATCATATTCTCCTGGAGATAAATCATTTGTTAGTTGGCACGATTGGCATCCTGATTGGGTTATTCAAACTGATAACCATTTTATGTCAGTTAAAGGAAATAAAGTATGGAAACATAACGAAAGTTATGATTCATTCTGTAATTTCTATGGTATAGATTGGCCATTTGAAATAGAGTTCTTAAGTAGTAGTGGACAACAAGTAGAGATAGTTAGAAGTATTGAATATATATTAGAAGCATATCATTATAAAAATATGGGAAGGGATCGTTTTCATTTACTTAATGAAAATTTTGATAGACTAATAGTTAGTAATACTGAACAAATATCCCCATTATTAAACTTGGTACACGGATCTGCAGATCCATCTATCAATTTAGATTATCCTAAAATAAATATCTCTAATGCAATTAGCTATGATGTTATATTTTTTAAAGAGGAAAACAAATATCGTATTAATCAATTTTGGGATTCTGTAAAAGATAGAGGAGAATTTACAACAACAGAAGTTCATTTATTTCCTACAGATGAAAGTGGATATAAGCAGATAATAAATCCTATGGCTATTGATATTAACAAACCAGAAGAAGAAAGAAAGAAATTTAGACATTATTATAATAAATTTCGTCTTATAAAGACTGTATCTGGTCCAACTAAATTTTTGAGTAAACTATTAAATATTAAAAAATTAATATCATTTAAGTAATGCCATTTTTATCAAAATCTCAATCAAAAGCATGTTTTGCTACACATGGATTTGGTCATAATGTGAATTGTGATGAATGGGCAAAATCTACTAATTATAAGAAGTTACCTAATAAAGTAAAGCATATGAAGCATAAATCGAAATATCGTAGTGCACAAATGGGAGGCGTTCCAATAGGACATTATGATAAAGTAACAGATAGTTGGCAAGAAGATGAAGTCGGACAAGACTTATTTGGTATAAAGAAAATGCTTACTCCTCAATCTACACAAGAAGGGTGTCCACCAGGTTATTATTTTTCTTCCCCAGAAGGAAAATGTGTTCCAAATTTTACTAGTCAATCTATACCTTCTTTATTTCATCCAAATCCAGAATTTGAAGAAGGTTTATTAGCAAATAGAGAAAGTTCTACTATTTCTAATAAAGAAAATTCTATACCAAAACCTATTGGAAGCAGACCATCTTCTCCAAAGATCGATCCTTATTTTGCTTTACATGGAGTAACTACAGGTCTATCTTGGTTATCTGGAATTGTTGATAGAAATAGACAAAATCAATATCAACAAAATCAATTCTCCTCCCTTGGCCAGAATAATCCATCTCCTGTAGAAAATTATCAACCAAACCCATTTTCCTTATATAGTAAATATGGAGGATCAATAAAGAAGTATCAACGGGGTGGACGTTCTCCTATTATGGTAAATAATCCTAATGATCCTCGTTTAAAAGCTTATAGTGATAGTTTGAATTTGTATAATATGTCACAATATGATATAAATAATAATGATTTTGTTAATGATTGGAAAAAAAGAGAAGATATTAAAAATAAGACAGGTAAAGATGACGCTAATATTACTTTAAAATCTTTTATTAAGGCGTTTGATAATGGTTCAAATAAATTTTTACTTTCTCAAAAATCACAAATAAAACCAATAAAACAAATTTTTGATGATGATGTGAATATTAGTAAAGGTAAAATCGAACCTTTACTTAAAGATGTATATAAAAAACCAGTACAACCAGTAGTATATCAGAAACCACAATTAAAACTGATAGAACAACTTGAAAAGATATTTCCAAAACCAACCCCTGCACAGAGTAGACCAGCTCAAATTACTACTCCTCAACAGAGTGTAATACCAGAACCTCAAGGAGATTATGTATATGGTCCAGCTAATAGTGTAATAGGTACAAATGTAAATGGTAAGTTTGTACCATATCAAGGTGAAAATACAGTTGGAGCTAATGGTAGTCAAAGAGGAAAAGTTAATAAAGCTGATTCAGATTTAATGAATGATACAGAAGCCCTTAAGAAGTATTTAAGAGGAAAGGGATTACAATTTAAAAAAGGTGGAAGTTTTATGGGGATAAATCCTGATCATAAAGGGTACTGTACACCAATGTCGAAATCAACTTGTACACCTCGTAGAAAGGCATTAGCAATGACTTTAAAAAAACATCATGGATTTCATAAATAATAACAAAAATGGAAGTAATTAAAAGAATTAAAAGAAAAAATTCATTTGCTACTGATTCTGTTCTAAATATTCTAAATCTTAGAATAGAACAAGAAGAACAATCTTCTCGTCTATACCACTCTATGTCAATATGGCTTAATGATAAAGGATATATGGGAGCATCAAAACGTTGGCAATCTGATGCTGATGGTGAAATGGAACATGCAAATTGGGCAAAAGAATATTTACTTGATTTAGGTGTTAAACCTATAATACCTGCATTAAAACAACCTCCACAGGAATTTGAGGGATTGGCTGATATAATCAGAAAATCATTTGAACATGAAATTGTTGTTACTGAACAATGTAATGATTTAGCAAATCAGGCACTTCGTACTAATGATAATCTTCTTTATCAATTAGCAAACAAGTTTCTACAAGAGCAGCAAGAAGAGTTAGGTAAACTTCAAACGCTTCTTGATAAATTAGATGCATTTGGTGAAGATAAAATTGCAATGAGATTATTAGACAATGAATTAGGTTCTTAATATGGATTTACAATCAATACTAGGATATAGTAAAAATTCTCCCTATATTAATAATCCCTATCTGGATATTCATAGTCCAGAAGGATTAATTGATATGAGTAATACAGCTATTGATTTAATAGGAATAGATAATCAAGGGAATAAAAAGAAAATGAAGGCATTCAATAAAAATCCATATAAGTTTAATGGAGATGTAATAAGAGAAATTCCTTATCAAAGAGGAGGGAATGTCTATGATTTCCTATTTAAAGATGATGAAGAAGATAATGATAAAAGTTTGGAGAAAGATGCTGATAAACCATCAGCACCATCTACTGCAGAAATACCTCAGATTAGTAATGATGAATATGAGAGTACATTAGCAATGGCTATGCAATCCTATAATGATCCATTTCTAAATAGAAGACAATTTCAATCTATTCCACACGGTTTAGATGCTAATATTAGCAGTGAGGATATGAATATTGTTACTCAATCTGCACAGAAATATAATATACCGCCTGAAATATTAGCAGGAATATATGGAGCAGAAACATCATTTGGTAAAAATATACATCAATCTTCAGTTGGGGCACAGGGACCATTTCAATTTATGCCAGCAACAGCTAAGCAATATAATGTAAATCCATATGATTTACAATCTTCTTCAGAAGGTGCTGCTCATTATTTAAGTAATTTATATAACCAATTTGGTAACTGGGAACAGGCTATAGGAGCTTATAATGCTGGACCAGGGAATATAAGAAAGGGAAGAATACCACAAGAAACAAGAAAGTATGTACCTAAAGTATTAGGATATGCTCAATCATTAAAAGGAAAATAATATGAATAAAGTACCAGGAGTAGGAGATAATAAGACATATAAGGATATGTATCCTTTTAATCAGACACGTTATTTTACAATAGATAAGAAAGCCTTATCTTCTGTTAATGCCAGTCCTGATATTAACAGTACTATTAAGGAAAATCCTTATCGCAGTAATGTTGAAATTGAAAAAGATGAGGTAGTATTACAACCAGATTTATCTGCTCTCTTTAAAGCTAAAGGGAAAACCCACAAGCAAGGTGGTATTGATGTTACATTAAGACCTGATTCTTTTGTTTTTTCTAATGATCCAACATTAGCATTTTCAGAGAGTGATCATAAATTATTTGAATTTAAAGAAGGTGGTACTTTTAAGAAGGATAAAAATACACCAGCTGATGTATTAAAGAGAAATATTGATGTTAAGCATTATAATACTTTAATAGCTAATATAACTGATATAAAAAAGGATGACCTAGCTAAAAAATCATCTGCAATGATGCTTGAAAAATATATAAAAACATTAGGAGGGATAGCTTATCTACAAGAACAAAAGAAAAATTTTCCTCAGGGATTACCTGCATTTTCAGATGGAAGTGCTCCTGTATACAATAGTAATGTTAAAGAAAAAGTTATGGAACAAAAGCAATATGCTAAATATGGAGGAACAATTAATCCATATTCTGTAGGTGGGCCAATTCTACCATGTCCTTGTGGAAAGGATGCTAATGGTAAATGTTTACCTTGTTCAGATGATGTGTATAATAGTATTCTTCCAAAAGCTAGGAAAGTTGATAAAGCACTACCAGGTTATGATCCACTTTATACAGCCCCTAATGGAACTAAATTATATGGTAAATTTGGAGAAAAAAATGTATCAACTCCTTATAATGGACCATTAATGTCAAATGATAAATGGAGGGCTTTTCTGGCTTCTCCACAAGGAATTAAATGGAAACAAACAAGAGCCACACAGGATACTGAAGATTATCTACGCATAGATCCATCTAATCCAAATCCTCCACAAGATAATCCAGGAGGAATAGGGGGAAGACCATATCAAGTAACTCCACAAGTATCTATTATTCCAGGAGATGTTACAGGTGCTTCTATGCAGGGTAAAGATATTAATTGGCAATTTTCACCTTGGCAAAAAATAAGTCAAGGTTATAACTTGGCAAAATTAGCCTCTGTAAAGCGCTACATGCCTTATAGAAGTCATTTAAATGCTAGTTATATAGATCCTTCTCTTGTTAATTCAGAGCAAACTGTTGGGGATATGAAAGCTTCATTTAATCAAAATTTAAATGGAATTAATTCCCTTTCTCCTATTCTGAGAAATGCTCAGGCACAATCTACTTATGGTCAGTTACTTAACCAGATTCCAGGAGTTCGTTCTCAATATGATAATCAAAATGTTGGGATAATTAATCAGTTTAAACAATATAATAATCAGATAAAGAATAATGAAAGTGTCCAGAATATGCAAAATGACCAGAATTATTATCAACAAGTAGTTACTGGTAATGTTAATTTTGATAATATGAAAACATTCCTTGGAGATCAATACATGAACAATTTAATGGGAGATGTTCAAGATAATCAAGCACTGGCATATAACTTAGCTACTCTTAAGAATCCTGCTTATGGATATAACTTTCGTTCTGGAAACTTTTATCGTAATCCAAAAAGTGTACTGGATGTTGATTCAACAAGTAATACACAAGAAAATTTGATAGAATTAGCCAAATCACTTAGATCGCAAGGATTTGGAGAAAAGTTAGTCGGAGATATAATAAAAAGTAAAGCCTTCCAGACATGGAATCCAACTCAAAAAAAGGGTGGAAGAATAGGATATAATCCATATAAATGACACTACCTGTAAATAACATTAAATATTAATTGGTTTTCAATGAATTATATTGTATCTTTGTAAGATGCAAAGAAGATTAAATAAAGAAGAAATAGAAAAATTATGTGAAATGTATGAAACTGGTAAATATACATTTTTAGATTTATCTTCATATTTTCCAGTAACAAAGGATGCTATTAGAGGTTTATTACTTAGAAGGGGATATAAGGCTAAGTCTCATTCTGAATTGAATAGAAAATATTCACTAAATGAAGAATTTTTTGATGAAATAGACACTGAGGAAAAAGCCTATATGTTGGGATTTATATATGCTGATGGATGCAATTATCCTGAATCTACAAGAATTTTACTAGGTTTGGCAGAAAAAGATAAGGAAATATTAGACAAATTTTCTATTTTATTGGAATCTTCAAGACCATTACAGTATAGAAAATCTGTTGGAACAAGTGCGCCTCAATATATCTTAAATATATCTAGCAAGCATATGTCTAATAAATTAATAGAATTAGGAGTTGTTAAAGCTAAATCTTTAATTTTGACTTTCCCTAAATGGTTAAATAAAGAATTATATCATCATTTCATAAGGGGTTATTTTGATGGAGATGGTTGCATTACTTCTTCATCTCCTAATAGAAATAAAGAAGGTAGAAAATCAGATGTTAAATGGAGTATTGTAGGAACTGAAGATTTTGTAATTAACATTCAAAGAATAATGATTGATAAATTAAACTTTAATAAAACCAAAATTAGAAAGCATAAAAGTGCATATTATTTGGAATATAAAGGTGGAAAACAAATAGAAACAATAAAAGAATGGTTGTATAAAGATGCAACTATTTTCCTAAAAAGGAAATATAATAAATTTATAAATTATGCCAGCAACCTCGCCATTTCAGGGCAATGATTATCAAGCTGTATCTCAGTATAGACCATATTCTTTAAGAGTTAACGATATCTTCAAAGCCAATTCAGCATTAGATGCTTATTGGGATGATGGGGCACGTTCTGTTAAGAAAGCTTATGAGAATGTTGTCGACTTGAAATTACATACGACTGAAAATAGACAGATAAGAGATCAATTTGTACAAGATGCACAAAAACAGATAACTAAAATATCTTCTATGAATTTAGCTGATCCATCTGTACAGAGACAGGGAATTGATATATTTAAGCCACTATATAAAGACCAGAATATAGTTGGTGAAGATTATGTTATAAGAAACGGAGAACAAGAGTTAGCTACAGGAGAAACATTTCGTACAAAGGATGGTGGTAAAAACTATAATCCTTTATCTATAGAAAATATTAAGTTTGAACAGAATTTACTATCTATTGATCCAGCTAAAGGTGGATTGAATAAAAGAGATGGATGGAAAGCTATAGTTAATAATCAATCTACCTATACTCCATATACAGATATAAGTAAAGAATACAAGCAAATTCAGGATGCTGTTAAAGCAGAAGAGATCAAAAATGCATCCATTTCTGGAGATCAATGGTATATTGAGGAAGTTAGTAAGAAAGGTGTAAGTAAGGATAGAATGCAAGCCGCTATAGAAGAAATGGGAAGTCCTCAGTTAAAAGAACAAATGAGAGTAGAGGGAAGAAATATTTATTATAAGAAGTTATCTGCAGATCCTACGCAAGTTGATGGATATTTCCAGTCTCTTGCAGGTTCTTATTATGATACAAAAATTAATGAATTAAAAAATAGAAAAGCAGAGATAGAATATAATAATTATATGACTCCTGATAAACCTGAATATGCAGCTAAGAAGCAATCATATAAGAATACATCAGAGGAGTTAGATAAAACTATTACTTCTCTTGAAACTAAATATAAGCCTGATTATATAAGAGAATTTAATGGATTATCCAATTTGGATAATCTATCATCTAATATCTCAAAAATAGAGCAGTTATGGCAACAGTCATCTATTGATAATTTATCAGGCAAGTTAGCTTATGAAACCTCTTCTAGAGAAATAAAAGCTAATCCTGCCAAAATAGCTAAGGAAAATCTGAATCTAGGAATGCAACGTTTACAGGAGACTAAACGTCATAATTTGTCTACTGAACAAATTGATCTTCTTAAGAATATAAATAAATCTACAGGTAGTGCTGGAGGTGGAAATAGTAATTTCCTTTTACCTGGAGGAAATGGAACAGCAAATGTTCCCGTAAATTATAATACACCTTCTCAAAAAGATCTTGATACCTTTAGAAAGGTAGCAGATACAATGCAGAAAGAGTTCGATAATAATGATGAACCAATAAGAGAGGCTGCTGTAACAAATATTGTTGGTAATCAAGCCTGGAATTCTATTCAGGATCCGGCAAATGTTGGTAAGAAAACAAGTGATGTTTTAGTGGATACTGAAATACAGAAAGCTGCTGAATTCTTAAAAGCGTATAGTGACAAGCATACAGCAGAAGAATTACAAGTTGGTAGAATTCCTATACTTAATAAACCTATTTTAGTACCAAAAGGATTATCAATTGATCAATATAAAGAGTATTTAGGAAATTTGTCAGCAGCCGGATTTAAAAATATAGTAGGAAAGCTAGTAAAATCTGATGTAGATTTAACCAGTGATTTAATTGGAAAACTAGCTACAGAAAATGGAGTAGACAAAGCAGCTAATTTTAGAAACACATATAACAATACTTTAAGAAATCAAATGAATTTATCTGCTAATATAACAAATCAAGTAGCGGAAAAATTAGGAGATTATGCATCACTTTTTCGTAATAACGGTAAAGTAAACTTAACAGATAGTGAAATTGCAGATGCATACAATAAAGGCATTCAATCTAATAAATTAATTGCTCATTATAATGTAGTAATAACACACCCTTCAAGTAACCCAAATACAACGGAAGAAAAATATATTCCTCTTACAGAAAAAGAATTTAATGATTATAAGTCTGGAAAAGTAAAAAATTATGACGGGTACGTAGTTAGTCGTGTACCATCATTAAGTGAATTTTCTTCTACCATAAGAAGAAAAACGGATCCAGTATATTATCGTCTTAAGATGGAAAATAATCAAGCTGGAAATCAATATACTTATAATGATAAGAATAATGAAGAGAAGATTGCTGCATTAAATCGTTTTGAGACAATTTCTCCAGATGTACAAGGAACAGATGCTACTCCTGATAATAAGGAAATATTTAGTTTTTTAAAGAGTAATGCAAAACATTTGATTGCACAAGAAATAAAGACACCTGGTCCGGATGAAACTTTACCATCAGTTAAATTTACTATGGAAAACTTTGGAACAGGTAAAGAACAAGAGGAATTAAAGAAAATGGTTGATAAAGTTAACTCTACATGGTTCAGAACTACCGATGTTCCTGCAGATTATTTCTCTAAAGGAAACTCTTCGGGATCTGTAAGATACAGGGGAGCCTATGTTTCTTATATTCCATCTAAAATGCCAAATGGTCAAGAGGCAGGAATATTTATAAGAAATTTATCTACTAGTCCTGCTACTATTGAACCTGATATCCAGGTTAAGAATTTATATGTACTGAGAGATATTAATAAAGGTCCAGTAGAAGAAAATAAACTATACATAACAAAAGATCTAGTAAAGAAACAATTTCAAGATAGTCATAATAATACTCCTATAGAAGTATATATGCAAAATGATGTTGATGAAGTTAATCGTTTTTTATCAGCATTAGTAACCAACATTGAGCAGAAAAATAAAGTAAAAGAAAAGTAATGCCAGATTTAATAAATCCCACATTTGATACTAAGATAGATCAGCCAGATATTCCAGTAGTTGTTGATACTCAATGGAATAGACCAACTGTTCAAATACCAGATTCTTTAAAACAATCTCAAGCGTTGTTTCAGGAACCAGGTGATGTATCTTTAATGGACTTTACTAACAAGGTAAATAATCACTTAACTCCAGATCAAGTAAAGAGAAATAATGAAGATGCTAATATTATGGCATCTCTTACACCTAAAATTACTACTCCATCAAAAGAAGTCCCTTTCAGATATTTCTCATCTATTGATGCGATGCGCTATAAGCAGAATAGTAGATTATGGAATACTCAAGGATACAATCCTGAAGTTCCATCTGATATTACAGATGCTATCTATGATTTTCATGAGACTAAATGGGAGTCTATTAAGAATATTTTACCAAAATTATGGTCAACAACTGCCTTTTCCTTTAAGAATTATTTTGCAGAATATGCAGATACAGCTCGTGCTATTTCACAATTAGATGCTAATTTATTACATGATAGTCAGCGTTTTGAAGATTATCAAAACGACCAAAATGAATTAGAAGCATTAAATCCTGACTATAAAACTGATAAAGAAGTTAAATGGTGGCAGTTAGGTAGAGGGGATTATTGGGAACAATCGGCTTCATCTTTAGGATTTACTATTGGTACAATAGCTGCAGCGGTAACAGAAAATGTTGGTATTACACTGGCAACAGGAGGATTAGGAGAATTTGGTGAATTATATAATTCACCTCGTAAAATATATAAAGCAATTTCAGATTATTATTCTTTAAAAAGAGCCTATTCTTTAGTAAAAGGTGCCCTAGGTGCTAAGTCACTTGTTGGTAGATTAGGTAATGCAGCTAATATTTGGAGATTAACAAATGGTGCACTATCAGAAGCTGCTTTTGAAGGAGCAACAATTGCTTATGATTATTTACAATCATATAAACAGAATTACATAGATAAATATGGCAGAAATCCTTCTGAAGAAGAAATGAAGGGTGCAAAAATGGCAGCTAATTCTATGGCTAATGCCACCATCTTATTTGAGACCCCTTTCTTAATGGCTAGTAATGCTGTTCAGTTTGGTAACTTAATTGCTCCAAAGACAATTGGAAAATTAGCTAAATTGGGAGAAAAGGGAGCCTTTAAGTTAGGTACCGAGTTGATAGATGGATTACCAAAGACAATAGTACAATCAACAGAAAATCAAGCAAAAAATATATTCACTAAATATGGAGAGAAAGGATTACATGCTATAAAAAATGCTACATGGGAAGGTACTGAAGAAAGTTATCAAGCATTGGTAACTACTTCCACTCAAAAGTATTATGGAGATAAGTATAAGAATGGAGATGATGGAGATATAATGAAAGCTCTCGGAGCAGGATATGATTATATTACTTCTAATCAAGGTCTAATAGAGTTTTCTGCGGGATTTGCTACAGGAGAAATTTTTCATTTAGCTGGAGTACCTCTACATATATTTGCTAAACCTTCAGTAAGAACTGCTGAAGAACAAGCTACTTATAAGAAAGCTAATCCAGATGCTACAGATATTGATGCTAAATACAAAACTAATGTATTAAACAATGTCTTTGGATATGGAATGGATAAGATAAATAAAGAGAGAGAAAAAGCTAATCTGGAAGAAATAGCTAAAAAGCTCAATTCAGTTGATCTTGAGAAATTCTTAAAAGAAGAAGGATTTTTATCATTAGTAAAAGATAAACAAACTCAGTTTGCTTTAGCAAAGTATTTACAAAATAATGATCAATTTAATATGCAGAATGCTCAAAATCTGCAGTTAAATCGTTACTTATATGCTGGTTTGACTACAGGTAAAATTGATTTACAAATAGATAAATTAAAACAATTTGCTAGTCAAGATTTTCATACCTTGAGTGAATTTTTTGGGTTAGATGAAAATGATTATTCTACTCAGGAAGATAAAGATAAATTTATTAACGGATTTAGAGCATGGACGGCTGAATTAGGTAATAAAACTAAAGAATTTGAAAGAATTTTTAATCAACAAAAGGATTCATTTTCTTCTATTATATCTGCAGCAGCTAAGGAACATGATAAAAATTTATCAATCAAGAATAGTTTTCTGACCGATCTACAAAGAAAATATTCAGAAGATAATATAGAAAATCTAAGTAAGAAAATATCATCTGATGAGATCACTCAGTTAAATGATATGAATGTAGCTACTGTCGCATCACATTTTCGTTTCTATGCTGTAAATGAAGCTGTAAAAGCCTCTGTATTTTCTCAAGTTGGTATGGATGATGCTGCTAATCGTGCTAAAGATATTGTTAGACAATTAGTTAAGAATGATTCTACTCATACCTTCTATCATGAATTAGGAAGTTTCTTTGATATTGGTTATAGAGAAAATCGCCTTAAGGACTTACAAAGTAAAGTAGATTTAGCCAAATCATCTAATGATGAAAATTTATCATTATATGAACAGCAGTTAAATTCTTTTAAAAGTATGACCAAGAAATTAGATGGTCAATTTAATAGAGCTTCTAACTATAATATAGATAGTGTTGCTAATAGTATTCTTGATTATTTACACAATACTCAAAGAGAATTAAACAACTTAGATAATTCTACTTCATTAGAGGATCGTATAGCCAATCAAGAAGTGGGACAATATTCTCTTCTTAAAGAATTTGTTAAGTTACAAAAATCTCATCAAGAGAATCTTAACCTATATAATTATTTATCTTCTCAGGCTAATAGAGAAGATTATACCCGTTTCCAGTCAAGAAAATTAACAGACTTCTTCTCTAAAGCTGTAGAGTTAACTGATAATGAGGAAAAAGATAAGCAAGTTAAAGAAGCTGTTGATAATAATGGAGTTCAGGAAGCTGAAGTAGTGAAATCTTATGTTAAAAAGACTGAAGAACCTATTCAAGTTTCTAACACTTTATCAGAAAATACAAAAGTAGAAAGTAAACCTAAATATAATATTGATAATGTTAATGCATTAATATTAGCTATTATACAAAAAAACTTTCAGAAGATTTCTGATTTAAAATCAGAGATAGCAAAAATTCCAAAAGATTTAGTAGAAGAAAGAGTTAATTTACTTATCTCAAGAGTTGCTACATATAAGAAACCAGAGAATGCTAATAAAATAAAAGAAGAATTTAGAAGGATTTTTGGTGAAGATTTCTTACAGAATTCTCCTACTCCAAAAGTAGAGGAAAAACCAGCGGTTAAACAACCATCTACTAATCCTTTAGATAAGATTAAGATAACCTTAACTCCACAAGAAGATAAGAGAGCTGATATAGAAAGAAGAAGACAAGAAGAACTAAATCAAAAAACTGATGCAGGGTATTCAATTATTGCATTGGACTATTTATTTACAGGAGGTAGAGATGTAATACAATCTACTGATTATTTATTACAGGCTTTAGTTGGAGGATTTACAAGTGCAGCTAAAGAAATAAATGATATTAGAAATAAATATGCTGATAAGTTAGGTAATATTAAAGATGATATTAACTCTGATGTTTATAATCAAATGATGTTAGAAATTAGGGATGTTATAAATAAAAATTATAATGACCCTAAAGCAAATGAAATTTTTGATAAAATATTAAAAAATGCAACAGGATTTACAACTAGAGAAGGAAATCAAACAAGTATTGAATTAGATAAATTAAATGAACAAAATGATTCTAAAATCAATGCTAAATATTATGCAGAATTAGCTGCTTTAGGAGCTACTACAACCACTTCAATTAAACCCGGAGTAGAAGAATTATTCGATGAAAACCCTGAATTAGCTAATGCTGTATATTCAAAAATATTAACTAATTCTGGACTTTCTTCTGAAAATTTATTATCTTTGCTATTGAAAGATAACTTAATAGAAAAACAATGTCCATAAGCGGTATATATAAAATAACAAATATAATAACTCAAGATAGTTATGTTGGTTCTGCTGTAAATTTAAATAGCAGAAAAAGAACTCATTTTGCCAACATGAATTTGTCAAAACATCCTAATAAACATCTACAAGCATCTTGTAATAAGTACGGTATTGATAATTTTCAGTTTGAAATTTTAGCTAATTGTCCTAAAGAATATTTATTAAAACTTGAACAGTTTTTTATAGATAGTTTAAAACCTACTTTCAATAAAAGAAAAGAAGTTAATAGTAATTTAGGAATGATATTAACAGAAGAACATAAACAAAAGATTTCTGAAAGTAATACTAATAATCCTAAAAGAGTTGGTAGAAAGTTATCTGATGAACATAAAGAAAGTATTAGAAAATCTCACTTAGGTAAAAGTCTTTCGGAAGAAACCAAACAAAAAATATCTGAAAAGTTTAAAGGTGAAAATCATCCAATGGCTAAACTTAACCAAGAAAAAGCTAATGAAATTAGAACTTTATTTGGTAAAATGAAAATAAAAGAAATAGCTTCTAAATATAATATTTGTGTAGGAACAGTAGAAAAAATTAAAAGTAATAAAATATGGGTTGCATAATAAAATATAAAAAACAATCAATACCAGAAGAACAATTTCTTCAATATCTTAATAAGCAAATTGCTATTAATAATTTATTTGAAACAAATGGTGATTTTGCTTCTAAAATTTATGAAGCTTTAGGGTTTAATAAACAAATAAATGAAATAGCAGATACTAAAAAAGTAGATGAATTTATTAAAAAATATAAAGATGCTTTACCAAATATTAAAGATGGTAAAACGTTAATATCTCATTTGCAAACTGTTTCTAATAGGAATACAGGAACAACTAAACAGTTTGCAGATTTAATAATTAAACTATCTAAATCAAATAAAGGATTAGAAAAATTATTAAATAATCCTAATTTATATGCTAAACCAAACAGTGTAGGAGATGAAGGAGCTTTTCATTGGTCATTGTTTAATAATTTATCTGTTAACAAAATTGTTTTAGAATTAGACCATTTTAAAACTAATACTTATGATGATGTTTTTTTACATGAGTTAATTCATAATTTAACCACTCAATTTATTGTAAAAGATTCTGATTTATTTAATCAAAATTTTTATAATAAAGTAAAAGAACTATATTCTGTTTTTGATAACCATCTTGAAGCTAACAAAAAAGTAAATGAACCTTTACTTAAATCTACAAAAGATGATGTTAAAAACCTTAAAAGGCTAAAAGAATATTTTGAATTCTTACCCTCAGATGCTATTCAGCAAGAATTATTGTTTGGTAAAATAGGTAGTCTATCTACCGTTAAAGATGTAAAACTTGATTATAAGTCATTAGAAAATAAGTCTAAACAAGATGTTATAAAAGAATTAGAAAGATTATTATCTTTTAAAGAAAGTAGAATACAAGAAATAGAAAAAGGAGATAAAGATTACTATTATTTTAATTCTAAAACATTTAAACAAGAAAATGTTCTATCTGAATTTTTAGCAACTTTTATAAATGATGCTAACTTTAGGGAACAACTTAAAAACATAGACTATAAAAACAATAAATCTATTTTTCAAGCTATTATTGATTTAATATCTGAATTTATAGGATTAACTAAAAATGATAGTTTGTATAATGAATTTGTTTTAAATCTTACAAACTTTATTAATAATAATGATTATTCTACAATAGCTGAACAAACACAAAAAACAGCTTATCAAAATAGAATAAATTTACTTGAACAACAAAAACAACAAGCTCAACAACTATATTCTCAATATCTACAACAAAATCCTAATGGTAGTATAGAACAGTTTAAAAGTTGGATTAGTAATAGAAACACTTTTGATAAAGAACTTGCTCAAAAAATACAAGATAAACTTCAAAGACTATATCCTGAAATTAAATTAAATATTACTAATAATCCTATTTGGGAAAAAGGTGATAATGTATTTAATCAAGAAGAATATAACAATCAAGTTAATTATAGATTGAAAGCTACTGAAAAAGTATTAGATAATTTAGCTAAAATTAAACAATGGGAGTCTAATAAATCTATTGATAAAAATACTTTATGGAAAAAAATAGGGGAATTGGGTATTTCTAAACAACAATTAGAATTACTAAAAGAATCTGAAGGAAACACTATAGAAGAAAAGTTAACAAATTTTGTAGCTAATTATAGTTATACTGTAGAGATTAATACTGCTAAAGAAAATCTTAAAATACCTAAAGTTGATTATCCAAATGTTAATTCAATATTTATCAATGGAAAAGAATATAAAAAAATAGGAAAAAATAAATATACTTTAGATGGAAATACTATAAACTACGAAAGTCTTCCTGTTTCAGTTAAAGAATATTTAGATAATATTGAAGTTGAAGAACTTGTTGAGCCAATACTTACTCAACATTACTCTAATCTAACAGTTCCAGGAGGTACTAATTATACAGAGAATGAAATAGCTACTCCTGGAATTACACCTTCTATTAAAGGTCATGCTCAATTTGCTACTGATAAAGGATTGATGTGGAGTAGAACAGATGAAAAAATACAATATCAAGAACAAGACATTGATAACTTGTTGAAAATTATGGAAAATAGTAAAATTCTTCAAATAAAATGCTCTTAAATTTGGTACATTCAGAATTTTGTTGTATATTTGTAACTATGGAGAAATCAGGAATATATCAAATAAGAAATAAAGTAAACGGAAAATCTTATATAGGAAGTTCTACAAGACTTAATAAAAGATGGAAAAGACATTTAACAGATTTAAAATGTAATGTTCATCATTCTTTAGCTTTACAAAGAGCTTTTCACAAATATGGTTATGATAACTTTGAATTTATTATACTAGAAAATTGTGAAGAAAATTTACTCTTGGAAAGAGAGCAATATTATTTAGATAATTTAAAACCTGAATATAATATTTGTAGTATAGCAGGTAATTGTTTAGGTATAAAACAATCTGAGGAAACAAAAGAAAAAAGAAAACTATCTAATTCTAAGTATTGGGATTCTGTAGGAAGAAAACATAAAGATAAAATTAAAGTTATTAGAGAACAAAACTTTTTAATTAAACAACAAAGAGAGCAAAGAAATATACAAATAGTAGAAGATTTAAAATCTGGTATTAGGCAAGATGTAATTGCTGAAAAATATAATTTATCTCCTTCAGTAATAACTCAACTTAAAAAGAAACACAATGTTGTAACAAATATTATTTCTAAAGGTAGTAATAATGGATTTTCTAAACTTACAGAAGAACAAGTAAAAGAAATTAAGCATCTTTTAAAAGATAAAGTAAAGCAGCAAACTATTGCTGATAAATATAACGTAAAACTTAGGACAATTAAGGCTATTCAATCTGGTCAAAATTGGAATCATATTAAAATAGAAGAATAAAATGGCATGTAAATATATATTTAACGGTATTGAATATAAGGATAAACAAACTTTTATAGAAGAGTTTGTAAAACCTAATTTTATAAATCAACCTAAAACTCTTAGGGTTCAAGAATACCAAAGTGATTATTTTCAAAAATTAAGAAATGATTTTACTTTTAATGGAGAAAAACATTTTATTATCATTGATTCAACTGGTAAGAAACATTATTATATAAATAAAGAAGGAAAAAAAGCTACTCCTGATAAATACGAAGTCTCTTCTAATGAATATAATAAAGCCTTTGATGCTTTTATAGATGCGGGTGGGGATAACCAATTTCTAGCATTATTACATAAAAATGATAATTGGATTACTTTTGGAATTAAAGCTATTATTCAAAATGCAGCAAAGCAAGGTTTTTCTAAAATACTCTTCCCTACTGGTAATACTGCTAGTAAAGTTGAAGGTCATACTACTTTAGAAGAGTTTAAAAAACAGAAAGAAGATAGAATTAAAGAACTTGAAAATAAACTTAAAGAAATATCTACTGATGAATTTTTTAATAAAACTTATAAAATAGTTGATAATCAAATTCACAAAAAAGAATCAACTAAAGAATATCCTAATTTAGCATTTACTACAAAAGTTTATAGTGAAAAAGAAGCTAAAGAAGTGGCTTATGAGTTTATGAGTAAATCTTCTAAACAAGAAATAGCTCAACTTAAACAAGAACTTGAAAGAGTTGAAACAGAAGGATTTGCTGCATTAAAACCTATTTATAATTTCTATGAAAATACTGTATCTAATATTCTTAAAAAACAAGGATATAATACTAAAGTAGTTACTGATGAATATGGTAATACTTGGAATGAGGTGAATATTAATCAAGTAAGAGATTTAGCAGAAGTTTTATTACAACGTAATGAAGCTAATCAAATAATAGGTCAAGCTAATATTAAAGCTATGACTGTGTTAATTGATGCTATTAATCAGAAACAAGATACTTTACCACATGAATATGCACATCATTATATAGCTTGGTTTAGAAATACACCTATTGTTCAAGAAGCTATTAAAAAATGGGGTAGTGAGGAAGCATTGGTACAATCTATAGGTGAACAAGTAATTAAACAAAAAGGAGAAGCTTATAATTGGTGGAATAATTTTGTTAAGTGGGTAATGAATCAATTTAATTCTTTATCTAAATTACAAAAAGAAGAATTAACTCAAATACTTACCGATGCTTTTTTAACAAGACAAGATTTAGGTTCTAAACAAGATATAGAAGGATTTAAAACCTTTGTAGATAAAATCAATGCTAAATATGATGCAGAATTAGCTGCATTAGATAAGGAAGAAAAGAAACCAGTAGGAAAAGAGTTAACCAAGGAAGAAAAAAACTTTATTGATTCAATTAAAGGATTGGATACTAGTAAATTAGGAGTATTTAAAGTATTAGTAGATACCTTAAATGACCCAGATTCTACTATAGAAGATAAGCAACAGACAATAAAAGAATTGGCTGAACAATTAGCTGATAAAAGAAGTGAAGAGTCTCTTGGATCAGCTTTAGGACAAAAGGCTTCAGATGCTCTATATAACTATATAGATAAAAATAACATAAAGGTAGAGCCAGTTGTAATTAAAAGTGAACCTCAGGAATTTGATGAAACAATACCACCTACTACACCAAAAAGACAGGAGGTTGTAGGATATGGTCCTATTGGAGAAAATCTTATATCTATCTTAATTGATAAAGCCAGAGAGAGTGGTTTATTTACGTTTGATAGTACTAATCCAGAAGAAATAGATAAGATTGAAGATGATCATATGATATTAAAGACAGCTAGTGATCCACTAGCTCTAAGACACCATATGATCATGGAGAAGTTGGATAGTATTTTTGCTAAAGATACTACTGATAAAGATAACTTTAAAGTTAAATTAGAGTTTATTAATGATAATAATAAGGATTGGTTTTATAAGAAAGATGATAGAAAGAGAAATGAAGAAGCTATTATTGCCGTAATAGTAGATAATGATGGAAATTATCATTATTTTGATAAGATGGGAAATCTAACTACAAAAGAGTTAGGTTCACCATTTGCTGTAGAATATAGGGATCTTTTCTATACTTCAGAGTACTTAACATCCTCTAGAAACAATCTGGGTGATAAGACTTTAACAACTATTACCCCTAATTATAAAGGAGATAAACATCCTCTTTCTAAGATTTATACATTAATAGGTAATAATATTCCAGTATATGGTTCTATAAAAGGAATTACAGCTGGAGTATTATCATCACTTAATGCAACTAATTCTTTTAACAATACAACGAAATCCTCCTATAAGACTCGTCCTTTACAAGAATTATTCGATAAAGGTGAGTTAGATGAACAATTAATATCAGTTAAAGTAGATAAGGGTTTCTATTTAGATTACTCACCGACTAGTGATAATCAGATGATTAAAGTTGGTCGTCCTACCGTTATTGATTATAAAACAGGTTTATCTATTCCTCTTATTGGTAGAAAAGTAAAAGATTTAACGTTTAATGGTCAGAAGATAGATAAATCTTCTCAAATGTATGAGGTTATTGATTGGTTAGATAAAAAGGGAAAAATATCCTTAGATAGTCTACGTCCAGACAAAACTCGTATTATTGCTACACTTGATGATATAGATAATATTTATCATTTCTTAAGAGAGTTATTATATAGTAAATTATTCTATGTTTCTCAATCTTCACCAGATACTATTGAAATAAAGAGAAATATGAATAAAGATAAATCTGCTGTATCTTTATGGGATGCAGAGATTAATTATGTAGATAAGAGAGGTCCACTTATTAGTATTCCATTTACATCAGCTATAGACGAAAGTGGTAATACTGTTGGTGGTAAAATGGATTATGAGGATTTTCTTAGAGAGAACTTTGAAACAGGTGCTATACAAGCTACTATATCAAGTAATGATAAACGTTTTACTAAATTAAATAAAAGAGTAATATTTGGGTTAGATGATAGTTATTCTGATATGTTAAATAAACTGGATAATAAAACTATCAGAACAGAGGATATTAAAGTAGGTGATAGATTTTCTCCAAATAAAGACTTAAGTAGACAATATGAGGTTATAGAAGTAGATGAAGATCGTATTACATTACATGATGAAGTAAATGATGAAGATAAATCTATTAACGCAAAGGATTTAGTTAAATCTTGGCAGAAAGTTGAAAAGATAGTTGAGCCAGAACCAATTGTTTATAATGATTCACAAAAAGCAACTATTAAGAAAATAAAGGAATTATCTGTTCCAAAGGAAAAATCTACATATAGAGTTACTACCTTAGCTAGACCATCCCAGGTAAAGAAAACATCAGGTTCTTCTTCAACTGTTATGGGAAATGTTATTGATTATATTGCAAAGAATATTTTCTCAGGAAATAAAGTAACTGCAGAAGATGATATTAGCATGTTAGATCAAAATGGTAGCAAGATCACTGGAAAATTAGGAAGTTATTTCCTTGGAAAAACTAATCTAGAAGATACTATTTCTAAATTAGTTTCTATTAAAGAATCTCTGGAGAAAGAATATGCATTTGTATCAGGAGTTAGAGTAAGAGATGAAGAAACAAATACAGGTGGTGAAATTGATTTGGTATTAATCAATAATAAAGGAGAAGCTATTATTGCTGATTTCAAAACCGCTGGTCAATTATTTGATGATGCTCATTTAGAGCAACATTATAATACAGGAGTTACTGATAAAGAATATTTTGCTACTCAGGCTTATCTTTATGGATTAATGCTAGAGAAGCAAACTGGTATTAAAGTTCTATCAGAAAAAATTGTTATTGGATTACCTATAAGTTTTTCAGAAGGAAAAAATAATATCTATGAAAGCAAGATAAAGGAAATAAAAAAGAAGGATAATTATATAGTCAGTTTATCAGATGCTAATATATCTGGTTACTATAAAGTTGATAATAAACCATTTACATCTGTTAAAAAAATTGTTGATAAATATAATGAAGTAATTAAACAAAATGCTATCACTCCAGAAGAAGGGTTAGATGCATTAACTGGAAAGAAAAAGAGAGGAAAGCCTTTAGAAATGAACATTAAAGGTATAATGGGAATAACTGCTTCAAATGAAGCTTTACAGAGAGCTATTGATCATATGTCTTCGATGTTTGGAGAGGAATTTATTGTTACATTTTCTAATACTATGAATAAATTTAAGTATGGTGAATGGACAACTAATGGAACTATTCTTTACAAAAATGCAATCATTGATACACCTTATCACGAAGGATGGCATCAATTTAGTCAGCTTTTTCTTACTCGTGCAGAAAAATTAAAGATGTATAAATCTTTAAGGGATCAGGCTATTTCGTATATAGATAGAGATGGAGAAAAAAGAAATACATCTGATCATTATGATCTGGAAATAGAAGAATTTTTAGCTGATGAATGGGTAAAGTATGTAAAATCACCATCATCTTATAAATTTCCTGGAAAATATAAAGGAATTCTAGGATTCTTTAGAGATCTATGGAGATTAATAAAAAACTTCTTCTCCTCTACCCATTCACCAGAAATATTGTTTAAGGATTTATATAATGGTAATCTGACAAATTATACCAAGGATATTAATAATGCTTTATGGGGTAATCTTACTTCATCTATTTTAGATAGTGAGGGTAATGAAATATTAAATCATGTTCGTACAAACTTATATATACAAACTACTTCTTATTTTATTGGAGAAGTATTGAGAGAAAATAATAAATCATTCTCTTGGTTAAGACAGAATAGTAAAAATGAGTATATAAAAGATAATATTTTTGATAAATTTGTTGATTTACAGGCTGATAGATTATCTAAATTATCACAGGAATCAAATTTATTACATAAAGTTTTAACAGATCCAGATAGTGTTCTACAAAAAACTGTTAAGGAAAAGAATATTCCAGAACAGGAGGTTACCAGATATATTGCTCAAATACAAGAAATAGAAAATTTATTAGCTGATGAAAATAATGCCTTTAATAGGTTTTATGATTATTATCTAAAGAACTCTGATATCGATACCTTAAGAGAAGGTAATGATAGAGAAGAAATATTAGATCCTCTTGATACTGAAGAAATTAGAGAAATACTAGAAGAGGATGGAGAAACAGAAGCACAAGAATACGATGAAGATACACCTTATCAAAAAGGATATAATGAAGGACCTAATGAGAAAAATCCTTTTACAAAAGCTAGTAAGGAAGTACAGGATTTTCATAGAACTATGCCTATAGTAATAGGTTATGATGAAGATAATAATCCTACTTACTTGACAAATGAATTAGGAATTCCATTAACTTATGATTATGCTAGCATTTTTAATATGACCAAAAGTATATTATCCGGAAAAGATAATATAGAAGATATTATAGCAAAATTAAGTGATCCTTATGTAATTAAAGTATTCCCACAAGCTAGATATATTAAGGAAAAACTACAAGGGTACATAACAAACACTACTCCAGAAAACTTCTCATTTCTACAGAGATATGTGAAGATCATGGGAATGCCGGAAGTTGATAATAAGAAACTAACTGTTAATGAGGATGCTTTTAAATATGAAGGTTTAGATAAAACCTTAGTGAAAGTTAGAAGTTTATCACGTACAGGAGAGATATCTGATATAAATCAATGGACATATCAATTCAAACGTCCATCTGACGAAAGAGAAGCTATTAAATTAGATGATACATTATCCCCATATGATATATTTTCTTCTAACAATATCCTGTTTAATGTAGAAGGTCAATTATGGCTTAATCCATTTGTAGATTATTCAGTGATTAAAGCCAATATGACAAGTAAGAAATTCTTATCATTAATGGGAATAGAATTAAATGATACGTTTTGGGATAATCCTTATTCAACACCATTTGCTGATAAGGTTGTTAGTTATCTATTAAATGATTTAATAACATATAGAGAATACTTAGGATCTCTTTTACAGAGAGATAAGGGTAGTATGTCAGATGAAGAATTAGATGAGTTTTTAGTTTCTAAGAATCCTAATCCGATGGCTGTTAAAGCTATTATTAAGGATTACTTTATTAATAATCCAATACAACAATTTCGTGAAAGAAAAACGTATAAGTATGGTGATAAGATTTTGGAAACTTTTTCTATCCATACATTACTGGAAGATTTGAGTAGACAAAACTCACTTTATTCACTTAATGCACCTTCTCGTTCATTTACAGATGGTGGTGGAAAAACCAAATGGCCTTATTATGAGCCATCATTAATAACTCGTAGAACTCAGTTATTAAATAATATAGAAAATATAGGACAATTTGATAACAATTTAGAAATGTTATCACTTAATCCAAATAAGAATCCTTGGTTAAAGAATACCCTTTTCTATAAAGTAATGTTTGACAGTGAAGGTAATAGAGCATATGTTAGTAAGAAGAATAAAACAGGTATATATGATGATGAAAAGATCAGAATAGATTTAGCTGATCTCTCTTGTTATGAGAATATATCAGAAGGATTCTATACAAGAAAGCATCCAAAGGACCTATCTGCTGTAGATAAACTGTTTTTTGATACTGTAACATTAATAACTGATGGATGGTTAGAAGTGCCTCGTGCGGCCACTTCCTCTTCTATTTTTGCTATAAAATTGAATAGTTATAACTCTGTTCCAAAAGGAACTGGGGTAGTTTCCCAATATCTTCCAATCAACGTAACATCCTCTGCAGTATTTAGTGGTGAACGTTTCCGTGGAATAATGAGGGGTTATTTAACAGGAGAACTGCAGAAATTAAAGTGGTATTTTGATAATAATCCTAATGCAGAGGATCTATCTAAGAAGATGGATGATCCTTCCCGTAACTATTTTGCTCATAATCTTAATGTATTTAAAGATATATTATCTCCAGAATTAGCTAAAACTCTAATTGAAGCTACTCAAAATATGTCTGGAAAGAATAAGTATGATAATATTAAACAATTAGTTGAAGATAATAAGGATGCCTTTCATACTGATTTAAGTAAATACTTTGTTAAGTATGTTGCTGATTTAATGAATAGTAAGGAGAATGCTAATTATAATGCAATGTCTAATAAACAAAAGAAGGTATTAAGAAATATACTTTCTTTATATCAGGACAAATCTAAATCTCAAGATATACAGGATGTAGAAAGAGATAAACAAATTGCTAGTATTCTACAGGAAACTGGAGGAAAATCATCAGCCTTGTCTTCCAAAGAATCAGCTAAGGGTAAGATTGATTCAGCTATGAATATTGTAGCAGCTATTTTTGCTACAAACCAGTTTATCTTAAATATTGAATACCATAACTGGTATATGGGTGATAATTATCTCTTTGCTAATCCATTTAAAAGAGGTAACTTAACAACAAATACTGGAACAATGGCTATTGTTTCTCCACATGTTAATGAGATATTAAACAGTCTGAAGGAGAATACAATGCATTATATTTATACAGGAAATAAAGAAGGAAGAGATTATCGTATATTGAATACTATTCCATTAAAAGAAATGGTTGTGGAAAGTAAATATTATGATATGATGATTAATGATGTTATTAATTGGGAAAAGATGTTTAATCCTTTTCTTAATATTTCCAATAGAAAAATTGAGTTGGAGAAAGCATATTCTGCCTATAAAGATATAAAAGCTGCTGATGGTCAAGCCAAGATAGGATTGGATGCTTATCGTAGATTACGTATTATCTATGGTAATTGGGATAATTCTACTGACGAGAAGGAATATATGAGACAGTTAGCTATTTTAAGAGTTAGAAAAAATCTATATTTTGATGAGAAGAGAAATCCGCTTACTGCAGATGCTAGAGAAGAGGCTATTAAAAGAGATCAGAAATTAATAGATGCTGGACCCCATAGTAGTTTTAATCCTCAAAAATTTGCTTATACAGGTCCTGAAATAATAAAAGATAGTAAGGGAAACCCTATTAGTGCTCCAATGCGTACTAAGTTTGATAAGACATCTCTTCATCCACTTTTACCAGAAGTATTAGCTGGATCAGGGTTAGGTGATGAACACTTGATGAATGAAATGGCTAAAAATGATATTGATTATGCTAAGTTTGAGAGTGCTTCTAAAGGTGTTAAACATAACGATATTGTAGATTTTTACACAGAAGAAGGAATGGCTCAACCTAATATCAAGTTAGAAGACCATACTCCTGAATTTTTATTATCTTCATTTTTGAAGAATCAGTTATCTACAGATGGTATGTATACTGAAAATACATTTGGTAGTCAACAACGTGTTATGTTCTTTGATGTTATCTATCAAGCGGAAGTACAAGGAAATCCTGCATTGCTAAAGAAATTAACTAGCTTACAGAATAAATTTTTACAGTCTGTTAATAATATTATGGATTATCAACGTGCTCAATTCTTGAATAGATTTGGTATGGAAGAGAGTGGTAGTGGTCAATCTTATAAAGTTGATATTATTGATAATGAACGTTTTGCAGCTGCTGTTAATTCATTAGCTAAAACTAATAATTTTCCTGATAACATGATGGAATACTTAAAGTTTGATCCATCTACATCAACATATACATTTGATCCTTCTCTTGTTTTTAATAGAAAAGTTCTTATTGATACTATTGGTGGATTATTAGATGGTGAATTAAGACGTCTTAAGACTAAAGGGGCTGCGGCCATTCAGGTTACTTCTGGAGGTAATACATATAATAGATTTACTAATCCAACAGAGGAACAAATTAAGAAATTCGGAACAAATGGATTACACTATTATCATATAAAAAATGATGACAAAGGAAATCCATTACGCATCTCAACAATGGGTGTTAAATTAACATTACAGGGAGATTTTAAGAATTTACTTAATTTAAATTGGAACGGAAAGCAAATTAAGACTTTAAAGAACTTAAATAGAGCTTTAGCTGACGAAGCATGGAAAAATCAACATATTGATAAATTAACTTTTGTTTCTTATCGTATTCCAACAAATAATAACAACTTTATTGATCATGTAGAAATTATGGAATTTTTACCTGAATCTGCAGGTAATATTATTATTGCACCACCTGAACATATTATTAAGACAGGTAGTGACTTTGATGTGGATAAAAGTAATTTAATATTTCCATCTATAGATAGTAAAGGTAATTTAGTATCCTTACCTACACGCTCTATTAAAGAGATTCAGGAGGAAATTAATAAAATTACGTACTCTCAGAAGGATTATAAGAAGTTACAAAGAGATATTAGAAATGACTTAGCTAATATCAAAAGTAGACATGATAAAGCAGAAAATAAATGGAATAAATTACAAAATACATTAAGAGATATTTATTTTAATATAGATGGAACTGGATATAGTGGATTAGTATCAGCTGGAAAAACTATATATGAAATAAATAAAGAATTTGAGAATTCCCTGGATGAAGGATCTGCTAAATTATTGGCACAATTTGAAAAATTAGACGAGTCATTAAAAGATGCTGGATATATTACTTATCCAAAAATAGATCATAACTTTGAAAGTTTATTTAGAGAATTGACTTCTTACAAGGATTATTATACTAATGAGATGCTTTCTTCTATGAAAGAAACATTACAGGATCCTGCTTATTTTAGAATGTTAACTACTCCTTCCAACGCTGATTATCTTTTAGATGAAGCAAAAAAAATAGGAGAATTAACAGGAAGAAAAACAAAAGATGGATTATCTTCTTCAGATAATACTAAACAAACTACTGTAAATACAAAAGGTGAAGAATATTTAGGAGCTAATATTGGTCCATATTCTATTCAAAGAAGATGGTTTTCTCTTCTTAACTTCTCTAAAATGGAGTTAAATAGACAGTGGAGTTATAAGACAGCTGCTAAAGAATATGCTATGAGAATAGTTACTCCCTTAGCAGGAAATGTTAATGAAAGAGAACAGTTAGGAACTAATGAAAATATAAGAATGTATGGAGATAACTTAGATGGTATTTCTCCTAGAGATCTATGGGATCAAATGATGACATTGACTATTGATCTACCTTCTAATACATCTTATGTATTATTTGGAATTAATAACTCTAACAAGAAAGTTGTTCAATATTTAATGGCTTCAAGATATAGTTTTCCAAAAATTATGAAGTTTATTAACCAACCTGTTTTACAAGAAGTATATAAATTATATGATAAAAGATCTAAAGAATTACCTACTTATTCCTTAAAGAATGCTCTAGTAGAAGTATCTAAAAAATATGATGTTACAGAAGGGAATTTTATAGATTTACAAGATAAAAATATTATAAAAGACACAGAAGGAAATGAGATATCTGGTAATGCTTACTTACAAAATCCTGGTGTTTTTGCTAGTAAATTACTTAATGATGATATAACATTCTCTGAAGACGATATGAAAGAGGATATAATTAATCCACTTCGTACTAAAGATTTTATTCAGAGACAGAAAAATATTTTACTATATTTTATGACGGCTCATCTTGAAGCTAGCCAATTTACTTCTATGCAGTTTGCCTTCTCTGAAGACAGAAATAAGAATACTAACTATTTTACTATTAGAGAAAATGATAAAGCTAAAGATAGAATAAGAGGAAATGAGGATGATATATCAGAAAATGATAGTATGTTTAGTAAACAAGCCCTGATAAAGTTAGAGAAACAATCTATTTATGCTCCATTTACTTATTCTAAGATAGCAAAATTATTCTATAGACAATATGCTAAAGAGTTTACTAACTTGGATGTCTCTCTGCCTATAGAGAAATTATTAGCACAAACTAATACCTGGGGTATAGATAAACAATTACTAGCCACTCGTATTGAGGGTGATTTTATTGAATTTATATATAAGAACTTTGCACAATTTGATATTGATATATATAATCCTTATAGTGATAAGATAGAAAGAAGTGATAAGAAATTTAGTGATTTCTTTATGCAGAATATCTTTAATACAGAAGTAGATCCTGAGTTTAGAAGTTATAGTGATAAATTGATAAAGTTCCTGGAGAAATATCCAGAATTAAATCATATTCAGTTTGTACAAAAAATCTATCCTGAGGGACAACCTGCAAGAGAAGTTAATGAAAATTCCAATCCTTTAGATAAATACTCTTCTTCTACTATTAGATTTAGAAGAAGTCAGGATAATACTATTACTGAAAGAAATCACTTTTCTAATGAATTAGAGAATTTGATGGTATTTAATCCAGAACTATTTCAATTAAAAGAAAGATATACTGAACAGGATAGAAAGAATATATCTTCTTTCTTTACTGAACTAGCTTATCTTACCCTTTATCAAAGTGGTCCGACAAATATTGCTGATAACTTCTCAGATTTATTACCAGCTAATTTCTGGAAAGATTTTTCAGGAAAGGCATTTGAGAATTATCATAAAGCAATTACTGATGGAACAGTTACTCATAAAACCCTTATGAAATTATTCAGTATGTTATATACTGAAAATAATCCAAAAGTTCCTTGGAAATCAGCTAAAATGGTTTATGATATTAGATATTATGGTGAACAGTTATCAACTGAAGTTAAACAAAGTATGTATAGAAACAAAAAAATATATAAATTTACAAATTATTTTCTTAACTTTAGGGCTGGAAAAATGTATGATTTTAACAGATTTATAAAAAATAATCAATTCTTGGGAATCAAGGAGATTAAATGCTAATTTATGGCTTATTGTAATATAGAAAATTACTTCCTTGGAAGGAAATTAGATAGTATGTTTTCTGAACATAACAGAAACATTATATCAAACATAATTGCTTCTGAAGATTTTAAGAAATGGTTTGGTAAAGGAAAAGTAGATATTGATGGTAATCCATTGATAGACAATATGTTATCTTTTACTAATGAGAAGGGAGAGAAAAGAACGCTATTTGATTTAGATATTCAATTTGAGGGGAAGGGGGAAGTATATAAATTTGTTTCTTCTCTACCAGGAGTTCGTTTATATAACAGTACTTTATTTATAAATAATACAGTAAAAGGGACCGATGGTCATTTTTTAGCTAAAGATGCTGCAAAATCTATTAATGTAATTAATTATTACTATCCAAATCTACTATCTGTAGATATATATCAAAGACAAGGATTATCACAATTCTCAAAAGACAAAAGTATACCTTTACCAATAATAACTGTTAATGAAATAAATAGAACTGGTACCTTATTCTCTATTCATGAGACAATGGTACCAGCTGAGTCTAAAAGTAATGAGCAAGTATTTTCTCAAATAAAATCTATAGATGAGTTAAAAGCTATTCAGAATACTCTTGATGAATACAGACAATATGGTATTACTGAAGCAAACTATATGAATCTTGTTGAAAATAACAAAATCTCTGAGAAAACATATAATAAATTAAGAGATTTCCTTATTAAATTAAATCCATCTTTTAAGATAGAGGAAATGGATAATTTATCTGAAAATGGTAAAGCTTATATATCTCAATTCTTAATTCAGATCGATAGTGAGGCTAAGTATGAAGCTATGCCTGAAGAAGTAGCCCACTTCTTCGTTGAGCTATTGCCACAGGATAGTAAGTTAAGAATGGATATGATGGATAATATTACAGCTTTTGCTATATATCCAATTACATTAAATACATATAAGGAAAAGAAAGAATACCAAAAAGATAATGGTCAACCAGATTATGATAAGATAAAAAGAGAAGCTTCTGCAAAATTAATAGCAGAATATATCAAAAATCTATCTGAAGGCGACATGGCCTCTGCCAACCTTCTTCTGAAGACTAAAGATAATTTTATTAAAAGATGGTGGGATTCATTCATTAATTGGTTAAAGGATACTTTAAATCTAACTAGAAAAGAACGTTTTCATTCATATATGGAAGCAGCATCTGCTATTTTAGAAGGTAATATTGATTACTTAACAATGGATAATATTACAGAAAGTGCTAATAATGATGTCTTTTTTAGTTTGAGTGACAAAACTAAGATGGATATAGAGATGGGAAAGCATATTCTAGATAATCTGACTAAACAGGGAAAGATTGGACATCTCCAAACTATTATTGATAAATTTAGAAGAGAATTACGTACAAACTTTATTAAGATAGTTAAAGAAGAAGGTTTTCAAGAATTAAATAATAAACTGTCTGACAAAGATACAGAAGTAAACTATCTTTCTGAATTATATGATATTATTAAGAAGGTTGATGTTAGGGAAAGTAAATTAGACGATCTTGTTGCTTCTGATAGTCAAGTATTAAATTTCTCTCAATTTTTACATGTTATCCAACATATGGATAATGTAGCTCATGCTATTGATGGATTAGTTGATCAATATACTGCAGATGGTAAGATGGAAAGTATTGCAGAATTACAATCCTTTATGGATATTTACTCAAATTTTAAATCTTTTGTTGATACTGATTTTGCTTCTTTATTAGCAGGAAGTGATGTTGAGTTAGAAGTAATTGCTCGTATTAAAAGTTCTATGGTTACATTCTCTGCCTTACAAGATAAGATAATAAATAAATTAAGAGACACATTTACTGTATTCTATTCTAAATTATTAAAGCCTTATAACCAGGTAATATTAGATAAATTCTCAGAGGAAATTAAAAAGTCCTTTCTTTTCCAAGAAAGAAGAAATCCTGCACACGAACAAGCCATTATCTCTTCTGTAGAGAAATTTAGAAAGAATTTAATAGATAATATGGATCTTTTTAAAGCCAAAGAAATTTTACTTTTAGAACTAAAAAGTGGTGGAATATCTGATAAAGTATTAAATTCAGCTTTAATATCCGAATTATTAAATCAAATTAATAATTTACATACTCCGGATAGTATGGTTCGAGATTTTATGAAAGGTTTAGGAAAACCTATTGATTTGACTAGTGAAGCTTTACATATGGTTTCAGCAGCTATTAAAAATCATGATATGATGGTTTCTAGTGCAGCAAATTTTATAGTAGAAAAGAGAACAGAGGGTCAACAGCTGGCCTTATATGCAACAAAAGCATTTGCGCATACAGTAGCTCCTACACTAGAAAGACTTAATCAGTTAGGATTTGATGAATATAAAAGTGGAGAAGCTATTACATATATTGATTATATAACAGATATGTCTGTAGATGAAAAAACAGGAAAACCTAAATATAAAGATAACAAGAGACCAGTTGTAAAATTCTTAAGTCCAACATTAAATTCTGCATATATAGAGCAAGAGAGATTATTAAAGATTAAGAATGATTTATATACAGAATATTTAAAAGATCCTAATAGTGAAGAGGGTAAAAGATTAAAAGAAGAAGTTGCTAAGGCCAGAAGGGAATATATTAACTTTAATGATAACTATATGAATAGTCCTTTCACTAAAGAATATACTGATTTTCAGAAGACTTGGGCTAGTAATGACAAATTTCTAGAAATAAAAGAAAGATATAATAAGCTAAGTAATGAGATTAGAGAATTACAAAATTTCTTTGAGAATGATAAGAGAGATGATCAAGCTTATAAAGCTTGGGTAAATAAAATAAGAGAAAGGGGACAATTACTTGATATAAAAGGAAAGAGTGATGAAGAGGTAGAAAGTATTAACTTACTTAAGCAATTCTTTGAGGAATCTAGTAAATTTAGAATTACTGATGATAGACAAACAGCAAGAAATTTCAATGTTGCTTTAAGTAACTATGATGCTCGTCTGGATACTGCTATTGGGGAGTTCTTAAGAGAAGGAAAGAGAACCGGTAACTATGGATTAGATAATCTGGAAAGAATTATGCAGGAAAAGATGAAAGATAATACTCTACGTATTAAGTTTCCTTATCTTCTGCAGATAAGGGATGAAGAGGAAAATCTATCCCCTGATCAGGTATTTACAGATGATGAAGTAGCATTAGTAAAGAAAATACTAATGGACAAATTTGAGAGTAGAAATAGAGTAAAAGTAAGAACTGATCACTATTATAAGATTAGAGATGGCATTTTAAAGGAAATTGAAGACTTAAAGGCAAAGAATGGTCTATCTGAGATAGACTTAATGATTACTGATTTATGGAAGGAAATGCAAGATTTAATGGTTAGTAAAAGTGATTTATATGGACAAAAGAATCCAGAATTACTCAGTGATGATCAATTAGCTAGAGTAGATGAATTAGAAGATAAAATTGATAATTTAAAGAAATATACAAGTAAAGAATACAAAATATATCAAATATTAGATAGTGTAAAAGAAAATCCTTCTTTTATTCCATATAAAGCATATATGGATGAGTATGAACAGTTAGCAAAGGATATTCAAGATTACATATTAGAGAGAAGTTCTATTAGTGAAAAGGATTTTAATAAGAAGGCTGAACGTCTGGCTTATTTAAATGAAGGATTAGAAGCTGAAGGTATAATAACTCCTGAACAGAAAAAATCTGTTAAAGATATTCAATTAGCTTACTCGGATTTAGCTGCTCTATCGGAGAAGAAACCAACTGAAGCATATTGGGAGATTATGGATACTGCTATTCCAGCCTTTGAAAATATGCTTGAAAGAGAATTGAATAATAAAGATGCTGGTAATAAATATAGTCAATCAGAGATTGAAAATTTACAGTACTTATTGGATGGCCTAATAGAAGCAATTCATGGTAAAAATCATGAGTTACTTGATGAAATCATCAATGACGAATATTATGTTACTATTCAAAAACAAGGAAAAGCACCTTCATATAGAAAGATAGAATTTATTAAATATTTGCAGTCATATATAGAGGATATTGATTCACCAATGGATATAGAAGCAGGAGATTTCTCTAACTGGTTTCTTTCCTCTCATAAAGAAGGAAAAGTATGGGTTAAACAATATGATGAGGAAGGAAATCAAATAAAACCTGCTCCAAGGGAACGTATCTTTAATAGAAGAATGTATTATAATTATTCCGATCCTACTATGAGAGTAGATCCTACTGGTGGAATATTATATGAAAACAAAGAAGCAAAGAGATATAGAGCTACAAAAATAAATGATGGTCCTATCTATAATGAAGATGGATCATTAAAATCAGAGACAGGATATAGAAAGAAACAGATATCTTGGAAAGATACAGATAATATGGAGGACTGGACTGTAGATAATAAATCTAACACTACTACTTATTTACCATTATCTAGAAAACAATTACAAGAGAATGGTAAAACTGATACTAAATACACAAATAATGATTATTATAATTTAATTAATGCAAAAGATGAAAAAGGTCTTCTTCTACAAAAATATTTAACTGATTCTGTCAAGACATTTATGGAAGAACAAGAGAATAAACCAGATAGAATTAAGAGCGGTCTAAATTTACCTGTAACTAATCTAGATGAATATCAAAGAATGAAGGAAGATCTTATTCATACTCAAGATAGAGTAAAAAGGGCTGGTCAAACTATTCAGTCATTATTTACTAAGAATGATGCTATTATGGCAGAGGATCAGATATCAGGAATTCAGCAAAAAAGAGATGTAGACGAATATTCTCAATCTATAATTAACGAGAAGTTACCAGCTATGGGAATGAATGCTAAGTTACCTGTAGAGAGAGTAAATAGAAATGTATTACATGCAATAAATCAGTATATTATTCATTCTAAAGATTTTGATGTCAGAAGTGATTTAAATCCATTTGTTAGAGCTCTAATAGAAGTAATGAAAAAGAATGAAGAACAAGGACATAGAAGTCAAGAAAAAACTAGAAAAATTTACGAGAAGATCTATAGTCAAATGATATTAGAAGAAATGCCTAGCAATGTTACTAATAATGCTCAGTTCAGAAAAGCTGTTAGTATTCTTCTAAAAATGACTGGTGTAAAGTTAGTAGCAGATGGTATTGGTGGTGGTATTAACTATCTACAAGCAAATATAAACAATATAATAGAGTCATTTGCCAGTGAACATGCTACACTAAGAAGTTATGGAGTAGGATATACTAAAGCTTCAGTTATGATGGGAGATTTATTTCAAGATTTCTCAAAGAAAGATAATTTTCACTATTGGACAATGATGTATCAAACCTTTGATTTTATTCAAGGAGAATGGGAAGAAGATATAACGGAAAGGGCATCTTCTAAAGATAAAAAATTTAACTATAAGAAGATCTTAATGTATCCTAGAAAGAATGGAGAATTACATGCCCAATCTGCTATGGCTATAGCTATATTAGATAATAATAAGATAAAGAATCAGATAGATGGTAAATTATATCCAATGTGGGATATATATAAGAAGGATGGAAATAATTTAGTAGTAAAAGATGGTTTCTGGAAAGATGAACAAAATGAAGACGGTACAATAACCAGAACATACCCATATGATCCTCTAACTGGTTCAGAATTTAAAAGGGTAAAAGCTCTTATTCATAGTGTTAATATGGATCTACATGGTAACTATGCTAAACTAAACCAAACAGAAGCATCACGTTATTCTATAGGTAAGTTGGCTGAGAATATGAAGAGATGGTTTGTTAGTAATCTACAGAGGAGATTTGGTAGAGAGGGTATTGATGTTGGTAAAGGGGATCTTGATCAGGGTTATTATTTAACTCCAGTAGTTGCTATCACTTCTATAGTAAAACAATTATGGAAAAAGAATACTACAGAAGCCAATAACTACTTTAATTACTACTGGACAACTCCTAGAAAAAGAGAAAACCTTAAGCGCTTCTCTGCAGATATGACTTTAGCTATTGGATTATTTATGTTAACTACGTTAGGTTTTGGATACGATAATGATGATCCTGATAAAAATAAAAAATTGACCAATTCATCATGGTTATATAATGAGTCCCTTCTACTATTTTTAAGGACATATGCTGAACATACTGCATTTATTCCAGTTCCTCCGTTCGGATTTACTGAAATGACAAGAAATCTACTAGATCCCTTCTCTGTAGTTAAAGGTTCTGTTGGTAACGCAGCTGGTGCTATATCCTTAACAATGTTTACTTTACTATATAAGTTAGGATTTGATTCATTCAAAAATAACTCTATCTATAGTAAAGATACGGGAGCAGGAAAAGGTCCAACTATACCACTTTTGGATGATATATTTATTCATGGTAAAGAAGGTGATTATAAATTAGCTAACTATATAGCTAAGTTATTTGGTTATAATGGATCACAAGTGGATCCTGTATTCTATATTAAAAACTTTGAAAACTTACAAAATCGTCTTAAGTAATGAATATCCAGTTGCCAACCGGAAATACTATATCTGTATCTGCTTATGAATATTACTTTATCCTAAAAGAAGATGAGGTGGATCTATTTTATCAATCCTGTATAGCAGATGATCTAGGAACTTATATTGATAACCCCTTCTCCAATAAAAGCTACTCCTCAAAGTTAGAAGTAGATGAAGAAGACATAAAAGACATATTATAATGAGCACACTATGCCAAAATTGTGATGAACAATTACAAGTATTACTAAAATGCATTCCTAAAAAATGGAGAGATCAGATAGTATATAGTATCTGTCAGTTAAATAATACCCCCCCTAATCATTGTGAAATAGATGTAGCTGCTTGGTTATGTCAATTACCTTCACAGTGGAAAAAGGAGATGATTGCAGCTATTTGTACAGGCTTTACTTTGTCAGCATGTACTACAGATTGCGCACGTTGTAGAAGGGTATATAGTACATATTTATTATCTTTTCCTGAAGATTGGAGAGATCTAATAATTACAGCTATATGTAATATTATAGATTGTAAAGGATGTCCAACTCCTGTTAATTGTGTTACATACGTAATAACACCTTCTATTTTAATTAATGAAGATCATCCATTTACTTATAGAGACTGTGAAGGAGTTCTTCAGAGTGGAATAATCTCTACATCTGATCCACTAACTATATGTGCTGATGAAGGATCTGTGGAAATAGACAATATATTTATTGTTACTCAGATAGATGATAATTGTAATATAACTACAGATAAATGTTATTGCTTTACTATAACTAATATAGAAGTAAGTTATGGATTAGTTGCTTATAGATTTTCATATGAGGATTGTAATGGTGGAATATTTACTACCCAGACCCAATTAACTGATCCGGGATCATCTACAGTTATATGTGCTCGCCCATCAAGTATTGATTGTAATTTTGCCTTCTCTTTAGTTAGTAATGGAGAATGTCAAGATACTTGTTAAAAATAACTTACAATATTATTTTTATATTAGCTAATTTTTGACTATATTACTATTGCGAACAGGCTATAAAAAGCGTTAAATTTTTAAGAAATGGCACAAAGTCAACAAGAATTGCTATCAGAGATAGCAAAGAAACTACGTATCTTAGAGTGTATTTGTAAAAATACAGCTTCTTCAGGTGGGGCAATAGTAAAAGATTATCAACCTTTAGATTGTAATGGGGATCCTGTTGGAACCCCTTTAGACGTTATGGCTACTATCTCTGTAGCCATACAAGATGTTTCAGTATGTAACTATCAACAATTAGCAGATGCTATAAATTTAGGTCAAACAAATCCCTACAATGTCCCTTTTATGACAATAGTAGGAGAATCTTCTGAGTTTAATTTAATAGTAGATGGTGGTTTAGATGTAACAAAACTACATTCTGTATCATTTAGTGTATTGGGTACTACAGGTACTGTAGATATTAGTGGAGATTTGGGTGCCGGTAATCAAAATGGAACATTAATTCCAGTAGGTGCATCTTCTGGATGGACAGCTACCACTACATTTGGTAGTGGTACTCTTAATTTTACTACTACAGCAAATGCTCGTGTTTTAATAACAGCAACATTATCAGCATAATATGGAAGCAACACACAGTCAATATACTCCCCCACAATCTTCATTATTACTTAGTGAACCTGAATATTCTTTAAGTGATGCAGAAAGATATACTTTAAGTAATAAATATTGTTATATTTTTTTATGCGTAAACCCTAATATAGCAGAAGTTAGACTTCCCGATTCAAGTTTAAATAATGGAGTTAGTTATTGTATTAAAATAAGTTCTAACTCTACAGGAAATATTACTTTAAAAGCAGTTGGTGTAGGACAAATTGAAGGTGAAAACGGAATATATCAAAATGCTCATACACTTCTTGCTACCCGTAGATATATTTTCTTATCAGATGGAAGTAATTGGAGATTAATATCATTTAACTAAATAAAAATTAATGAAATACATAAAATATTTAACACTTATATTATCTTTATTATTTATAAGTTGTACGAAAATTTCAACAGATAGTCCAGAAACGATAAAAATTTCTGAAAATTCTTTTCAATCTACAAGTAATTTTGTTGACCAAAGGATGTATTTGGATTTATATCGTTCTATAGACTCAGGGAAAAACTTTTATCTGGTAAGTAGTGTATTATTACGCTATCAAAATGGTTGGTGTACTTGTGTTATTCCTAATACAGAAGATATAATAGCAATAAGTAGTGGTATAAATAGTTATAGAGAAGGATATCATATCATATCTGAAAGAAGACCTGTTATAGGTTCTTCTGATACAACATTTTTATGGATAGACGGTCTTGGTAATTGGGGAACATATCCCACAGTTCAGTTTAGATTAGTATCAACCACTTATAATTGGGAATATCCACAAGTTAGTGCCATGCTTTGGGATAGCTATACAAACACAGCTAATACTAATTTTGGATTACCGGGTGGAGCTATAGCAACAATTTATGTAACTTCTGACCCTAGAACTTTTGACCCACAAAGATTTCAAATTAGATTTTATAGAATAGGAATAGGAAGTGGAACATTTTAAATTATGTCACAAGAACTATCTAACGAATTAAAAAATTACTTAATATGCTGCGATTGTGTTTGGTATACACTTCATGGTCCAGATGATATTGGGGATTGGAGATTTTATTATCAAAAATGTAATGGGGAAATGAGCGAGTCTATACCATTAAGTCCTCTAGAGTGCATGAGTGTTCTGGCCAGAAGGAATCAGATTTTTGATGAGAGTAACGGATTTATTACATTTCAAGAAGGAAAATTTTGTTAAAATCATGCCACAAGAATTATCACAAGAACTAATAGACTATTTAGATAGTAAGTGTTGTATACCCCCTGAAACTTTTTATATACTAACAGAATTAGGTGAACCCCTAATGACTGAATTAGACGAACATTTAATAACAGAATAATATGGCAAATAAAAAAATATCTGCTTTACCAGTAGCTTCCCCATTAACAGGTATTGAATTAATACCTATTGTTCAAAGTGGTATTACCAAATATTGTACATCTGATGACTTAGGTACGGTTAATAGTTGGAAATTAAATGGAAATAGTGGCACATCTGCAGGAGTTAATTTTATTGGTACTGTTGATGATGTTGATTTAGTTTTTAGAAGAAATAATATTCAAAATGGAGTATTAGGGGTTGAAAATATAGGTTTTGGACGTTTAGCACTATTTAATCGAACTTCAGGAACAAGTAACAGTGCTTTTGGAAATGATGCTTTGGTTGCGTTAACTACAGGAAACTATAATGTTTCTATGGGAAATGCAACTCTTAATTTTTTATCTACTGGAGACTACAATACGGCAATTGGATATGGAGCATTAAATCTAACAAATGCAGCTTCTAGTAATACAGCAATAGGATATGGTGCACTTGGAATATTAAGTGGAACTAATAATAATTTAGCAATTGGATTCAAATCAGGAGCATATAATTTATCTGATTCAAATAGAATTTTTATTAATTCTATAGATAGAATTACATATACTGGAGATAAGACCGCCTCTCCTATATACATAGAACAAAATAGTACAGTAGCTAGTCAAAAAATATTTTTGAATGGTTCTGTATCTAATTTAAGTGGAACTACTCGTAATATTACTACATCTACAGCAGGGAGTATTATTAATGGTGAAACTCAGAGCACATCCACAATCACTACATCAGCAATAGGTACATTAATAAGTGGACAAATTACTGGTTTAGGTGGAGCATTTTTAGCAAGTGGAATAGGTTCTACAATATTAGCAAATGGTGCTCTTAGTGGTACAACAAACACTGCTGCTTTTTGTACAACTTCTGGAAATGGTAGTGCTATAATTGGAAGTAATTCGGGAAGCATTATGACAGCTTCTGGTCAAGGTTCTATTATACTTGGAGTTGGTTCTCGTAATTCTACAATGACTGCAACTAATGTTGGTTCTAGTGTTATAGGTTATGCAACTGCTACAAATGCATTATCTGGCTCTGGTGTAATGACTTCTTCTGGATTAGGTTCTATGGCAAGAGGTTCTTCTCAAGATACGGGGGTAATTTTAGCTTCTGGACAAGGTAGTTTTGCTTCTGGCCGAGCCTCTGGACCAAACGTAGGTACTTCTAATTTAACGGCCACAGCCCAAGGTTCTCATACTTTTGGTAATGCTGAACTTGGTGGGGACATTATAAATGCTGGTGCTGGTAGTTTAGTAAGCGGTCAGGCTGAAAATGATGCTACTTTATCAATTACAGGTAATCATGGTAGTTTTGTAATGGGTTGGTCAACAGGGGGTGGTACTATAACAAACAGTGCAAATGCATCATTTGTTGGTGGTTATTCTTCAGCAGATACTCTTTCAAATAGTGGAGATAATTCTTTCTTGTGGGGTAAAGGGTTTACTAATAGTACAGCTAGTATGTTTAAAGTAGGCTGGGGTGCTGCAACATTTACAGTTAGTGGAACAAATTCTAATGTTGGGATAGGCAATCCTACACCTGATGCATCCTCAATATTAGATTTGACATCTACTACAAAAGGTCTTCTTTTACCAAGAATGACAAAAGTTCAAAGAAATGCTATTTCATCACCCCCACAAGGATTACTCGTTTTTGTAAACGATAATGGCGGGTACCTATCTTGGTATAACTCTGGATGGCAGAAAATAACAAGCTCAGCTGATTAATTATGTCAATACTATCTAATGAATTAAAAAGTTATTTAATATGTTGTGATTGTATATGGTATACAGTTTACGGTCCAGATGATATTGGAGATTGGAGATTTCAATATCAAAAGTGTAATGGAAAAATGAGTGGACATATTACATTAGCTCCTCTGCAATGTATGACTGTTATGGCTAGAAGAGACCAGATTTTTGATGAGAGTAATGGATTTATTACTATCCAAGAAGGAAAATTTTGTTAAAATTATGTCACAAGAATTACCTGTTGCTTTAAAGAATTATATAAATAAAAGGTGTTGTTTTCCACCCTTACCTCCGCCATATTTACTAATAAATCCTTTTAAATATATCTTAATTAATTCATCTTATAGACTTTTATTATAATGGCATACACATCTGATAAACAAATTTACGAACTTAATTCTGCAGCTCCTTTAACTGGAAGTGAATTAGTTCCTATTGCCTCTAACGGACAAGAAGCAAAAATGACAACAACACAAGCAATAGCTGACTTGGCTACAAATAATACATATGTAGCAACAAAATTTCATACTGTTTCTGATTTATCGGCTTCTGGAACAACCATTACTCATAATCTGAATTTAGTAGATTATGATTCTTTTTTAATTCAAGTATTAACTTCTAACGATAGTCAAATATCAGTTGGTCTATCAGAATTTAGTGCAAATTCTGTTAAAATAACTTCCCCTGGTGCATCCAGGTCTGGTTGTAAAATAACTATTATTGGGTAATTTAATGAATAAGATAATAGATAATTATATTTTTAATAGCAAAAAAAAAACTATTACCTTAACCGATTATCAATTAGTTAAGTTAGCTAGAATAGTATCTATTAAAAATGTAACGAAAAATCTAATAATTTATGAGGTAGGTAAAAATATTCTATCAATATCAGGAAATGTAATAAATATCTCTTCTACAGATAAGATGGAAAGTTCTGATGAATTACAAATTATCTATTATGATGATCCCTCTAATCAAGATATAGTTATTCATAATAATATTAGCACAGGTGGTGGATCTACTGTACGAAGAAGTTTTACTGCAGGTGCTATAATTAATGGAGGAAAGGCAGTATGGGTTGATACAGATGGATTATTATATCCATTTAATATAACAACCACATCTCAGTTTGGTAGATGTATTGGAATAGCGGAATCTTCAACAGTAATAGGAGATTCTTGTTCAGTAGTATTATCAGGGGAATCAAATTTAGTAGGAAGTGGTTGGGTAGCTGGAGAACTTTACTATATATCTTCTACAGGATTTTTATCAACAACTCCCCCTACAAGTGGATGGTGTCAGGTAGTAGGGGCGGGTATAGATAATGAAAAAATATGTGTTAGCTTACAATTGGGATTACAAATAATATAAATATAAAGACATGGCAGGAAATAAATACATTGCTAACTCTTCAGGGAAATTAAAAGAAGTAGTAGCAATTCAATCTTCAACAGGTGTAAGTGATGCAGGAAAAATACCAGCTCTAGATAGCTCTGGTTTATTTGATATATCATTAATGCCAGCAGGTGTGGGTGCAGAAATTGTAGTAGCTGCATCATCTGAAAATTTAACAGCTGGAGATTTTGTTAACTTGTATAATAATACAGGAACTATTAATGTACGAAAAGCAGATGCTTCAAATAATACGAAACCAGCTGATGGCTTTGTATTAGTAAATGTTACATCACCAGCAAATGCTACAGTATACCTTATTTCTGCTAAAAATACAGCGGTTTCAGGCTTAACTGTAGGAGCAGATTATTGGTTATCAACTACCCCCGGTGCTATAACGGCTACAGCTCCTTCTAGTACTGGAAATATTGTCCAAAGACTTGGAAAAGCTAAGTCTGCTACAGAATTTGTATTTGAAAATCAAGACTATTACGAATTAGCATAATGGCAATTAAAAAACCTTTAGTAAATTATGGTGGAAGAATAAAAGAACTTACCTCTGGAGATTCTATCTCTGGTGCATCTTCTAATATTACTGAAGTGGAAATTGATTTTGGTTCTATCCCCACTACAAGTAAGAAGTTTACTATAACTGATGCTGGAGTAACTATCTCAAACAAAGTTTTAGTTTATGAGTCTGGAAATCCAGCAACAAATCGAGGTTCAGATGACTATCTTTGGGATAGTATTTCCTTTGCTGCTAGTGCAGGTACAGGCAGTTTTACATTGTATGCTAAAGCATCGGGTAGAATTAAAGGAAAAAGAAATATTTTGTATACAATAAATTAATAACATGGCAGCAATAGAAACGGGTTCATCACAAGCAGGTGTAGCCAATGTGGATAGTAATTATAATTTACAAGTAAATTTACCAACAACAGGATCTCAGGCAGGTTTTGCTAGACAGACCTATGTTCCAGCAACGGGAATAAATAAAGATATGCAGATAACTGAAGATGGTGCTGGCATGGTAGCTGCTATTGTTCCTATTTGGGAAATATCTTTTAATGGAACAGGTTCTACAACATGGGCACCTAAATTAGGAACTGTTGCTACAACTATGACCAAAGCTGTTACAAACGGTTTTATGCAGTTGAACTCTGGTTCTTCTGTTACAACTACACAAGGTATAGCAATCTATAGTAACTTAGTATTTAACTTATTTCAAAATAATGAGTTACGTATTAAAATGAATATTAAGCCAAATAACCAAGCTGGTACTAATAAACAGATGGAATGGGGAATGGGCTATTATAACTTTGCTTCTGGACAAGCCAATGCCATGAATGAGTTTATTGGATTCAGAGTTACTGCAGGTGGTGTATTACATGGTGTATTAGCATATTCTACTGGTGGTGCTCCAACTGAAACTAACGTAAATATCAATGGTGGTACCCCTTTTACAGATAATCAATCAAAAGAGTATGAATTAAGAATTTCAAATAGAAAAGTAGAGTATTGGGCAGCTGGTATTTATCAGAACAAAATAGATATTGCTACTGATGTATATGGATTATTAAAGGCTATTGCATATCCATTTATAGCCAGAGTATTTAACTCTGGCACGGCTTCAGCAGCACCTATATTATATGTTGGTTCTGTTCAAGTATCAAGAGTAGGTGATGATGGTATTATTGATTTACCTACTTCTAAATCCAGGATGGATAAAGCAAGCCATTATTTTCAACCAGATTTACTTACAGGTGCTGGTACTAACCCATTCAACTTTCCAGCTTCTGGTTCTGCTCCTACAGCAGCCACAGGTTCAAATACTGCTTCTGTATTAAATAATGCTGCCCAATTAGGTGGCTTTTATTCGATGAATGCTGCTTCATTTTTAACAACAAACAACTCAAATATACTTGTTTCTGCATACTTAAATCCAGCAATTCCTCA